AATCGCCCCCATTATTGAGCGTAATTCATCGGTGCAGGAAATCCTGACTAATAGATGAAGTAGAGGCTCAGGACGATCCCATTAGCGATCAACCTAATGGAGTCGGTTAATTCCGATCTTGTTCATTCTAATCCCATTTCTTGATCTAATTCACTAAGTTTTTCTAGTGCTTTATATCTTTGATAGTTCAATCCTGCCACAAATCCACACTCAAAATAATAATAATCGTTTTTGTTACCCTCGTTATCCATGCTTATCCAAAGCTCTTTGGCTAAATGTCGGGCTTCACTATAGTGTTGTCTCATCTTTTCTAAGAGTTCTTCACTAGGCATGAGTCACCTTCTTTCTTATTTTGAATTTTCATAATAGGTCATGTTCTTTAAGAGTTTGATATAGATTTTTTACTTCTTTTTCATCCAGACGTAGTTCACTGGGATCAGTATTATTATATGAAAAAACCCTCACCAAGTAAGGTTTATTTTTCAAAAGCTCATTATAATGAATCTCAACAAGATCATATTCAAGAATCAAAGTTCTCAGTAGAGTCATTATCAAAATCCAATAAATCAGGATTAATAAGGTCAATAATATAGTCTTTCGCCGCATCAAACATAATTTCACCGCCCACATCAACTAGAAGATCACTAAGATCAAATACTATTTTATCTGCCAGCTTACAAACTGCCATAAAATCATTATGATCAAGATTTTGTAGTTCTTTTTTAAGGTTGACTTCCATTTTTATTCAAATATTAGGATTGTACAATGTGGTTGAAGTTAGAAAATAGTCAATACTATTAAAGTGTTTTTCGCCCCATTCTATTGCTTCCTCGCCGTCATCAAATGGTCCGAAATATTTTGTTTTTTCATTTGAATCAACAACAATTAGAACAAATTTCCAATCTTTTTCTAAAGTCTTTTCATCTTTGTTCATAGCATTCTTTCAATCTTTAATGGTTTATTTTCGATAATCTCAATAAGAACATCAGTAGATTCATTCATACCATAAATAAATGCTGCTATAATTGGATCATCTGCTTCTCTACATTTAGCAAATACCGTACAAGTTTCCTTCATAGTTTTCAATACAGTAAGACAAGCTTCTTTATCTTCATTAGTCATTAAAATAACTCCCCATATCCATTCCACAAATCATAAATTCGTATACAAGCCATATATCCTAATATACCAAACAATACAAGAGCAGTCATTAGAGATTCTCCCAATTTTTCTCGATAATATTAGCGGGCCGCTTTAATAATAGGATATTTGGAACTATTATTTCACGATTCGGTCTGGTTTAGTCTCCCGTAGGTAAGGATACGCCTTATCATCATGGAAAGTCCCATGCGACTCATTATAATCAATAATCATCATATTTAAAATAACATTCTTCACTACAAAACCAACCAAGCAAACTTTGAACACCACCCTTATGAATGGGGCATCTATAATCATTGGGAATTTTATAGGGAATCAACCCATCTTTGCCCCACTCTTGTTTTTCGCATGTATAGACCGCACCACCACACACCACACATTTCTCAATAGGAGCGGTAGGATCACAACATTCAAGTTTCATTAGTGTTTTTCCAAATACCCAAGAATAAACTTTACTACATCTTGTAGTTCATATCTATCAACAAACACAACATGATTATTGGTTTCGTCAGTAAATCCAGAAGCAAAATAATTAAAAGAATTAGGAGTACCTTTGTACCATCCTTCACCTACCCATACTGGCTGAATATTCTTTTGATACTTTTCATATTCACTGATAATAATTTCTTGTATAAAGTCCTTAGTAATGGCGTCCATTAATTATTCTCCTTCTCAAGCCTATTCTTTCTCAGATAATCAATAATACCATTGGCCGCATTATTTACACTGTCATTAGTCATGTAATGAAGTCTGATAACATTAGTAACAGTATTCTTTTCATGGTCTGTTATCGAGGCTTTTATCATATTCAAATCACTATCCGAACCCCCATATTCCATCTCTATATAATTGGTTACTTTGATAGCATATCTCTTCCAGCCATTAGTATTTGATTTCTTTTTCATTTGTTAAATAGAATGGGTTCATTTACCATAGAAGGCTATTTGATTAGCCCCTTGATGGGCCTTAATCCCACTAATATGACGTAAAATAATGTGAGCATTATTGATTTGGAAGCCCGGTTTATCCTGTTTTTGGTCAATATAATACTGGATCATAGAGGCTAAAAGCTCTAGTTCCTTATTGGTTAATTGAATCTGCTTATACATCTCAAAACCTCAAATTTCCCCCGTTTTATTACTATTTCTACCACTACTCATAGTACCAGTATACCAAACAAGTAACGCTGTGTCAAGTATCGGATAATGGGGGTTGACAACTTTATTCAAATCCTGTAGAATAGTCCTGTTAGCCTTAAATTTCACCACCGGCTAATGCAATAAGCGAATTTTAATCACTTTAGACGCAAAATAAGGTTTAATAGATAAGAAAAGCCTTAATCGGGGTTGATCTGGGAACTGGTATGTGTTATAATGGGGGTATTTGTCATGGTTGGAAGGTAAGAAAATAGAAAATATCTTACTGAAATCATAGAAACTATAGTAACTAGCCCCACAAAAACCAGATTCTTAATGAAAGGGATGTGAAAATCTTCTTTTTTTGAAATTTTACTCATTATAGTCCTCATACAAAAAATACTCTAAATACCAGATCAACAGTGATCGAATTATTATGCAGGAAAGAATGATATGTGGGCCAGGGCTTAGTGCCTCAAAGCGTGAATGAGTCATCGCTTGCGTCTAAGAATCAAATAAGGTAAAGTGGCTTTATCTCTTTATGGTAAAGTGGCTTTATCTCACGGGGACGACATGGCCGACTGGAAATTCTACGGACGAAGGGAGCAGCTTGCGGATTTGGAGCGAATGCTCGACCGCAAACGCTGGTTCTTTGCCAAGGTCACGGGTCGTCGCCGATAGTACCTTGGGCCGGCCATTAGCAATAAGTAATAATTCGGCGAATTTAGTGAAAACTATAAGCTATTAGGCTTTAAAACCCCTTATTCAAGCTCATACATATTTGCCCTAAACTTAAAATGACCATATTTTATTGACCCAGTAGAAGATAAGATACTATTGGGCGGACTATTACCATTAGGGATAGTGTTATTATGGCTACAAATAGTAATTCTGGTAGAAAAATGATGATTTTCTTACTATTTTAGTATTCTTCAAGATTCGTTATTCTCTGGAGGTTTTATGAAAAGATATCGTATATAATCAAAAAATCCTGTGGTCTTTGGTCGAATAGGTTCTGGTGGCAATGAAACTACCTGAGTCTCAACGGGTTTTTTGTGACTCTTTTAGCCGATTTCTTTTTGTCAGAAGATTTAGTATTCTTAACAGGAGGCTTAACTTTTTTCTTACTAATTTTTTTGGGACTCATAATTACTTTCTTAGTGAACACTTGCCGTTCTTACAACCATTATGAACAAAAGTTTTAATTGGCTTAATGACTTTATTAGTAACAGTAGCAACAGGTTTATTTGATAGTATCTTACACTTACCATTTACACAATCATTAGCAAAAGTTTGTGCAGAAAGAAAGGTCAACATAATGATAAGAATATATTTCATAATTAAAATCCTTTTGTTAAAAGTAATCAATAGCCCGATATGTTTTCTCATGGTTTATACTATTAGAGGGGATAGTGATTGTCAATGATTTTCGATATTTAGAATCTGGTCTTGAATAGTTCCATCTGAGAATTGGGTAATATTAATATTTAATAGGGCGTTAGTTAAGCTTCCATTTTCCTTTGCATAACTATTAACTAAATTCTGTATTAGCTTACAAATATTTTCACAGGCTATATCTTTGTCTAACCTTATACCAATCATAAGACCTCTATTTTTCGCTGACTAAGTTCAACCGGGGCAAACCTATAGGATAAGCTAAGACAAGTGTTTTCTTATAGTTCATTAGTATAGAAATCATATGTTGTAATGTATAGCTCATCATGAATAGATGTTTTTATCTCCGGCTTTTCGTCTTCAATATATTCTATTTCTTCAAAATCCTTTTCAAAGAATGATATACATATGGATAATAATCCAAATCCTGATATTGAACCCAATATTAATGTTAAAATAACGCTCTCGTTCATCTTTGTTCCTCGTATCCTTATGATACTGAAAGGCTCTAAGATGACAAGAAACCAATCCTTATGTAAAACTCAAAGACCTCCACCATTCGCTGACTATGAGCAACTAACGCAACCTTATATGTTAAGGTAACACAAATAGTGTTAACCTAATCTAGAATTTTGGTTTAATAGTTTCTGTTTGAGAAATAATAGTCAGTTCGTTATCGTCAAGTTTAGCAAAACAACTATATGATATCTTTCTACTATCAATACCATCTACTATATATTTAGTATAAACATTGATACGATATCGGTTATCCCACAGGTTGATCGCTCTGCACGTTATTAAGTTCTTGGGGCGACCGATAGTCTTCATTAAAAGATCGCACACCAGACCATCAGCCTCGATGCTCAAAGGGTCTTTTTTCATTGTCTCCTCCTGGTGCTTCTGCGGTTTGGTTTTTGTTTTATAAGAATTCATCCTAATGGCCTTTTTGTTATAGAGTTTGTTGGCTTGACAACTTCAAATAGAGACATATAATTAGTGCAGGACCGGGGATGATATACTATACAATACACCCTTTTAGTCCCCAAGTAGTACCAGAACAAGAAGCAACACTATCATGGTTTTCCTCAAAAAATTTCTTGTTGACTAGAATAAGACTCACGATACAATAGATTAGACCCACTCTCTTGCTTCCTCGTAGTTTATTTTTATGAGAGATGGGTTTATTAGAGTAAGATAATATAAATCAAAGATAAGACTGTAATCCATTTAAGTTCTCCCTTGCATAACTAACATGACCATGTCTACCATATTGGTATTATATCCGATGGGCGACTACTGGTCAATGAGTGGATATTACAGGACTAGACTATTAAATCAAACCATCTCAATCGGTAGTAATTATTGACTCTGGAAAATTACAAATAGCAATAGTTTTGATATTATCTGTTAGATTCAAATCAGACATCTGATACCAGATATAGTCAATACAATTTTCATAAGGAATTTCATAAGGAACTAAAACCATCTGAGTATCCCAGGTATTATCATTTTTAATACGATAATATTCAACATTTCTAAAGTCTCTTAGTGGCATATTTTATTTACTCTCATATAGTGTCATATAACATATTAAAATAATACAGAAAAGGGAGACCATCATGAAAACATAAGTCATTTATTCCCCCTTAATTACTTCTTTGAGTTTTTTAGAGATACTATCAAAAGTTTTATGAACAGTTCCGGTAACAGTATAATCCTTCATATATGCTTTAACAGCATCTATTAGCTTCCATGCTTCTTGCTTTGTAATATCAATTTCCATTAGTTCTCCAGAATTAAGAATACATCAAAAGAAAAGTAATCCACAAGAATAGTATGGTTATATGCCAGAAGTTTCTTGGACTTTGCAAGAGTATCATAATACATCTCCCGTAAGGACATATTATAATACACTAATCTTATTCAGAGTCAGGATAGATGGCTATACTAGAGTTGTCAAAACTTTGAAATAATCCGTCCACATCTTCTTCAGAGTAAGGATAGATATCTGGTAGACCAAACATTTTTCTGTTTTTAATACTGTCGCTCAAGAGTTCCAGAGCATCTAGAATCATTTCCATATCATGTTTTTCAATAAAATAGTTCATATTAATTTTCCAGCAAAGAAGGATAAGTATCATTAATCTCAGCAATTAGAGCAACATTACTCATTTTGCTTTTTTCATCATAAATATAATCAGTAAGAAGACTTTTAATCTCACTATCAGTAAGCTCATTAATAATAAGCTCAACATAATCTTCAATCAAAGTTACTCTATTAGACTCATTAACAGTAATCATTTAGTTCTCCAGAATATCAGGGTAGTAATCAGCAATCTGGTCTTCCAACATTTTATTAGTCAACCCACTCTTATTATCCCTCAACATATCATAAGCAAAATTGTAAAGAGTATCAAAGTCCATGTCATCCAAAAGTCTACTGCAATAGACACTAGTAATATCTGGCCTATTATTATCGGTCACAATAATCTTTCCTTCTGCATCACAAGGGCTCCCGGTTTGGCCTGACTATGAGATTAGATAACAATATCTAACCTTCTTTATCTATTGAGAATTAGTCTCAACAATCATCATCTTTGTTACTATCGTTGTTACACTCTCTAGTATACCACACTCTAAGACTGTACGCAAGTGGTTGGCTCATAAGAACTTACAAACAGTGACTCATGTTATTATAGCCACCATTCTCGCTGACTATCAGCAACGTCAGCAATCCGGCGGGATTAGGCGATACAAATTCGGGCTTGAAAAATATACAACCCATTATTATAATTCTATTACTATTTTAACCTAAACCCTTGCCACCAAACACTTTACGTCCATATACAGTATATCGGTATCCTAACCCATTGACAACACACATCTTATGAGATTCTTTGACTAAATTGACGTAAGTCGTTGGTACCAAATAACTTAGAGAAAATTCGGCCGGCCCGCCTTGTCGTAAGTCCTTTGCTGATAAGGGTTTACGTCAAGTGGCCTAGAAATAAAAAGAACCGCCACCCATTGCTGAGTGGCGGCTCCCGTGTCAACCCCCATGACGAGGGATTACAGTGCTTGGGCGAACTGCATAGCTTTTTCCAAAGCCTTGACATTGTCGTTCGCGTTCAGTCCGAACCACAGGCTGTCGAGCCGATTGTCTTCGGTGCGACCCTTGTGATAATTTAGATACTCATTATATCCGTTCATTGCGGCCCACCATGTGCCTCTCACGCCCGTAGCACTCTGCTTCGGGCCTTCGACCAGATTCAAAATCTCGTCCATAATATTACGGGTACGAGTCTTGATCTGATCGTCCGGCGTACCGTCGATGTCGAGCATCACCTTGACATAGCGACGAACGTCGGCCTGATTGAAGTTCTTTGACGCGAGGAACCTGAATTGCTCCGCAGTCGCTTCAAACTCCATGTTGATGTTGTCCATGATATCTCGCACATTTTCCAGATTGGTCTTGCTGGAACGTGTGTGACGAATCCGAATCAGCTTGGAACCACTACTCTTGCTATGGGCCATTGCCATTGTGTTTGCACACACAACCCGAATCGGCGTATAGCCAACCCGGATAGCGGTCGTGCCATCGTGCGAGTTGCTGAGGAGAATAAACTTCCCAACCTCGTCACCCTTCACGATTTCGCTATTGCTCCGATTCAACTGGGCAAGCACCCACACCTTCTGACCACTGTGGAGAGAACCCGCAGTATGCAGATTGCACTCACCAGCGTCGAGAAACGGCTGGAACCAATCGAATGCCTCGCTGTTTTGCAGGGGAGTATACCGTGGGCCGACAACGCCCAAAATGCTATCGTCAGTCTTTCGGTAGGTAGCACGAGCCGGGACGGGCTGGCCGTCAGTCGTGACCAAATCCTTCAAGCCGACTTCCCAATCCAAACCAGCAGCAGTGATTGCTTCCGAAATCGTGGGAGCTTGGTCGAGTTCATTACCCAGACCGTGCCACGGGGTCGCACCAACAAACATCATCTGTTCAACTGCATGAGCCATTTTCATATCCTCTTAGTGTTTTTCAATCGTTCCTATGCTAGCATTCTACAGTATGTTATCGTCACTGTCAAGCGAAAACTTTGGAAAAATTCTTTTCGTCGTAAGTGGTTGGTAGATAAGGACTTACGGCGACCGGGGCCGGGCGGCTTTGCCCTAAGTCCTTTGTGGAAAGGAGTTTAGAGCAGGGAAGCCGAAGTCCCGTTTAAAGAGCTTAGAGCCTTCTTTACCAAAATAATTACATTCATCTGGTAAGTAGAAGTAAGCTCCCACGCATATAGAGCGTGGACATTCATTGTGTAGAGTATTCTGAATTAGTTTTACAGTGGTTCCTGAACAAGTAAGATCATCAACAATAATATAATGATAAGGTGCTACTCCTTCTATATCAAAAACTGAATAACGTTTATCATCTGGTTTACGAACTACTACTATATGCTTATCTAGTACCTCAGCTATTTGTGGAACAACCATTAATCCACTAGTACCACAACAAGCAATGCTATCAAAATTATAGTTACGCAGGTCCTTCACTGCGTCCATAATAATCTTATTTCTATACTGATGATTCAGTATAATAGATGTGTGAGAGGAACCCTGAATTACTTTACCATCGTTAGTCTTTCTGTGGCTATCAATGGTAAACATAAAAGTGGATGGTACGATTCGAACGTACAGCTAATTAAGAAAGAAATAAAGAATATATAGTCTAGACCCACCTAGAAGCATCCACGATATTAATCGTCATCATCTTCCGAAATTCCTGGATAATAATTCTTTCCATAGGACGGAACTTCATCATCCTCTTCTGCATCTTGCATCCAAGGTTCTTCATCTATACCAAGATCCTCAGTATTCTCTTAAGAGATCGTCGTAGTTATAATTATATCCATCATAATCTTCATATCGCATAGCAAATCCTTTTCTTATCCCTATTCTACACTAACTAACAACAATTGTCAAGTGGGCCCTCGGGGACTCGAACCCCGAACCTAAGAGTTAAAAGCTCCTTGCTCTGCCAATTGAGCTAAAGGCCCGCCGTATTATTCGGTTACGGTAATTTCTTCGTAGGAATAACTTTGAATATTCTCAGTTGTAAAATCATATAGCTTATCGAATACATCAGCCCAATCAAAATCCTCTTGCATGGACAGTTGAATGTCGGCCAGAGTCTTACCATCCTCAGTCAAAATATCATAGATGCGAAGGTTCTTCATCGTCACTTTCCTTTCTTGTTCCAACAGTCTACCATACTCTTATTGGCTTGTCAAGGATTCAGAGTTGAAAAATTTTATTTTTCTAGTCCTATATAGTTAATAGGCTTAACTCTTTGACTCATAACAGGATAGCTATCACAAGATTCTTGTTCAGATGTCTTGTCTATAAAATTAACATAATACCCATCGACATTAGTTCCAGTAATTCTTGCTCTGCTAGCAGAATATTCTGTAGTTTCTACCCATACCATATCGCCAACATCATGCCTAATATGAAACATTATTAAATGACCCTATTGAGAATCGAACTCAAATCTACAGCGTGAAAGGCTGTCGTCCTAGCCGTTAGACTATAGGGCCAGCCATCATAACCCAAACATCAGCCTCCGAGTAGGGCGTGTACGAGTCGAACGTACCTATGATCACCTTATAAGAGTGACGGATGCTACCGGCTTACCTTACGCCCCGTGTTGTTCAATCATACTCTGTGTATCGACAAGAGTCAAGACCAACCTTTAAAAAATCCTAAGTCGTTATGGGGTAAGCACTTACGTCAAACGCGGCCCGCCACATTCGTTCTAAGTCCTTTCATACCAACAACTTAGTGGTAGATGCTGGGTTCGAACCAGCGAAGGCGATAGCCAGCAGATTTACAGTCTGCCCTCGTTGTCCACTTGAGTAATCTACCTAACGGAATACGAAAGAATCGAACTTTCACCGGGTTTATCCGGACAGCTTTAGCAAAGCTGCGTAACAAGCCAGTATTTACCTGTATTCCATTTTATTATAAGCTGTGAGGGTCAGAGTCGGACTGACATTGACCAAATTAACAGTTTGGGGCATTACCATTATGCTACCTCACATCAAGTTCCGGGACTACGACTTGAACGTAGAAAAAAAGAATCAAAATCTTTTGTGATACCATTTCACCATCCCGGAGAGCTCCTGGCCGGGTACGATCCGGCGACATTTAGTTCACAAAACTAACACTCTACCAACTGAGTTACAGGAGCCTACTAACTATTATAATCAATACTCCCCACTATCGCAAGCCCGCCTATTTTCAGCGGATCGGGTTCGTGTTCGCTTGGGGCGATTGTCCATAACGGTGTGACGGTGTTCCTTGTGTCCCGTAGGAACCTGCCACTGCGGACGAACCTTGATTTTGATATGGTTGCGGCGTGGTCTGGTATCGTCGTTGTTGTGGAGCGTAATCATGCCAAATTCCGGTTTCATGTAAGTAAAAAACTTTGTCAATATTAGGATCGTAACCCATTAAGCAATATTGTATCGGGTAGACTGGTTTTGTCAAGACTTGTTTTTGTGGAAGTCTGGATAATTTTATATCACCTTTTTGATAATCTTTTACACCATTATAAGCCAATCCTAAAACAGCAATCAGAATCCCAACCCACTGGATCATCTGTCCGTTCCTTTTTGGTTCTCTCTTCGTTTCCATACCATATTATCGACCAATCCAGCAGGGAAACTTTAGAAGATTTTTGAATTTACTCTAAAGTGTTGTGGAATAAGGACTTACGTCAAAGTCGGGCGGCCCCGCTCGCCCTAAGTGCTTACGCAGTAAGGGTTTGCGGAAAGTCTTATTCGATACTCCATCCTGCATCTTTTAGAATATGAGTAGTATGCAATACACAAGTATGTCCATCAGCATTTTTATAGTCTCTATATCCACGTTCATCAAGATAGATATGCTCATCTAGTGTATCATTTTCATTTGTTTCCCAGATAGCATCCATCGCAGCATCCCGTGGACATTTATTACAAGAGTAAATTATTTCTAGAGTTCCACACTTGATATAATACTTTGCCATTATTATCCCCTGTCTCTAAATTGTTGGCAGCGAACACAATTACAAACCCCATAACTATCAACATAGTTGTCATCATCAGCATCGTAATCAAACTCTCCATAAATATCTGCAACCCATGAACTGAAACTTTCAACCCCAAGGTCGATAGCAACCGGAACCCATGAACCCCTGCGTCGAACATAACCAAAATTACCCTTATGGCTATCGTTATAGTCTAGTCCATGTTCATTCAAGTCATAAACTAATTCAGAAATAGTAGTACCATTACTACATTCACTCTGAAAACATTCACCATCACAATTTTCATCATCATGACACACCGGCATAGGTTTAGCAACTTCGGTCAAATAACCATAAGCAGTTAATTCCCCATCGTGTCTACGAATCATACCAACATCCCCATATACCATAGGGGCCAAATCAAATTGAGCCAGATGCTTTTGAACCCGATGGGCAAACTCGGCCTCTTGTTTATTCTCAAACTCTTTGAAGCCCACACGCTTCCGGCCAATCTTCTTATCTTTGATAATATAGAAAGCATTTTTACTTCCTGCATCATCATACAATCCAACGTAGCTCATACCAATTCCTTTCAATGATTTAAAAACAAAACATTCGCAAGCCCCTTGACGCAGAGATTACATTCTATCGAATCTTTCGTCCCGGTGCAAGTGACACCACCAGCTTGTCGGCCCCGTCGCATTTCTGGACAAGTGACATATCGTTCATCGTCGATAATAGCAAGTTTGGGGAGAGATTTTCTCCACGCTTCGATCTTAGCTTTTCCTCTTGGCTTTTTGGTACTGTAGACATTAGCAGTGTCACACCATGCGAAATATTTGAATCCCGCTCGACTTGCTGCCTCTTTATGATCTCGATTATGAACACTAGCATATACCACCATATACTTTCCAAGCATGGTAATAATCCGTTCATCGTAGATATGAGTATAGACCCACATCTCTGGGAGAGTCTTACCATCGGCAAGAATACTCTCACAAGCCCACACGATATTCTGGACATATTCAATATCCAGTTCATTGTTTTTCATGAAATCTCCGCGTTCGTGATAGCGGATAGCAACATTTTTCTTGATAGCTTCCAGAATCATAGCACGAATCAGATTCTTGTCTGTAATGATATTTCGCAAACCAACAGCCCGACTATTCTTGAAAAGATTTTCCGTAGCTTCGGCATAACAGCCGTCGCCCAAGAAATCGCAAGATGGAGGACAAGTATCGCCCACCGCACGACTCACGACCAAACAACCGTCACCCAACTTCTCATTACCCTTACTGAACTGCATAGCGTTTTCTCCTAGTGATACCTGGATTGTATACCATTAGTATCGGAGTGTCAAGAGATAATCTTGAAGAAATTATGTTTTGATGCAAACCCTTGTGGCATAAGCACTTACGACGCGGCGGGCCGCCCGGCTTTGCTCTAAGTCTTTACTGGCAAAGAGTTTACAACAAACGAGAGTGACGGGACTCGAACCCGCAACCTTCGGCTTGACAAGCCGACGATCTAACCAATTGATCTACACCCCCAACAATAACCCCGGAGGGACTCGAACCCCCAACCTAGCGGATAGAAGCCGCTCGCTCTATCCAATTGAGCTACGGAGTCGTCTCGTCAATACCGCAAGCCCCCACAGCGTCCTGTGGAGGCTCGCAGTCATTATAACTCCTTAGAGTCTATCACGCAACCGCTTCCGCTGTTGCCTTACCAGACTTCGTTGCCTTGTGGCCGTCACCGGCCTCCTTGACACCGATCCCGAACTTACGGTTACGGGCAACCTTCCAACCCTGCTCACTATACTCCTTCACGCCATCGGCCTTGACGAGAGCAAGAGTCTCGCTCGGCAGACCATCAGCAAGAGCCTGACGCAGCGTATCTTCCACCACATCCGTATCAAGAACATCCGAAGCAATCGTCACGTTGAAACTAAAAGCCTTCATAATATAAAACCTCCAAAGTAATTGTAAAACTAACTCAATCGTACGGTATCAGTATACGCTACTAATACTCACTTGTCAAGTCCGTCGTGATGGTTTCTTATGTTGTGCATCGTCGTGGGGTCTTGACTTGTGATACTCTCATTCTACAGTATAGTATCGTCATTGTCAAGGGCGAACTTGAGCGTTGTTGAAAGATTTTTGATTTTGTCCTAAGTTGTTTGGTAGTAAGGACTTACGTCAAATTCGGCCGCCCCGCCTCGCCCTAAGTTCTTTAGGGACAAGGCTTTAGGTCAAGAGAGAAAACCCTCGCAACCCAAGGTGGTCAACTCACGAAGCAAAGCCTCTGCCGCTTCTGGCGTTTTCAGAGTCATACTCTGCTTGGTGTTCTCTGGGGCAGGATACCACTTGTCGTACTTCCAGCCACCAACCAGATAATCACTCCAATCTTTGGCCTCTTTGAGACCCCATCCGGTGTGCAGTCGGATAGCCTTGATGCAGTGGATACGGTTATCCAGAGTCATACCGCCCGTGATGGTCACCATACGACGCTGGTTCACACCCAGTGCCACTTCCAACGAACAAACAATCTTCTCGAACATATCCAGACTGCAACCATTAGCAATCATGTTCAACGACTCACGCACGCTCATTTCGATTTTGATCATAAATTCCAAAACTTTCTGTATACTTAGGGTCTATGTCGTAAACGCTGTCAAAATTTTCTTCGTGTTCTTCCAGAATATGCACCTGTCGCCCATCCGTCACCAGACTAGCATACTCACTATCATCCCACACAAACTGTCCATCGTCACTTTCCCTACGCCAATGTATATCTTTGATTGGGTTATAATACAACTTTTCAAGATTGTCAATAGGCAAAGTTGGATAAAAATCCTTGCGAATCATCACTTCTTCACACTGCACCCACCCACTCACATTCTTCTTCTGTTTTTTGTTCACATACCTTGCCCGAGCAACCTTATTGACCAGCTTACAGCCCCTCATCTCCAACTGGTATTCGGTCGGATCGACATAAAATTGGTCAACCCTTTTCTTTCCTTGCATAACATTAACTTGCCATTTCCGGTAATTTTTACCGTTAAGCAAATGAAACCGTACTTCAGCGTGTGGTTCAACCTTTTTCATTTTCCTCTCCCGATAACAATGCAATTGACAGGCTGATCTCCAACCATATCGCTATAATATGCTGCGTGTCGTCCATTATACCAATAAAACTTCTCTTGTCCATCCCAGTTGTCGTTTTCAACAAGCGTGGAAGTACAGATATTTGGGTTGTCGTAACCACCCTCGTAGCCAGGAATCACCACCATGCTATCCTGTGGCACCATCTTCAGTTCTTCGATCAGTTCAGCAACAGTCATCATATTCCCTTTCGTGTTACCACTATCTTACACTACTATTATCGACAAGTCAAGAGATAATCTTGAAAAAATATGGCTAAACGTAAAGTCTTTGTAGATAAGGACTTATGACGAATCCGGCCGGTCGCCCTTGAGCTAAGTACTTTAGCAGCAAGGACTTATGTCAACCACTAGGATAATCGGGTGGGTAAGGCTGTTCTGGTGGAGGCGGTTTGGTCTGTCCCTCATCGGACTGCCACCAAGGGGCATCCATACGATCTACGACACCGGGAGCTTCATGACAGAATATACGGTGTGGACTAAAAGGATCGTTCTCACAGTAAGAATACTCACCAGCCCACACGCCAATATACTCACCATAATACCAGATACCTTGACCATGTTCTGGTTTACGATCAAAGAAACTAATCCATTCCATTATTATATCCTCATTGCCATCTTTTCCCAAACTTCGATCAAATCTCTAACAGTTATACCATGAACTTCTGCTAAAGTCAATGCTTCTTCTTTATTGGGCTTACACACAACCATCATGGCACTTTTCAAAACCTTCAAAACCTTAATGATTGCCTCATCTTTAGTCATCTCTTCTCCTTTGTATTAAACGTGGCGAGGACGCGACCCCCATAAATTGGCATTACTATCTAGTGCGTAACCAGCACCATCAGCCCCATCGCTGCCGCGACATGCGGGGCTTATCGTAATGAGTTACCCAACCTAGTCCAAGGCATAGACCCACGAGTTTTGTATTGTAAAGCAGATAGGGTTGAGCCATACTCGACAGCCATTTAACCGTGGCTTCTTTGATATCATTCTGCCAGCGGCCCTCATCTGCTTGTTTTTTAAATATACCCTATAGTTTTCCTTTGTCAAGCCCTCTTCGCCTAATTTCATCTGCACAATAGCAGATTTCATCCGTATAGTATCCATAATTGGATTGATCAGGCCATGCTTTTAAAACTTCCTTACAGTCATTAATAGTGAACAAAAGCTCAGAATGGGTCATTTTCTTGACCTTGCGAGCATAAGCAGCATGATCCATAAACTTAGTAGCAAACATAAATCCTCCAGTGTTTCTGAATTCTACCCTATCAAAGACTCTTTGTCAAGCCCCGACTATTGGCTGACTAAACCCATCCAGCCCGACCCCGTAGGGTTAGGCGGGACAAACACGAGAGATGCGTTCAAGCATCAAATTCTTCCCGTATAGCTTTTCGGCCATAGCCAGGGCATGATAAGTGCTATATGCTTCCACATAGCCCACAATCTTATTACCCTTCATTACCATATAGGTATCGGTATTCATACTTCCTCCTCCTCTGATCCTGCAAACATCTCTTCCCAATCTTGAGCATCAAACCCTGTTTTGAGAATCTCACGATCATCAGCACCAAGATACGGGAAGCAATTCTGAATCAAACCACCATTCAGCCACTCGTTAGCATCACTGAGTTTGGTTGCAATACAGAATGGACGACCACCAACACTGTAGCCGCTGAACCTAATCATATCGCCTTCCACAGTGCGAGTCACAGTATCTCTCAAAGCATACGGTTTACCGAGCATAAACATCTTCTTTTTCTCCTTTTGATTCCCTGTATTCTACACTACTATTATCGGCCTGTCAAGAGGAAAAACTTGAGGAATAAAAGATTGTCGTAAAGTGTTGGGGCATAAAGACTTACGACGACGCGGGCCGGCCGACCTCGCCCTAAGTCCTTTGGTGCCAAAGGGTTAGGGGTTGGTCAGTTAGTAGGCAGAGACTGCTAGTTTTTAGAACAGGTTAGCAAACCCGCTCTTGAACAAAGCACCAGCCAGCAACGGCTTTCGGCACTTCGTTACACGCTCTGCATAGAAATTACGCACCTTACCATCCGCAGTCCGACACGTTACCAGATTACTGGTACGGATAAACTCAGGATCATTGATACGATACCGACTCTTGCGATTCAGTCTCGCAATCTGGTCAGCAGTCAACGTCTGCTTACCGATCACCTTAGCAAGAAAACGCTCATGCGTTCCGTGCAACGGCTGCTCGTAAACAAAGTTATAGACTTGACCCTCTTGAGCATTCGCCAAACTAGCCTTCGATCCACCATAGACCGAATAGAAGACGAAACCCACAACAGCAGCGGCAACAGCCGCAAGAATCGAACCAAACAAAATCACATCGTTCATAGAAACCCTTTCAAATTGAAAATCGATCACAACATCCATACGCCAAGTCTACACTAATTATCGTCATTTGTCAAGCGGGAACTTTAGAAAAATTTTCTTCCCTTTCTTGTATACGTCATTCTACTATAGAGTATCGTCAATTGCAAGGGGTAATCTTGAATCTTACAAGATTGTAAGGATCGACGTAAAGTGTTGATGCATAAGGACTTACGTCAAATGAGGCCCGCCCCGTCGGCCCTAAGTGCTTACGCACAAAGGGTTTACGACGAGGGATGAGAGATGTTTACTCAAAATCAACAAAGATGATTTGAGCATAGCCACGAGGCTTAACGGTATAGCCGTCGCCATAGTCATAGGTTTCAGACTTGACCGCTGTCATACCGGCCAGAGCCTTAGCCTTACGAACAACACTACGCTGAGAAGCATTCTTCTTGGGAATGAACTCATAACGATTCACCCAACCAAAGTTAGCTTCACCACCATAGGTATCGGTATGTGTAACGACGCACTTCATTTAACAAGTTCCTTTGCTTTCATGGTTTCAAGATACAACTGTTCCAACATCTTCACACGATTCATCGCACGAACAGCTTCACGATTCATAAGTATAACCGCTTTCTGGTGTGCTGTCAATGGTTTCTTTTTCATCTTACTAACTCTCTCAATCTTCATAAGGCCCATCCTCGTTATAGTCTACGAATCCTACAGCCTCATCGGCGTGGAAATCTTCTACTCCGTCGTCACCATAGTAGCCATATGATTCGTCCAAACCCCATCCACATGACTCGAACGCAGATTCAGCATCACCATCCATACTATCATCAAACGAATCATCCTCAACCTCATAATCAGAAAGGTCGGTGTCCATGCACTCGCCGTAGAAATCTTCAACATCGTCATACTCGTAGCTCATGGTCAATCCCTCACAATGGTAGTAACGTAGAACAAACCGACATAACCCACAACAAAAGCAATTGCACTAAGCATTAGTATACTCCTCGGGAACAAATTCGTCAATGACACCCACAACATCGGCCCAATCCCAAAAATTGACTTCTACGCTCGGGTCACCGATAGGCTCAACAATACCCGCTTCGGCCATGTCATTCAGAATAGCATTGATCTCGTCGAAGTTCAGCATGATTCTGTTCCTTGGTGGTTTCCGTTCGTGATGTTGGTATTCTACACTTATTATCGGCTAGTGTCAAGCAGCAACTTGGGAAATTCCAGAATATAATTTCATGCCAAAGATGAAAAATCTTTTAGTTGACGTAAAGTGTTGTGGGATAAGCACTTAGGACACGGCGGGCCGGCCGGTCTCGACGTAAGTCCTTACTGGTGAAGGAGATACGTCAAGCCACACCCTAGAAGAAAACACATCCCTAATAGAATATAATCACTGATTTTCATCATTTTCCTCCATATACATGATATTTGACATACTAGCATAAAGAATAATGCCGCAAATATAACCAAAGGCAACACTGATAAAATCAAACTGATACATCCCTGTATCTCCATTTTGTTTAAGTGGTCAATCCCCGTATCCGACCCAGAAATCATCACCCTTATCATTCTTCATAAGAGTATAACCCCTAGACTTCATATTCTCATACTCATTGATTCGTTGCCAAACTTCACAGAGAGTTTCCATAACTTTAAGGAAAGCCCCCATAACCCACACAAACGGATATTCGATCATTCTCATAATTTGCTCCTTCTGCACCATTCTATACTATTGTTATCGGTTCGTCAAGGGCTCTGACTTTAGGCTGACTATACCCACCTTACCCAAATCCGGAGGATTAGGAGAGACTGTCAATTCCCTTTATTTTTGCTCAGAGCAGCATGAGATACGATCTGATCAAACGTATACCAGCTACCATCATCGTATCGGCCAGAAAGTAGAATTTTGATATTCTTTCCGACAATTTGCTGGACACTACCATATCCATCGACTACTTGAACCACATCACCAACTTTAATTTTTTGCATCTTTTCCTCTTTCAAGTATTCTACCAGACTTTTTTGCTGCCGTCAACCCCCTCATACGGGGGTCGGTTGTGAACGATAATATTTTGCCCACAATTCATCCATCACAAATTGGACAATCCGATCATGACTACCACGACAAACGTAGTATCCCATGTGAATGTCGAACAGAGCAAACGTTCCATCCTCTTTCGGATGATAGGTAAACCCACACTTGTAGGCATAACCATTGATTTTACCCTTGACAGTCTCAATCTTAGGAGGCTTTCTCATTTTCATTCCTTTTCTTTCTTGTTCTATCATTATACCAGTATTATCGTCCAATGTCAATAGCCTAGACTAGAAAATCTTTCCTTACATTTTCGTAAGGTTCAGATTCTCCACTCCAGAAAAACCAGTGTGAAGTTTTGGTTAGGATACTTTTCGGAAATATACCTTTCGGCAGTTTCTTTCCTATTGTCACTAGCTGACACACCCTGAACAACTTTCCCATCTATCATAACTTGCCAAATTTTACGCTTCCGAATTTTGGGAAGCGAACCGATGAAACCATTCACACTCATTGTCTTTTCCATTTTCATTCTCTCTTTTCTTTCTTTCTGTCTTACTTCTTATATCGACATTATACCAAAGTTTCTTTAGTTTGCAAGAAAAAAAAATATGGAATTTTCCAAGAATATTTTATAGTGATTGGCACAACATTTGCTAGATGCGACGTAAGTCGTTGTGGCGTAAGCACTTACGTCAAAAATGCGGGCGCCCCCTCGTCGTAAGTCCTTTAGCAGTAAGGGTTTACGTCAAGCTTTACGTTTGCGCCTATACACACGTTCAGTACCCACCCAAACGGGGAGGTAGAGTTTAGGATACAAGTGCACATATGTGCTCTTTACCCATCGCTCAGTCTCTAGTATAACATCGTACACTAGTATACAATAGTTCATTCATCTTCTCCCTTGAAGCTGAACGGACTGATTTCTTCACCGCAGGCTGCGATGGCCGCATACTGCCTTGCCAATTCTTCCACACGTTCACGGCTACCGGGCTTACCTACCGGAACGATCATGGTATCCTCACCCCCTACATAGCGGGGATCGGCCTTTTCCTTGCGAACCTTTCCGATATTCTTCAAGGCAGTACGATTGAACTTGAGAACCTTTTTGGTCACAACGTAACGCTTCTGATCATCCACACCGTAGACGTAATCGGTATCTTCCGTGATTCGATCATCGGGAATCTCGACCAGCATAGGGATTGCAATACCCTTGAAAATCATACGGGCTTGACGCTTGGCATTTTCGATGATGGGGAACTTGGTTTTCATTGTCTTTTTCTCTCTTAGGGTCTATCGTTCTCTTGTTCGTGTATTATACCAAACTGTTTTTCAATTTCAAGAGAAAAGTTTCCTTACAATATCGCAAGGATACCATTTTCTTTTTCGTAGCAGTCTAAATAAATGAACTGATCGACCCTATCTTGGTATTCAGTTTTGATAGTCCAAACATGACCTTCATCGTAATGATAGGAAACAATTTTTCCAGAAATTTCACGACCATCATCATTCACCACAACATTTTCACCAACTTCAAACATTTTTTCTCTCTTTTCTTTCTTCTAGTATTCTACCAAAGTTTTTCTTTTCTTCAACCCCCTCTATTAGAGGGTCATCAATCCCTTGAAGTGCGAGAACGTCAGGGTCAAGGATTGTCCGACATATTTGTCGTCAATGTAATCTTGTGCAGTGCTTTTCCGATTATCGGTAGCACCAACATACTGAACAACCGTACCATTCTGATCGGTTACTTTCCATACTTTCTTCTGAACAATCCTAGGCAGGCTGTTGATGAAATCGTTTGTTGAAATTGCTTTTTCCATTTTCATTCTCTCTTTTCTTTTTCTTTATATCGACATTATACACTCTGTATCTTGATTGGCAAGAAAAAAAAATATGGCAAAAAAATATTTTTTATGGCACGATATTTGCTCATGCGACGTAAGTCGTTGGTACATAAGCACTTACGTCAAAAAAGCGGGCGCGTTTTCGTTGTAAGTCCTTTGGTAGCAAGGGTTTATGTCGAATCGTTGTACAGTAGTGTACGGGTGATCACCCCCTCTTACTAGGGGAGCTACCCTTACCAATCGTCATCCAGCCATCATTTACGGCTTGAATCGTAAACTTTGCATGATTGATCATTTCAGACTCAGTGAACGTATGACCATTACGATACACACGAACAATCTGAATTTCCTTACCGATCATTTGGTAATCAGCATAAACACCACCTACTGCAATCATCATCGTTTTCATATTCATTCTCTTTTTTCTATTGAACATTCTATCAAGTTTTCGCCGCCTCAACCTAGTCTACCGATACCGGCGACTAGGACGGACACCATACTTGACCAGACTATTATCTTTCAAGGCATCATATCCATCATCGGTATTCTTAAAGGCCGGACGGACATTGTAGAACATAACGTCTTGAGCTTTTTCAAAGTAAATGGAACGGAAGCCGTCTACGGTCTCAATGACCAGCAGATTACCCTTACCCTCAATTTTACGTTGACTCTTGACGATACCCTCAATTTTGAGGGGGGAAGGATCCTTGACACCCTGATAGGTGCAAACAATCTTGCAACCGACAACATTCTTACCATTTTTGCTTACTGTAATCATTTTCTTTCTCTTTTCTTTCTTTCTTTGTCTTTCGTTTCACCGATTATACATTATAGTATCGTCAAAGCAACAAAAAAAAATTAGAAAAAGAAATATTTTATATGGCATGGCATTTGCTACCAGCTTCCCCCACAAGTAGGGGGGTTTTTCTGTTTTTCGATGGTATTGAGAATAAATCTCAAAAAGCGCCGGGTGGTCCAAAAACAATAAGCTCACTATAAATCAAATGTATTACCTAAACTTCCTTCTTAGCCCATCAACTTATTAGATACCAGATACTTGTGCCAAGTATACGAGCTTTCTAAACTATGTTCCAATGGTATGATGCACTCAAAATCCATATCTCTTTTGATTTTACTTCCACTAGCATATATCTTATCAATATCGCCCAACCTTCTTGGCCCAGTTTCCACCACCTTATTCTTAATACTATTAACTTCCAGATATTTATTCACTAATTGTTTAACAGATATTCCGCTCCCAGTCCCCACATTATACTTATCATAAAACCCACCTTTCTGCATAACAAATTCTAAGCATTTGACATGACATCTTGATAAATCCCCCACATCCAAATAGTCCCTGATTGCACTGCCGTCTTCCGTATCATAGTCGTCTCCGTATATTTTAAAATCATCCAACCCAAAGACCCACCTATTTAAACGACTCATTAGACTCTCATAGCCCCCTGGTGGATTTTCCCCTATTGGTATGCTATCGTAACCCCCTATGGGATTAAAATATCTTAAACTCACAATATTTACCCACCCATTTCTTGCATAAAAATCTTCTAATATTCTTTCACATATAATTTTACTTTGACCATATGGACTAGAACTATTTTTAATACTTTCATTTTCCCCCACAGGAACAGAATCAGGCCACCCATAAACTGTGCAACTACTAGAAAAAATCAGATTCGGTATTTTATATCTTTCAACATATTCCAACACTCTTAATAAACTATTAATATTATTATTATAATACTTTAAAGGATCCCTCACACTTTCCCCCACATTCTTAGATGCCGCAAAATGAATTATTCCACTAACATCGCGCGGCTCAAATCTTTCAATATTCTCACAATCCCCGTAATATACAAACATTTTCTGCATAAATTTTCTACTAATATTATCCAGATTTAAAGTTGAACTATTACTTAAATTATCTAACACTATAACATTATAATTTTTATTTAACAGATCATAAGTAACATGAGATCCTATATAGCCAGCTCCGCCGGTAACAATGATTTTGCTCATAATAATTCTTTCTTTACTTGACATTGGGCCACAATATATTATATTAATAATAACCGGTTAGTCATCTTTTTGATCCTAGAAAAAAAGGGAAAATTATGAAACTTAATACTACAATAAATGTTTTGCCGCCGCCATTTTCTGATAATAGCGGCAATGTTACACGACCAGAAGCTATAGTTGCTGATACTCTTAATGTGGCTTTTAATATTGATGTTAAGGGCAAATATATTAGTGGTCAGATAGAGCAATTTCCTAATCCACTATATTTATATACTGGTCAGGCATTTGAAGACCTTAATGGATTTTGGAATCAGGAACTTTTAGAAAGACGAGTTCTTCAATTATTAGGAGATAATCCTAGCGCCACATTACGATCATTATTTCCTAAAACTATGGAAGAAGAACCATATGGGCCAGGAACAGTATTATCAACCATGATCAAGAGTCTTGGTATTCAAATGAGCGATAGTTGTTCGTGCAGACGACATGCCCTGACCATGAATGAAAAGGGTAATGACTGGTGTGAACAAAATCTTGATACCGTGGTGGGTTGGCTAAGAGAAGAGGCTACTCGCAGAGGATTACCATTTGTTGATATGATTGGGAGAGTTATGGTTAATAGGGCAGTTAAAAAGTCACGAAAGTTATTGGCCAATCAGCCAGTACCAGAAAATGACGAAGAGTTAGATAAAGAATAATATTCTTTTAATCTATAATTCTTAGAAACTAAGATTAAACCGCATCAATAATACTGGTGCGGTTTATTTTTTTGGTGTATGTAATGGATAATATTGTATTATCATTATAAATTTTAAGGTGTACTATGGCCGATAATCTTTTACGTGGTGACAAAACTGTCGAAATTGCTAGAGCTAAAAAAGTTGTTGATTGTTCAAAAGGCTCTCCAGAGTGTGAAGGGCCTAACATTATATGCAAAGTTATAAGAGATGGAAATGCTCCGGGAGTAGCTACTGTTGTATATAATCCTGAAGATATAGCTAATGGGCTTCCAATTAGAAGAAACAGCGGGCCACGGCTCATAGGAATTACAGATGTTGGTCCCATTCCTTGTCAGATGTGCGCCGATAATACATTATCCAATGGTAGAACTGTGGCTATGGATAATCTATTACATCCAGCCATAAGAGATCAGGATGACCAAACATTTAGAAACAATCATGATGGTCAGTCCAAAGCAGAATATTTACAACAGGATATGCTTAGGGCTTGTATGGAATGGATGGGAGGAAGCGAGAGTGCAATAAAAGCATTTTATGATTTGGTTAATCCTAATTTTAATAGTCAATGTGGAACACCCTATATTTTTGAAACAGCAGCTTTAAGAATTGTAATTACAGTATCTATGAATGTTTACTGGTTTACTAATAATTGTGTAAGACAAGAAAAGACCATTACTGCTAATAGAACCGTTAGCATAGGGCGTAGGACTTTTGCATTAGATACATTAAAAGGGGCTAGGGTAAGTTATGCTGGTAATAGAGGTAAGGGTGTCAGATATGGTATCGAGTATGACTGTTCACAACATAAAGCGACTTTAATGTGTGGTACATGTTATTATACTAAAGATGCAGGAGGTTTCCTACAACCAAATTGTTTTGAGCCAGATGGAGTTAGGTTTTTAGAAACTGTAGCTAGACGAGCGGATGCCGACCTTTTTGATAAAAACGGAGCACCTACTAGGCCTTTTGACGACGCTAAAAGGACTAGGGATAGTATTGCATCAGAAATTGAAGCAGAATTACCAGCCAAAGTAAGAAGTGCTGCTCTGCAACTGGTCGAAACGGCTTCGACAATGGCGGCTGGTGGATACATAGACTGTACTCCTGTGTGTGGTCTTGGATATGAATTAGCTGATGATATAGAAGTTGAGTATAGACTAATTGGCAATAGTTAAACTTAAAAATAATAAATAATAAATAATGAATCATATATATAATCCTATCAATTTAAATAGTATTCCACCAAAACTATCCATGTATGGTCTATCTGACGATGTATTCACAGTATATGATAATGGTAATAATTTTACTCTTGATACGAGATTAGTTTTTCCTGATTTTAAGCCAGGACTACCATCAGAAACTGTGCTTCTGTTAAGAATTAATAATGATACCTCAAAAATTTTATTCTTTACCGACACAGTATGGTTACAAAATATTACTAAATTTTATCATATCATATATGATGCAAATGCTATTGTTAGTCAATATACATCTGATAGAGTAGCCTGTGTAGAATATACATATAATAATAGTACCAAGGTATTAAATTCTAATATTATTTCTAGTGGTAAGCTGACAGCTAATAAATATTTATTTGATCAAGAACTATGGAATATATACCAAGGCTCTCCTATAAGTTCTTCGGATCTGGATAATGAAATAAAAGAACATAATAGTTCTCATGCTTATTTTAATAATACTATAGGATATAGTGTACAAAATGTTAATGTTTTTGGATCAGGTGCTGGATATAAATTAAATAGCACCTTTTTCTTACGCAGATCAGAGTTGATGAGCGAAGTATTACCAGATAACTGTGTTCTCTCAGCACCCTTACAGCTGTGCTCAGGCACTGTCGTAATTACTGGGGGCGTTAATTATAAAGTAGGAGATACTTTTACTATCAATAACGTAAATGCTGCAGGTTGTTTTGGTTTGGTACAAGTTATAGAAACCAATCGGACAGGAAGTATTTTACGTACACAATTAATTAATCCTGGTTGTAATTTTACGTCTTTACCAACGGCAACAGACAATAGTTCCACTGGTTCTGGAGCCCTAATATCTATTAATAATTCATTTGGCATAGATGTTTGTCGAATTATAGACGGTGGCAATGGATATATCCCAGGAGAACATACTATAGGATGTAAACTGAGCGGTACAGAATATGAGCCTAGTGTCTATGCCAAGGCAATTACACAAATAAATCAATTAGATATAGTACCACTATTAAAAAATAATTTTTCAATAGACTCAGTATCTGTTATAGCTGCTGGTAATAATGTTTCAGAAGTTCAATTTGATTTGATAAATAATAATCATATTATAGATAATAACTATATTTCAATAGATAATAATAATTTAATTAAAACTCAAAATACAGGCGTTTCTAATAGACCAAGATTTTTTATCTGATATAAGAGAAACATAAACTATGGGTACATGTTGTAGTCAAGATTGTTGTCCAACAAAAGACATGAAGAGTGGCTGGGGGGGAGGGCGCGTTCCTCCTAACTATGCTTCTGGATATGTATACAATGATATTGATCCTAGTGAAAATTGTTGCAAGTGTGTTTTTACTAATGCTTTTTGTAGGGGTATAGACTCCAAATATCCTCATGCCGGGAGTGATTGTGGTCCGTGTAATTGTGACTATAAAAAAGTTATGACACAGAGAGCTGGTTTCGACAACTGCTTAAAGCCCGTTCCTCCAGCTACCTGGAGATGTCCGCCAGATAAACCGGTATGGAAAGATCCAAATGATGATATGTGTGAATGCGTTTGCGATAAATCACCAGGTGATTGTCAACCATATGAAACATTTAGGGCTGATTTTTGTAGATGCATATGTGAAAAAGATCTTATAGTATGTGATGGTGGAGATCCTTGTAGCAGCGCACCATTTTTAGAGAATCCTACTCCAAATTACCATCCAGAAGATTGTAGCTGTAAGTGTGATCTTGATGTTGCTAATGGTGGACCTGGATGTACTGGCAACCCAAGAAAACCACAATTTAATTCTGCTAAGTGTGAGTGTGAATGTATATACGATGTTGGTCCTGATAAATGCTCAGAGCGTTATCCTTATATTATGAAAGATGCTTGTGATTGTGAATGTCCAGATAGTGTAGCAGAGTCTTGTACATCTGATCAAGAATTTGATACGGATACTTGCTCATGCAAACCATGTCCTGAACCCTGTAAATTTGCACAAACAAGAAAACCTGGTAGTTGTGATTGCGAATGCCTTAAGAAAAGATCCGATTGTCCTAAAGATCAACCAATTTTCGATGATGTTAGTTGCGAATGTTATTGTCCATTATCAATTCAGATGTGGTGTACTGGACGCCATAAGCGCTATGATTCTTCAAAATGCGAATGTGTATATGATGCTAGTGTAATGTCAATTTTATTGGAGCCATAATTTTATGAATATATTATATGCGAGTATTTTAAAAAGTAGATTAAAAACAAAAAATATTGAAAGAAATAATACTAATACAACAAAAGCATTAGACGGAGTCACATATCCATCTAAAGTAGATAGTAGAATTTTTGTACCAATTTTAAATAAAGCAGTATTAGCTTTAGCAAATGATTAGATGCTAGTTTTAGGTCTTCCACGCTTTCTTCCAAGCTGTAGCTTGCGTCTTTGTCGTCGTATCATACTAATACTAATACTTTGTCCAGAAATCTTAGCCATCGTTTCTGACATCTCTTTATCGGTCATTTTATCATAATTATTCTTGATAAAGTCCAAATCAGAATCGTCCCATTTCTTATATGTTTTGTTCATTATTAGTTACTTCCTTTACATTGGTGTAATTATACCTATAATAGATATATTATAGACCATTTTTTCTAACAGGCAACACGCCCAAGGCTTTTATGAAAGATATTAAATTTAATGTTGTTGGATCAACAATGAAGGTTGTAGCATCCTCTAAGGTTAATATTGAAAAAGATTTAGAGCAGGATAATGATCAGGAACATAAAACTATAGCAGAATTACTTGATGAGCAAAAAACAAAACAAGAAACCACAGATAAATAAAGAAGTTTCTGAAGAGGATTTTCTAAAGACACTAGAGATTATTACTAAAAAATTAGTATATAAATTTAAGTTTGGATATCACGACGTTGATGATATGAGACAGCAAGCAGCAATATTTGCTTTGGAGGGTTTAGACCATTATGACTATTCTAGACCTTTAGAAAACTTCTTATGGACACATGTAAGAAATCGTTTATTTAATTACAAAAGAGATAATTACCAGAGACCAGACAAGCCGTGTCTTACCTGTCCATTATATAGACCAAATAGTGAAGGTTCTGATTGTGCACAGTTTAAGGATAAATTAAATTGTAATGCTTACAAGGTTTGGTTTAAGCGTAATAATAGTAAAAAAAATATAATGAAACCAGGATACATCGAGGATTACGATCCTGAACAATCTAATAATAATTTTATAGAATCTATTTCTAATCAAGAAATTATAGATTATTTAGAAGATAATTTACCAACCAAATATAGAGAGATTTATTTAAAGCTAAAACATGGAACTAAAATCTCTAAGAACGATAAAACCAAATTACAGAACTATATAAAAAATAATATTTTACCTAAATTTAAAAAAGACTAACATGACTAAAAAACGTGGACAACTAAGTTTAGAAGAAGAAAAATATATCAGAGAGAATATAGAGCAGCAAACTGTGGAAGATATAGCTTCTTCTTTGAATCGTAATCCTGATCCTATTAAAAAATATATAGAGTCAGAAAATTCATTTCCCCCAAAAGGAGAGCAACACGAAAACGAAATTCTAAAACTTAAATTACGATCCAAGTCATTCTGGCAAGAAGTATGTAAGCAGTTTGATAAAGAAACTGGAGAATTACAGTATTTTGAAAATACATGGGTTAATTTAGTTAAACAGTTCCGTGAGGACGTTTTACCAGCAGAAGAATTACAAATCAAACAATTTATTACTATCGATATTCTAATTAACCGAAGTATGAAAGAAAGAAAAAGACATATCGCAGAAACGGAGAAGCTCCAAAAACAAGTCGATAAAGAATATGATAAACCAGAAGACCAAAGAGATATTGCTAGATTAGCTAATATGGAAACTCAATTAAGTTTTGCTAGGAATAGTATAGCAAGTTATACAAATGAGTATACTAAATTATTATCAGAACAACAAAAAATTAGTAAGGATCTTAAGGCTACCAGAGAGCAGCGTATTAAAAGAATTGAGGACGGTAAAAGCTCTTGGACTGGACTTATTCGTATGCTAGAAGAAGAAGAGATAAGAGAAAAAGAAGGTAGACAGCTTGAGATTCTTAAAATGGCAACTGATAAATCCAGAGCTACTTTATATGACTTACATTCGTACCAGGATGGTCAGTTAGATAGACCCATACTTAATCATGAATCGGTATTAGAAGATGACTCGTAGATATTATGATAGACAATATAAACAATGGATTAAAAGTATTTTTGAAAGAGACAATCATGGTTGTCAGTGGCCTCATTGTGTACAGCCGCATAAAAAACTTAATGCTCACCATATAAAAAAGTGGGCAGACTATCCAGGCTTACGTTTTCATTTATCCAATGGTATTACTCTGTGTAAATATCATCATGATCTAATTAAAAACAATGAAGAAAACTACGAGCTTTTTTTCTTAAAACTTTTATTAAACAAAAATGATGACAACAAGTAATAATGCCTATTTATATAATTTAATATTATCATCATCATTAATAAACTATGATGATCAATATACAGCCATATCTGGCATGGATGCTTCGCTAGCATTATATTTATTGAGCTATTCTAGAGAACTATTTTTCTCCTATATTACTAAGTTTAATGAGTGTTCTATAGTTGCCGATACTGATTTATTTTTTAATGTTTGTCTTGGTATTATACATACTATACCGTCGGTTTCTCATATAGTTTATAATAACGAGCGTATTAGGTTTCAGTATTTAAATAGATTCAATTTTAATATTTATAGTCCTAGTAATTTATCTCCATTTAATATACTATATAATTCTAATGAACCTATCGAATATCTTTATAATGGTATTTTATTTAGAGTTCCTAGTATAGAGTCTGTAATCACTTATTGTATTTATCAATATGGAGAGCTAAACAAAAATTTAGAATATTTAACCAATGTTGCTGTGTTATCTACCATTTATAAGTCATCTATTATAACTAATAATATACTGATTAATATACTTAAACTTAATATTAATATACAAAAAACCATTAAGAGTATGATTAAAGATATATCATCTGATAAAATAATGCCTGTTCCTTTTTTAAACTTTTCTAACAATGTTGTAAAAAAAAGAACAGTAGAAATATTAGAGTTTTGTTATGGATAGTAAATATAGTTTTAATATTGTTGTTGATACTAGAGAACAAAAACCATGGGCTTTTGCTGAGTGTAATACTATTCATAAAAAGCTTGATACTGGAGACTATTCAATTGAAGGTCTCGAAAATTTCTTATGTATTGAGCGTAAGAATTCAGTAAGTGAAATAGCTAATAATATTTCAGAACAAAGATTCAGGGATGAGATCGAAAGGATGTCAAACTATTTATATAAGTTTATTTTGTTAGAATTTAGTTTACAGGATGTTTTAGACTATCCTAAAGGTTCTAATGTTCCTCCTAAGATGTGGTCCAAAATTAAAATTAGACCACTGTATATTTTAAAATTTTTAACAGAATTACAGATCAAAGATAATATACATGTCATCTTTTGTGATCGTCCAGCAGCAGCTGAACAGATGGCATTTTCTATAATTAAACGAGTAAATGAGATGCATACTAATGGTAAACTATAATCAACTTGATAATGCTTGGTTGGGGCTGGGAGATACAAATATCCTATCTCTACCTAAGAATTTAATGATTAATAGGTCGCAAAAAGACATAGAAAATCCTGATAGATTTTTAATCAAGCTTATGCGAGACCCAGCTAACTTTAGTACAACAGTAAAGCTACTGATGGATATAGAATTACATCCTATACAGATAGCTATCATACAAGAATTTTGGGATAGGCCATTTCCAATGTTTATTGCTAGTCGTGGTTTTGGTAAATCTTTTTTATTAGCATTATATTGTACCTTAAAATGTATTTTTGTACCAGGAACTAAGATAGTAGTTGTTGGCGCTGCTTTTAGACAGAGTAAAGTGGTTTTTGAATATATGGAAAATATATGGCGAAAATCATCTATTATGAGAACGATTTTCAATGGTAATGATGATGGTCCTAGAAGAGATGTTGATAGATGTACTATGAGATATGGAGATAGTTGGACTATTGCTATTCCTCTTGGTGACGGTAGCAAAATTAGAGGTTTAAGAGCGCACATTATTATTGCTGACGAATTTGCTTCCATATCTCCAGAAGTTTATGAAACAGTAGTCTCAGGTTTCGCTGCTGTATCTGCTGATCCTATTGGTAATGTTAAAGCAGAGGCTAAAAAAGATCTTATGAAAGAACTAGGGATATGGTCTGAAGAATTAGAGGATTTACAATATCGTCGTAGCAATCAAGCTATTGTTGCTGGTACAGCAGACTACTCTTTCAAGCACTTTGCCTCTTACTGGGAAAGATATAAAGCAATTATCCATAGTCGTGGTGATGATAGAGTACTAGCTGATCTTTTCAAAGGAGAAGTTCCATTAAATTTTAATTGGAAAGACTACAGTATAGTTAGAATGCCCTATGAGCTTATTCCTAAGGGATTTATGGATGATAGACAGGTGGCTAGAGCTAAAGCTACCATTCATAGTGGTATATATAATATGGAATATGCCGCATGTTTTACTAAAGATAGTAGTGGTTTTTTTCGCAGGAGTTTAATAGAAAGCTGTGTCTCTGATGTTAAAAATCCTATATTAATTAATAATCAACCTATTATTTTTGATGCTAAGGTGGTTGGAGATCCTAATAGAAAATATATTTATGGAATTGACCCTGCTAGTGAACAAGATAATTTTAGTATTATTATTTTAGAAATTCATCCTAATCATACTAGGATAGTATATTGCTGGACCACCAATCGAGCTAATTTTAAACAGAGGCAGCAAACTGGCTTAGTCAATGAGAATGATTTTTATGGATTTTGCGCTAGAAAAATTCGCAATCTAATGAAAGTATTTCCTTGTGAGCGAATAGGCCTTGACGCTCAGGGTGGAGGAGTAGCTATTGAAGAAGCTTTACATGATACTACAAAAATTAATGCAGATGAGATTCCAATTTGGCCTATCATTAACGAAGCTAAAGATAAAGACACAGACAGTAAACCAGGACTACATATACTAGAACTTGTTCAGTTTGCTAGGGCCGAGTGGACAAGCCATGCTAATCATGGTCTCAGAAAAGACTTTGAGGATAAAGTATTATTATTCCCAACGTTCGATAATTTAACTCTTGGACTAGCTCTAGCTAATGAATCACAAGATATTTTATCTACTAATTTAGACCCTATTTATGATACTGTAAGTGAGTGCATATTGGAAATCGAAGAGCTTAAAAATGAATTAACTACTATAGTCATGACACAAACTAGCAATAGTTCTGGAGCTAGAGAAAGATGGGATACTCCAGAAATTAAAGGATCTAACGGCAGAAGAGGAAGATTACGAAAAGACCGATATAGCGCACTAGTTATAGCTAATACTTTAGCAAGATCTCTTATCAGAGCTGATACCCCAATTACTTATGACGTAATCGGTTCAACCAAGAATTCCTCTTTAAGCAAAGAGAAAATCTTATACAGAGGACCATCTTGGTTTACAGAAGCTGCTAATGAAGATTTATACCTTGGTATTTATAAAAAATAGTGTATTATAAGTATAAATTGAATAATACCATTACAATGGGAATACAATACTATTATGGCTAGAAAACGAACAAAAAATAACGCGATTCCTGATGCCCAGCCCAATAATGAAAAATTAGAAGCTTATGTAACATGGGGGGACGATCTAGAATCTAAGAAAAACGCACTAAATGAATCATCAGCTTCTTTAGATGAGTATAGCGGTATCCAGAAAACTACGGGTTATGCTAGGTATAGTAGGGATTTTTCTAATCTATCAGGAGACACATCTGGTAGGCCAGGATTAACAAGATCGGATTATGACTATTTTAGACCAAGTGAATCTGTACCCCAACAAATCAAGAATGTTATCAGAACTGCTGATGTTGTATATCAGAGGGTGGGTTTGGTAAAAAACGTTATTGATCTCATGGGAGATTTTGCTAGTCAAGGTATTAGACTAGTACATAGAAATAAAAGAATTGAAAGATTTTATCGTAATTGGTTTAATAAAGTGCGTGGACAAGAAAGATCAGAAAGATTTTTAAATAATATTTATCGTGTTGGTAATGTTGTGATAAATAGACAAACAGCAAAAATTACTAAAAAGGTTGCAGATAATCTATACAAGGCATCTGGTAAAGCGGATATTATTTTATCTGAAGACGAGTTGATCGTAGAAAAAAAAGAAATTCCATGGAGATATACTTTTATCGATCCTTTCTATGTTGATGTTGTTGGAGATAGTTTATCTTCTTTTGTTGGTAAAAGAATTTATGAGATAGCTCTTCCCGGACAATTACGTAAAACTATCAACAGTCCTAAAAATGATTTGGAAAGAAATATAATTTCTCAATTACCAGATGATATTCTTCAAGCAGCTAAAAATAAAACCTCATATCTATTAAATGCTGATAAGACTTTAGTCTTTCACTATAAAAAAGATGACTGGCAGATATGGGCTTATCCCATGATTTATGCCATTATGGATGATATTAATATTATTGAAAAGCTTAAGTTAGCAGACTTAGCAGCTCTTGATGGAGCCATTTCTAATCTTCGTATTTTTAAACTAGGAAGTTTAGAGCACAAGATAGCTCCTACAAAAGCGGCAGCTTCTAAATTATCTAGTATACTACAAAATAATGTTGGTGGCGGAACAATGGATTTAATTTGGGGTCCAGATATTGAGTTAATAGAAAGTAAAACACAAGTACATCAGTTTCTTGGAGAAGGTAAATACACCCCTCACTTAAATAGTATTTATGCTGGGTTAGGTATTCCCCCAACACTAACTGGTACATATGGAGCAGCCGGAACAACCAATAATTTTATCAGTCTAAAGACATTAACACAAAGACTTCAGTATGGTCGCAGTATACTTTTGGATTTTTGGACAAAAGAAATTGAAATTGTTCAGAAGGCTATGGGATTCACATATCCAGCCAAATTAGAATTTGATACAATGGATTTGAGTAATGAAGATACTGAAAAAGCATTATTAATACAGTTGGTTGATCGTAATTTAATTAGTGATGAATTTATTCAAACTAGATTTGGTTGTGATCCAGATATTGAGAAAACCAGAATTAATCGTGAAGACAGAGAGAGATCGTCACAGAGAAGAACTCAAAAAGCAGGTCCATGGTACGATCCTCAGTTTGATAATAGTCTTAAGAAAATAGTACTACAAACTGGCGTAGCTACACCTAGCCAAGTTGGTCTAGAACTTGACTCAAAGAAAAAGGGAGAAAAAACTTTATATGACCTTAAACTTGAGACGGCCCCTAAGCCAATTGGAGCACCACCTTCCGGTGGCCCCACAACGAAGTTGGTAAAAGATTTGCAAGAATCTTTACCTGGTGTTCCAGGTCAGGGTAGACCCAAAAACTCAAAAGACTCAGAGAAACGAAAAGAAAAAACATTTAAACCCCGTACAGGCGCTACCCTAAATGTTTGGGCGCAACAAGCTCAAGATAAAATTAGTGATATCATAAATCCACTTATTTTAGAATTCTTTGAAAAGAAAAATCTAAGATCTTTGTCTAATGAAGAAAGTAAATACTTAGAAAATTTAAAAACTCAAGTGCTATTTTCTATTAAGCCATACTCTAATATCGATGATAATCAAATTAGTCTTAATATTAAAGCTTCCATAAATCAAGACAAAAGTACCATATCGGGGTATGAGTATTGGTTAAGGTCTATATCGAATGATTTGAATAGACCATTGACCACGGACGAACAAAAAACTGTTAAGTCAATGTATTATTCAACAATTCATACAACACTAGAGATTTAACTATGCATATATATCAAGATGAGTATAAAGCTAACATAGCTGATAAAATCTTAGCCAATACAACACTGGCTTATTCCACAGAAGCTTTACTCTGCACAAAAAAAGATATAAGCTTTGCCAAGGCTAATTTAACAGATAATAAAACAATAAGTAGTTTTGATGATGAGGATCTCTACTATGTTCAATCAATTTTAGTTTCATCTTCTTGGAATAAGAATGATGATATTTTTGATAAAAAAGAAGTTTGGGCAGCAAGATATACTCCAGAAGATAAGCCCACAAACTTAGAACATGATGAAGATCAGATTGTAGGACATATTATTTCTAATTGGCCAATTGATATGGATGGTATCACATTGGCAGAGAATATGGATATTAATGAGCTACCAGATAAATTTCATATCGTAACCGGATCTGTAATATATCGCAATTTTACATCACCAGAACTTAGAGATAGATCAGAAAATTTAATTAAAGAAATTGAGGCAGGACAAAAGTATGTTAGTATGGAATGTTTTTTTGATAATTTTGATTATGGTTTAGTTGATAAGAGTACTGGAGAATATAAAATATTAACAAGAGATGATAAGACTTCATACTTAAGTAAACATCTAAGAGCTTATGGTGGGCTTGGAGAATATGATAACTATAAAGTTGGTAGAGTATTAAGAAATATTAATTTTTCTGGCAAGGGTTTTGTTAATAAACCAGCAAATCCGGAGAGTATAATTTTTGATATAGATGTGACTAAAAAAATATTAACCAAAAAAAATGTCCATTTTGATAATAATAGTGTATCTAGTATAACAGAATCCCTTAACCAGGAGACAGATAAAATGAGTTTAGAAAAAGATATTCAATCACTGAAAGAAAAGGTCGAAGCCATGAGCGATTGTGGAACTATTGTAAAAGAAGCCTATAGTCGTATTAATGAGCTAGAGACCAAGATGCTTGAAACAGAATCGGCTATGAAAAAATATCAAGAAGATATGAACATGAAAGATAAAGAAATGGCCGAAAAAGATAAATTCTTAGAAGAATATAAGAATAAGATGCAATATGACGTAGCTTCTGCTGAAGCGGGTAAAGCTAATGAACTACAATCATTACAGACCGTTCATGAAGAAGTGGTTAAGGCTAAAGATTTAGAAATCGAAACACTTAAGAACGAACTTTCTGCCACGAGTGAGGTCATTGATGCATATAAGACTAAAGAAGTCGAAATGATCAAACAGGCTAAAATTATGAGTAGAGTTTCTGAACTTGTTCAAGCTGGTGTAGATTCTACTGTAGCAGAAGCTACGGTGAGCAAATTCGAAACACTAGATGACGAGGCATTTGCTACAATTAAATCTTTGGTACTCTCTCATATGCCAGAGTGGATTAAACCAGTTGCTACTAGCGAAGTAACAACTGAATCAACCACTGAGGCTTCTGAAGAGAAAACTGGCTCCGCTGTTATAGAAGATGTTTTAGAAAACGCTGAAGTTGAACCAGGTGTTGATCTCAGTGTTGGTAGTGAAGATGACTCGGAAGTACAAAATACTAGAGCATCACTAATAGATTTTGTATATTCTAGACTAGGCAAACCACAACTTAATAAGGGAGAATGAACATGGCTTTAAAAGCAGATCGCGTTGAAAGTTTCACAGATATTTCCTACTTCATGAATACGACCGGCGACAGAGGTGGCATTGTTGTGTTTAGTACTGGCGGCGTTGGATCGGCTATGGACGATGCTGATGCTGTTGTACGTTATCCAACAAGTGGTCCATCTGGTACTGTACCAGCTGGTGTTTTACTAAACGACGTTGTGAATCTTGATCTAACAAGACAGCACATCAATTGGCACAAAGACGAGACTCAAGTTGGCGGCAAGGTGTCAATTCTCCGTAGAGGTCAGGTCAGTACAGACATGATTGTTACTGGTCAAACCCCAGCTGCTGGCAATGCTGCTTACTATGGTACTGACGGAAAATTTACTACCGTTTCAACCAATAGTGTTAAAGTTGGCACCTTCTTGAGTAGTAAAGATACCGAAGGTTACGTTAAAGTAGACATCAATATTACCTGAAACTAGGAGATAAAAATAATGGCAAATACTAGATTTGAACCGACATCAGAACTTACAGAACTTTTAGTGCGCAGCGGCTCTGCTGAAAAAGATCAGTCTTTATCAGCAAATAGAGAGTTTGCTAAAGCACTAGAGCTTCCTCTACGTCAGGCTCTCCTTAATGGAGATATTCTGAATGGTATTTTTGAGCCAATCAAGTTAGCTCAAAGTGCTACTCCAGAATTTCCATTAGACTTTTTAGCTCCTGGTACTGAGAAAGACTTTGTTGCTTATACAATTCCAAACCACGGTTATATTCCAGAGCGTCATGTCGAGGGTGATTACGTGATGGTGCCAACATATGATATTGGCGCTAGCATTGATTATCTTCTCAAATATGCTCGTGATGCCCGCTGGGACGTTGTTGGCAGAGCAATGGAAGTCCTAGAGGCCCAGTTTGTTAAGAAGATGAACGACGACGGCTGGCACACACTATTGGCTGCTGGCGTTGATCGTAATATTGTTGTTTATGATAGCGATGCTGCTGCTGGTCAGTTTACAAAGAGATTAGTTTCTCTTATGAAAACTGTAATGCGTAGAAATGGTGGAGGTAACTCTGCTAGTAATAACAGAGGCATCCTCACTGATCTCTATGTTTCTCCAGAAGCAATGGAAGATATCAGAAACTGGGGTATTGATCAGGTTGACGAGATTACTCGTCGTGAGATTTATACCGCTGCTGATGGTACTCTCAACAGAGTTTTCGGTATTAACCTACATGATCTTGATGAACTTGGCGAAGGTCAAGAATATCAAGAGTTCTATGACAATGTTCTTAGCGGCACATTGCCCGGTGGCGATACTGAAGTCGTTGTTGGTCTTGATCTTCGTAAGAGAGACAGTTTCATTATGCCAGTTCGTCAAGAAGTTCAGATTTTTGAAGATGATACCCTTCATCGTCAGAAGCGAGCTGGCTTTTACGGCTGGAGTGAGCAAGGCTTTGCTGTTCTAGATAACAGAAGAGTAGTACTCGGCTCTCTTTGATTTAAAGCTGTGTTGTTGTTCCAAAAGAAAAGGCTGGCCTTCTGGCCGGCCTTTTTTTATGGTGTATATAATATTATTATTCATAATTAACTACTGGATATAACTATGGCAGCAAGTAAATACGATTTTTCTATAGAACAAGGCACGTCTTTTAGAATTGCTCTCACATATAAAGATGATAAAAAAAATCCAATAGATATCACGGGCTATTGCTCAAGACTAATATGGACCACCAACACCGGTCAAATTCAGGTATTTTCTACAGAAAACACTGATCCCAGTTTATATAGATTTACTATTGGTGGAGTAGATGGTAAGATTACTTTAATGTTACCGGCAACTATAACTAATACATTTAATTTTACTTTAGCAAAATATGATTTGGAATTAAGGTCTGATACTGATTTATATATTGGAGGAGGCAAAGAAATTTCTAGAATACTTTATGGCACTATTACTATAGTAAAAAGAAACAGTAAGATAATATCTGAAATTAACTGTCAATGAGGTGTATGATACTATATAAATTTATAATTTTGTCCATAATACTTTTAAGAAAATTTTAAATGGCTTTATCCCAACAATCTATAACAACAGTAGAAAGCTCAGATAAAAAAAACTATATCTTAGTTATTGATACTTTTTCAGAATCTGATTTGGGAAGTGTTGTTATAGAGCAATATGATACATATAATTTGGAAATTATTAATACTAATGGTATTATTCAATATGTTCTACCATACAATTTAACTTTAGAGAGTTTAGCTGGCAACTTACCTGTTTCCAGAATAAGTGGACTTGATGAATATTTAGATTCTTATATATTCGACTGCGGTACGCCATAAATAAAGGAGAAAAATTATGCCAGCATTAACTACTATTCAACTTAGAAGAGGCACCTCTGCTGAGTGGTCAGCTTCTATTAGTCCATTAGCTATGGGTGAAGTTGGATATGATACAATATTAAAGAAATTTAAGATAGGCGATGGAACCAGTTTATGGGGCAGTTTAGCTTTTGCTAATATATTACCATCAGAACTTGATGAGTTGGTAGACGATAGGGTTGCTTCTTTAATTGTTGCTGGTTCAGGTATTACCACATCATATAATGATGCTAGTAATACGTTAACAATTAATTCTTCTCTAGATACTGAAAGCGTTCAGGATATTATTGGCGCTATGGTAACTGCTGGTAGTGGAATTAGTGTCAACTACAACGATCCTTCTGGTACTTTGACTGTATCTCTTAGTGATCCAACAATACAATCTACAGATATTACAGATTTTAATACCGCAGTAAGTGGACTATTAGGTGTTAAGAGTCTGGTTCAAGGTACTGGTATAGATATTTCGAATGTTGCAGGAAATCATACAATTAGTGTTACTGGTATAACAACATCTTTAATTACTAACTTTGCTAGTGGCGTTAATACTCTTATTGATAATGCTGTTAGTACAAGTATTGTTGGTGGTAGTGGTGTTGACATTATATATAGCAGTGGAACTAATACTCTTACTATTAGTAGTGCCTTAACAGCAGGAAGTGGTATCTCTCTTACTCAAAATAGTGGTAACTATACTATTACCTTAACTGATCCTACTATCCAACTAGCAGATATTACTGATTTACCATCAGACGCTAGAACTTTTTTAACTACCTCAAGTAGTAGTAATTTAAGAGCCTTAGTAACAGATGAAACAGGATCCGGGAATCTAGTATTTTCTGATAGTCCAACATTAGTTAGTCCAACCTTAGGCGCAGCCAGTGCTACTACTGTAAATAAGCTTACTATTACTGCTCCAGCAACTGGATCGACATTAACTGTTGCTGATGGAAAAACTCTTACTGCTAATAATACTTTAACATTTACTGGTACAGATTCTAGTTCTGTTGCTTTCGGAGCAGGCGGAACGGTAGTTTATACTAGTAATAAACTAAGTTCACTATCGTCTACAACTTCGTCTGAACTAGCCGGGGTTATTAGCGATGAAACGGGAACAGGAGCATTAGTATTTGCAAATAATCCAACAATGAGTGGGGTTATTGTTAATGGTGATCTTACTGTTAGTGGAAGTGGTCTAGTTGCTAGTAACATTAATGACTTTAATACCTCCGTAAGAACTAATCGTTTAGATCAAATGGCTGTTCCTACAAGTGACGTATCCTTTAATAGCTTTAAGATTACTAGCTTGGCAGACCCAGTTAGTGCTCAAGATGCTGCTACAAAGGCCTATGTTGATGCTGCGCGAATGGGTCTTGATGTTAAACAAAGTGTTCGGGCTGCCACCACAGCTAGCATAACTCTATCTGGGACACAAACTATCGACGGGGTTGCTGTTGCAGCTGGTGACAGGGTATTAGTGAAAAACCAAAGCACAGCTAGCCAAAACGGTATCTATACAGTAGCTGTTGGATCTTGGAGCAGAGCATCTGATGCTGATTCTGATTCTGAAGTTACTGCTGGGCTATTTACTTTCGTGTCTGAAGGTGCTGCTAATGCTGATAGTGGATGGGTATTGACTACGAATGATACTATCACTCTTGGAACAACGGGTCTAGCCTTTGCTCAATTCTCTGGTGCCGGTCAAATAACTGCTGGTGCTGGTCTAACAAAGAATGGTAATACTATAGATGCTGTTGGTACAGCTGGTCGTATAGTTGTTAATGCTGATAGTATCGATCTTGATACTGTGAGTCAAACAGACGGTAGTGGTTCAGCTGGTACCAGTTTTATACAGAGTGTTACAAGAGACTCTTATGGGCGAGTAACAGGAGTAACATCAGCTTCGGTACAAGATGCCACGACTTCAGCTAAAGGTATAGCTAGTTTTGATAGTGGAGATTTTAGTGTTTCTTCTGGCGCCGTTAGTATCAAAGCTAGTGGCGTTGATAATTCTCAATTAGTTAATAGTTCTTTTACAATTGGTTCAACATTAGTTAGTCTTGGCGGAATCGCCACTTCTGTATCAGGATTAACTAGTGTCTCTAGCACATCATTTGTTGGTGATTTAAGTGGTACAGCTACCAATGCCTTGAATATTGAGGTGGATGTAGCAACTAGTGGAACTAATAATCTGGTTTTTGTAAATGGTACTGACGGGAATTTAAAGCCAGTCGTTAATGATAAATTAAGAATTAATTTGAATGCTAATGAACTATTAGGCTCTTCAAATACTACCCCAACAATGACTCTCAAATACTTTATTATAGATGGTGGAATGCCATAATTTATCTTCAAAGTTTTATACTTTAAACTATTGTTTTTACATAATCATAACTAAATTCCTTTTTTTGAAATAGATATAACATGAAAAATGGTAAAGTATTTATTAAAAATGGTCAAGCTTTAATACCACCAGTTCGTTTAGAGAATGGTGTTTGGGTAGCTTATGTTGATGGAGTTACGGCTACCACAACAACCACGGCCGCTCCGACCACCACCACAACAACAGCTGCGCCCACAACAACCACCACCACAACGGCCGCTCCTACGACGACTACGACAACAACCACAACAGCTGCTCCTACAACAACCACTACAACAATACCGCCTAACACATATAATGTAACCAATAATGGTTTTGGAAACTATTTAATAAATGGTAGTTCAAACCCAACACTAACCTTAACAGCGGGTCAAACATATACATTTAATATAAACGCTGCCGGCGGGTGTATTAACAGTTATCATACCGTATAGTATTCATAAAAATAGGACTACTTTCCAAGATGGCCGTAAATGATCTTATTACATTTCGCAAAGGACCAGCATCTCAATGGATATCGGTCAATCCCGTATTAGCTAGTGGTGAGCCAGGATATGATTTAACAAATAGTATTCTTAAGATAGGGGATGGAGTTTCAAATTGGGTAGCTCTTAGTGGAATTGGGTCAACAAGCGTTGGCGGGTCATCATCTTCCTCTGTTGGAGTTAGAGGAACAATAAGCACAACGGGCACATTGAGCAGCTTCTCTGTATCAGGAGGTTACTCCCCTGGGTATTTAGATTTGTTTCAGAATGGCGTGAAACTATTAAATAACAGCGATTTTATAGCAACTAACGGTACTTCAGTCACACTAACTAATAGTGTACCATCTGGAACAGTATTAGAGTATATTAGTTTGGGAACCTCAGTATCCTCCTCTGATTATACTAAATTAGATAGTATTAGTTCATCTTTTAATGGATCGTCTACGTCATTCGGATTAGCAGTTAGTGGAACACCATATTATCCTGTTAGTGCTAATACTTTGGGGATTTATGTGGGCGGCGTTGCTCAAGAACCCATTTCTTCATATAGTGTTAGCGGATCTAATATAATTTTTACTGAAGCTCCAGCTAGTGGTTTAACTTTCTGGGGAGTTGGCTATGGAACAACAGCTGTGGCCACTTTGAATGGTATAGCTCCAGGCTCAGTATCGTCTCCAGCCATTAGTTCATCAAATGATCTGAGTACAGGGTTTTATTTTCCATCTAGTGGATCATTAGCAATAGCTAGTTCTGGAGTTGATAGATTTAAGATTGATAATAAAGGAGATATTTTTGTTGGTGGAGAAAATATTAATAGTTTAAGATATTTAGACATTAATAATATTAACTCTGGTTCAAATGCTGGAAGTATTTTAAGACTTATTACTGCTAATGTTTCTGGTGTGAGTAATGTCTCAGCAGATATTATTAAACGTAAAAATGGTCAATTTTCTATCAACAACAGCGAAACAGACTCTGCTGCTTTTACAAGTTTTGATGTTGGTAATTCAGAACACTTACGAATAACGTCTTCAGGAAATGTTGGAATTGGCACCACGACACCAACAACTAAGCTTCATGTTGTGGGTGGTATTAGTGCTACTAGTGGTAATTTTACTAATACTTTACAAGTTAATAATGTTAATGTTAGCGTTAGTGGTCATACCCATACATCTTCTGATATAACTAATTTTAATACTAGTGTTAGTGGTTTATTACCAATTACTAATATAATTGCTGGAAGTGGAATTAATGTTGCTATTAGTGGAACAACAGCTATTATAACTGGTGATGATATTAGGTGGAATTTTTTATTACCGTCCGCGCCTACGGCCTTGACCGCAACTGTCGGAAACGCGCAAGTATCGCTGACGTGGACGGCACCGACCGGCGTGATTGCTCAGGCGCCGATCACGGACTACGTTGTTCAGTTCAGCAGTAACTCTGGATCGTCATGGACTACGTTCAGCGACGGAACATCCACGGCGACGAGTGCCACCGTGACGGGGCTGACAAACGGCACGGCGCATGTGTTCCGAGTCGCGGGCATCAACGGGATCGGCACTGGGGCGTATAGCACGGCGAGTGCTGCGGTGACGCCGAGTGTGCCTCCGCCTGTCACATTAAACTCTGGCTCTGGTTCCGGCACTGCCGCAAGTAAGTGGAACCAATCCACCAGCCCGTGGCCCAATTGCGATTTTCAAGGACGTTTCATCACAGCTAATGCTACAGTGACTGTGCTAGTTGACAGCTACACCCAGGGCGACTCATGTGGCTGCGACGGGGAAAACTACTATACAATACAGCACAGAAACGCAAGTAATGCTGTTCTTGTTAACGATTACAATCAGACTTTCAGCAACAGGTCGTTTACATTAGCCGCAGGTGACTACTTATATATTGACATAACATGTAATTTGCGCGGCTACAGAGCGTGGGTGCCATGATTGAACTTCCAGCAAGGCCAAACGAGATTCCGCACGTAGGCGAGAAGCAGCCATCCATCGCGCCGCCAGAGACTGACACTCCTAAAGCGACGAGCTACGTCTGTAGGGTCTTTTTAGAAGCCGATAGATTCGGCAGCTTGACAACAAACTCTATTTGGTATCCGCCCGGTGGATTTATGGACTGGCACACCAACAGCGACAACCCCGGCAAGAGGTTGTATGTGTCATGGAGCGAAACCGGCGACAGCGGTATGAGGTGGTACAGAGACGGAGAGGTTGTTGACGACCCCGACCAGCCGGGATGGAACGTCAGGATTTTCGAAACGCCTCAGTGGCACATGGTATATGCGAACTGCTGGCGGTTTAGTGTTGGGTGGAAAGTAGATTAGATAGGTGTATTATTAGGTATTAGAAAGTCATTATTATGTCATTATCATATAACAATTCAATCTTAGCTCAAAAAGACACCGAGTGAAGATATACTATCAGCGTAATAATAGTTCCAACATAGCCATTTCTGATTATAGTACTTAAGGAATAATTATGCCTCTTTCAAGAATACAAACAACTTTATTGTCTGGTGATGATATTAGGTGGAATTTTTTATTACCGTCCGCGCCTACGGCCTTGACCGCAACTGTCGGAAACGCGCAAGTATCGCTGACGTGGACGGCCCCGACCGGCGTGATTGCTCAGGCGCCGATCACGGACTACGTTGTTCAGTTCAGCAGTAACTCTGGATCGTCATGGACTACGTTCAGCGACGGAACATCCACGGCGACGAGTGCCACCGTGACGGGGCTGACAAACGGCACGGCGCATGTGTTCCGAGTCGCGGGCATCAACGGGATCGGCACTGGGGCGTATAGCACGGCGAGTGCTGCGGTGACGCCGAGTGTGCCTCCGCCTGTCACATTAAACTCTGGCTCTGGTTCCGGCACTGCCGCAAGTAAGTGGAACCAATCCACCAGCCCGTGGCCCAATTGCGATTTTCAAGGACGTTTCATCACAGCTAATGCTACAGTGACTGTGCTAGTTGACAGCTACACCCAGGGCGACTCATGTGGCTGCGACGGGGAAAACTACTATACAATACAGCACAGAAACGCAAGTAATGCTGTTCTTGTTAACGATTACAATCAGACTTTCAGCAACAGGTCGTTTACATTAGCCGCAGGTGACTACTTATATATTGACATAACATGTAATTTGCGCGGCTACAGAGCGTGGGTGCCATGATTGAACTTCCAGCAAGGCCAAACGAGATTCCGCACGTAGGCGAGAAGCAGCCATCCATCGCGCCGCCAGAGACTGACACTCCTAAAGCGACGAGCTACGTCTGTAGGGTCTTTTTAGAAGCCGATAGATTCGGCAGCTTGACAACAAACTCTATTTGGTATCCGCCCGGTGGATTTATGGACTGGCACACCAACAGCGACAACCCCGGCAAGAGGTTGTATGTGTCATGGAGCGAAACCGGCGACAGCGGTATGAGGTGGTACAGAGACGGAGAGGTTGTTGACGACCCCGACCAGCCGGGATGGAACGTCAGGATTTTCGAAACGCCTCAGTGGCACATGGTATATGCGAACTGCTGGCGGTTTAGTGTTGGGTGGAAAGTAGATTAGATAGGTGTATTATTAGGTATTAGAAAGTCATTATTATGTCACTATCATATAACAACTCAATACTAGCTCAAACTATTAGTGTTAGTGGATCTAATACTAATGTTAGTGGAGTTTTAACTGCTACTAGTGGAAATTTTACTAATAATTTGTCTATTGGAACCAATTCTTTGACAACAACTAACACACTTAATATAATAAATAGTTCAAATCTTTATTTATGGTCTAATTTCAGATAGGAGATTATCATGGCAGCTAGTCCAGTTTTCGCAGTTACTCCAAGAATAGGAAACGTATCAATAGCTACTGCTGAAGCTAGTTATACAGCACCAACAAATTTTGGAACTTTAATAACAGGAGCAGCAACAGGAACACGAATAGCAGAAATAGTAGTAAAGATGGCCGCAACTAGTGCTGCTGCTATTGTTAGAATATTTTTATATGATGGTACCACATACTGGCATTTTGACGAAATAACAGTTACCGCAGCCACAGGATCAGCAACTGTTCAACAAAACAGAGTATCTACTACGTATAATAATCTAATACTACCAAGTGCGTCATGGTCAGTAAGAGTAACAACATCAGTATCTCAGGTTACTCATGTTACAGCCTTAGGAGCAGATCTATAATGAATCAAGGTATTTATGCAATTGGAAGTGCCACAATAGCTTCGGTACCATATGGCGTTAATGGTATTCCTCTACCCTCTATTATTTCAGTATTGGTTGTTGGTGGTGGAGGAGGTGGCGGAGGTGGATTATTTTCCGGAAATCCAAATTTTCGTGGAGCGGCTGGAGGAGCAGGAGGTTTTATAGAATCTTTGTATATAATATCTTTGGGAACTAGCTATACAGTAACTATCGGGGCTGGGGGTTCCGGTTCGCATGCAACAGGATTAAAGGGAGGCGACAGCTTATTCTCAACTTTTACTGCTGTTGGAGGTGGTGGTGGTGGAGGCTTTTATTATAGTGCCAATGGTAATACTCCATCATATTGGAACTCATCAATGGGTGGTATAGGTGGCTCTGGCGGAGGAGCAGCAATAACTGGAAATATGCCTGTTGCAAATTCTATAGGAGGAAGAGCAATATTAGGACAAGGAAATGTTGGAGGAAGTGGTTTTTACAGTGCTACTGGTCCAGTTCATTTTGTTGGTGGTGCGGGAGGGGCTGGTAGTGCTGGTGGAAATGCATCTTCTGGTGGTAACGGCACGGCGGGGACTGGCAAGGCATCAACATTAAATAACGTTACATATGCGGCTGGCGGAAGTTTGTCCTCTGGAGCTAACGCAAGTGTTAATACAGGTAACGGAGGAAACAATAATGGATCAACCACTTTTAATGGAACAAACGGAGGTTCTGGTGTTATCGTTGTAAGATTTAACAACGCTCTAAACATTAGATTAGGTGTTGGCTTGACATATGCCTCAATAATATCTGGCTCAGACAGGATTATTACAATCACAGCAGGAACAGGTACTGTTACTTTTTTTTAAAGGATTACTACATGGCACATTATGCATTTTTAGACGAAAATAATATTGTTAGTGAAGTTATAGTTGGTAAAAATGAAAATGAAGATGGTATTGATTGGGAAAAATACTATGGAGAATTTAGAGGACAAACTTGTAAACGAACTTCATATAATACGGTTGGCGGAGTTCACAACAATGGCGGAGTTCCATATAGAAAAAATTATGCGGGGATAGGTTATCTTTTTAGAGAAGACATAAATGCTCCAGAAGGAGCTTTTGTTGCACCTTGTCTCGGAGATGATTATGTTTTAGACGAAAATACTGGACTGTGGATAATTAAAAGTTAACTAGTCAATATAAGGTGTATTAAAGTATTAGATATTCCTATATAATTTAAAAGGGGTCAAAATATGAGCTGGCAAGCAGAAATACCCATTATTGTAAGAACCCTTATTAATGACTTGGATCAAAATAATCAAAATTACTCGGACGAAAGACTTCTGCAAGTCATAGCCGTAGCAGCTAAATATGTTCAGTTTGATATATCTTTAGAAAGTAATTATATAATTGATGTTGTTAATTTAAATATATCTCCAGATCCCACAGCGAATGATGATAGTCTTTTTATTAGTCTAACCGGTCTCAGGGCTGCTTGCATTATTGATCAAAGTGCTCTTAGAACCAAAGCAGCATTAGAAGGAATAAGAGCATCTTTAGGTCCAGCGCAATTATCTGTTGCTGGTAGTCTTGCTGGCTTTGACTTAATTTTAGAGAAGGGTCCGTGTGCTGCTTATAAAGAATTTATAGCCTATTGGGATGTTAAAGAAGCAACTGCTGTTAGGGCGATTCTCAGTCCGTTTGCTGGAAATAAATTTGATCCAACTTATTTACAGTCTTCGGATCTACCAGCCAGAAGCACAAGAGATGGATTTTACTCATGAATTTAGATTTAACACCATTTAAAGCCCTTTATAACGATGCTATAGATAATCTATTATCAAGCACAGGACTGACCACCCCATGTAAACTTATATTTGAGTCTACTAAATTACAGCAATGTCCTAATTGTATTTATGATACTATTACTAAAAAATCATCCAATAGATATAAATCTGGTGGACCGATTAATTTTAGCAATGGCCAAGCATGTCCTTATTGTCTTGGAGTGGGCACAACATCTAATTCGCTAGCAGAAGAGTCCGTATACTTTGCTTTAATAATAAACTCTAAAAATTTTCTTGGAACAGTAAATACCCCAGACATAGTTGCCCAAACAATTTGTAATATAGATTATCTATCTAAAATACGTCAATGTTCGAAAATTATTTTTAATACTGATATAGCTGGCCTTAGTAATAATATTTTTATTAGAAGTAATGAGCCACAACCAGTGGGTCTCGGAGATAATCGATATATTTTTACTAATTGGAAAAGACCATGACGTATCTTCATATTAATATATTAGAGTCTAATGATGAAATTAGTCAAAAAATATTAAAAGCTTTATTACCAGAAGTTACTAAATATTTTAATAAAGCATTTAATCAGTGTAAAAAAGAAATTGCTACTATTGTTAGTAATGCTATTGTAAGCTCACCAGAATATCAGTCAATAATGTCTGGTAAGCTAAAATATGAATTTGGTTTGCCAGATTCTGGTAGTAGACTATCATCTATTCTATCTTTCTGGAAATATTTAGACATACAATATGATAAACCTAAAATTATTAAAAATCAAATTAATAGCTATTTTACTTTATCTATGATCAGATCTGATTACTCCGACGTTTTATCATCAGCAGCAGCAGTTTTTAAAACAGAAAAAGGTAGTGATCTTGCATGGTTACAATGGTTATTATTATTTGGGGATAAAGTAATTATAAAAGATTATTCTGTAGAGATGGGGCCAAATCCCAGATCAAGAACAGGTAATGCTATTATGGTTGGAAATACAAGAGGTAGATGGAGTGTTCCTCCAGAATTTTCTGGTACGGCACAAAACAATTGGATCACAAGAGCCATAGATAGTGTAGATAGTGATATTAACGAACTATTAAATAAATGCCTAAAGGTTTAAATTTTATATGGTAGCTGGAGATGAAAAATTCACTGGAGTATCCTCCATAAATGACTATTTACTTATTTCTAACCTAGAAAATAATCTACATTCATTTTTAGACTGGGGATTTTTAAACATTGGCGGATTTATTAATGTGAGTGGGGCTACTACTGATTATAGCTCTAATCCTAACCAGTTAGGCATTGTGATAGACCCTAATTATAATGATGGTCAAGTATGGCAGACTAGGCATTTTAATTGGGTGTGGGAATCTGGCATAACTTTTGGATCCTCTTCTCCCTCAATGATAACGTCAGTTAGTGTGGACGGCACTATAGTAAATAGTAGTAATTATATATTAGACTATATGAATAGTAGAGTAATTTTTAATACAGCTATCCCAACAGATAGTATTGTTACTATGAATTACTCCTACAAGCTTGTTCAGATACACAAGTCATCTGATATTGCAGCTGCTACGTGGAAACAATTTGAATTAGATATGGCTAACGACACCGCTCAATTTGATGATAATACCGGGGAATATGCTATTTTTGCACAGAATAGGATCCAGTTACCTTGTGTTATTATAGAAACTATTCCTAGGAGTGAATCTAAGCCATATCAATTAGGAAATAAATCACTAAGAACATATCAAGATATTCTATTACGTGTGGTAGCATCAAATATGAGCCATCGTAATTCTATAGCTGATATTATTAGATTACAAGATGATAAAGTTATATGGCTATATGATACTAATACTATTATTGGCGCTAATATTTTACCATTTAATTTTAATGGATCATTAAATAGTAATAGATTAAATTATGGTCAAATCGTTAATGATAATGCTTATCGCTGGAAAAGCTGTCATTTGAAAAATTTTATTATCTCAGAAGTAGAGTCACGATATTATTTTGAAGAGGTTAGAATACGTATTACAGCTGAAATTATTTTTGATAATATTTAAGCATTTGGTGTATAAAACAAATAGTGTTACCACAGTTTCAACTTAAATGGAGATTTTATTATGCCAAATAATAGAGTGTTTTACGCTTCCCAAGGTGTTAGTGTGGGAGGCACAACGGTTCAGGGCGCTCAAAGCGTCGGAATCACAACAAACTTTAATCTAGAGCAAGCTTTCCAACTAGGTCAATTGTCCCTTTATGACAATATCTCTCTTGATCCTGAGGTAGAGATCACAGTATCTAAGGTTCTAGATGGTGAAGATTCAATTTGGAATCTTGCTGGTACCACTGGAACAAGCCTTATTGATAATGCTAATGATAGCACAACAGTAGTAGTTGGTATTGGTAGCGATATTGCCAGCTCACTTACTAGTAGTAGTGCTGTTACTTGCACAGGTATGTTCATTTCGTCTGTTAGCTATACGTTCCCTGTTGACGGTAATCTATCAGAAGAAATCACTTTTATCGGCAATGCTAAGGCTCTTAGCGGTAGCGTTAGTGCTCCAGGCGTAACATCAAGTCAAGTATTACGTAGACAGAATGTTAATATTGCAGGTTCAACCATACCAACAGAAGTTAGTGGTAAGAATATTACAAGCATTACTATCAGTGCTGATCTTGGTAGAGAAACAATGTATAAGCTTGGTAGTCTTGCCCCATTTCATCGCTTTGTAAATTTTCCACTCGAAGTTACATGTGAATTTGAAGTTAGTGCCACTGAGCTAGATGGTGTTGCAGTTAGTATTCCAAGTGCTGCTTGTAGCGGTTTACCAGCTAATGATAGAAGCATTCTTGTTAAGATTTGTGACGCAACTGGTACCGATAGATATGAGTTTGATCTTGGCACCAAATGCAAGCTTACTAGTGTTAACTATAGTGGTGGCGATACTGGCGGCGGCAATGCCACAGTTACCTACTCCTATAGTACCTACAATGAGCTAGATATCGTCGGCTGATCGTAGTATCATATTGTTGGGAACATAGTGCGGGGGAGGATTCTTCCCCCGCATTTCACTTATATTTAGGAGTAGTCACAACATGGGTAATAGAATTTTTTATGCTTGCCAAGCTGTGGCAATCAATGGGGCCCCCGTTAATGGCGCTCAAAGTGTTGGTATTACCACGAGTTTTGATTTAGAACCGGTATTTCAATTGGGTCAGATCAAACCGGTTGATATCTTAAATATATCTCCTAATGTTGAAGTCACTCTTACGAGAGCTCTTACTAGTCAAAATGCTACTGTTTGGAGTGGAGATTTTATTACTAATGTTGGATCGGCTAATAAGACTATTTGTATAGCTATTGGAGATGACACAGCTCCACTGTTAACTTCCAGTACCGCACAAATATATTGTACTGGTGCTGGTATTAGTGGTGTAACATATACATTTCCGGTTGATGGAATATTTACCGAAGAAGTCACCTTCGTTGCTCAACATAAACAAATTGGTGGTTGTGCAATTGTTATGTCTGAAGATACTACTTCAAAAGCAAAAACTAGACAACATTATAGTAGTGGCGCTCCATCTTTGGTTACCAGTGCCGGTAATCTGACAAATATTACCATTAGCACATCTGTTGGTCGTGAAAATTTGTTTAAGCTAGGTCAATATCAATCATATCATAATTATGCTAATTTACCAGCTGAAGTAAGTGTGGAATTTGAAGTTAGCGCAACGTCTACTGATGGTATAGCCCTAGCTACCGCAGGATCTTGTAGTAGTCCTACTGGTGGAGCATTTGATGAACAAAATATTGTTTTAAATATATGTGGTAAAACATTTACAATGGATAAGTGTAAATTATCTAATGTTACATATGGTGGTGGTGATACAAGTGGTGGAAATGCCACTATCACATTTTCATATACAACATATAATAATTTAACAGTTAGTTAATAATTAATTTTTTTAGGAAATTATGCAGGATATTGAAGGACTAGTATATAGAATCATTAATTCATATTATTATGTTGATATTAATAATATAAGTTATAAGGTGTTATCTCCAAGTTTAAAAATTAAACAACAAGCTCATAATATATACTTATCTATTCTAAATAGTAATAAGTTTGATGATACCAGCTGGATCCGTAAAACTGATGCTCAAGCTATTCTAAATCATAATAAAATCTGGGATAATGAGAAGGATGAACAATTTAAGATATTAAGTAATCGTCTTGATGATATGAAAATTGAATTATATCTTAAGTTTCTTGATCCTGTAATGAAGAAGAAAATAAAAGCTAGTATAGAAACTGGTAAAAATAAAATACAAGAGATGTTACACCTTAAAAATTCTATGGATCATTTAACTCTTGAAAATCATGCAGAGGGTATTAAAAATGAACATATTATATTAAATACGGTGTATGATATAAATGATAATTTGGCGATTCAAGATACTGTGGACACGAGATTATTTGAATCATTTGTTGTTGCGATAAATAAAGCATCTATAGGAATGGAAATTCTAAGGGAAGTTGCTAGAAGTGACTTATGGAAATCATTCTGGGATGCAGCAAAAGTAAATGTTTTTGAGTTGCCTGCATATAATTGGACAGATGAACAAAGACTATTAATTAATTTGAGCAAAATGTATGACTCTGTTAGAGAACATCCTGAATCACCAGAGGATGATGTTATAGCAGATGATGATGCATTGGATGGATGGATGATGTTTCATAGAAGAAAAATTGAAAAGGAACGTAAGAAAAATAAATTAATGGATAGTGTTGGTGGAAAATATAAGAACGCTGGGGAGGTATTTATTGTGACGAACTCTGCTGAAGAAGCAAAAGAAATTTATGGTTTAAATGATCCAGAAGCTATGGCAGCAATTAATCATATGAAAACATTAGCACAGACTGCTGAACAACCTATTCAATGGGCTGACTTACCTCACGTTAAGGCTGATTTACAGAATAAGCTAAAACAAAAACACAAAAAGTGATATATCTAAAGGAAAATAATTTATGAAAAATAACCAATCTTCTAGTCGCAGAGAAATTATAGAACAAATTGAAATAAGATTTAAAACTATAATGATAGGCTCTTTAGCAAGATTCGAAAAAGAATTTGGTCATTTATGGAATAATAATGCTGAGCCATCCAATAATCAAGAAGAATATTTTAGTGAAAAGTGGGAAGATTTGAGACATGATCTATTGGACCATGGAAATAATCAAATCCGTCAAGGAATAGAAGAATTGAATATGTATTTAAATAATGTTGAGAAATATAGACTACAAGTGTTTTATAATCATAACAAGGAGAATAATCGATGAGCGAAACTTTTAAGACAAAGATTCAGGATAAAGAAGTTACATTCTTAGTTAGGATGCCTAACCTACAAAATCAGAGAGAAGGACAAAAGATCTATAATCAAGCATTCTCGGATGCTGTTAAATCTGGTTCTATTGTTAGAGCTAAATTAGATGATCTATTAACAGAACAAGGATTATGGGACGATAATAAACAGGCTAGATTTTTAGCCATTCAAAGAGAGCTTAATGATAGTGAAAAGAAATTGGCTGTTGGTGGTATTTCTCTAAAAGAAGCCAAAAATATAGCTATTTCTATGAAAAGAGTAAGAGATGAACTAAGAGAGTTAATTTCTGTTAGAACCAACTTAGACACCCATACTGCCGAAGGACAAGCTGATAACTCTAGATTTAATTATCTAGTTTCATGTTGTGTGGTGTATAATGATAACAAGAAGTCTTATTTTAATAATTATGAAGATTACTTGAATAGGTCCTCAGATCCCGTTGGTATACTTGGTGCACAAAAATTAGCATCAATGTTATATGGATTGGATTCAGATTTTGAGAAAAAACTACCAGAAAATAAGTTTTTATTGGATTATAAGTTTATTAATGATGATTTGAGATACATTAATAGAGAAAGTCAGTTGATTGATGAAGATGGCAGACTGGTTGATGAAAATGGAAGATACATTAATGATAGTGGGAAATTTGTTGATAGGGAAGGAAATTTGGTTAATGAAAAGGGAGATTATGTTGTAGATTTTACTCCGTTTGTTGATGATGAAGGTAAGCCAATAGTATTGGAACAGAAACCAAATGAAAAACCAGTCATTGACCAATCGACTCCGGAACCCAAACCAACAACAGAAACACCCCCTGTTAGCTCATGATATCAGTGTAGTATTTGATTATATAAAACCTTGTAATAATCCTCCATATTCCATGAGTATGGGGGATTTTTATTTCATCAATATTATGGAGCTATAATTATATATGGCAGCAGCATTTAATTTGACAGCACAGATTAATTTGAGAGGACCAACCAACACAAAATCAATTGCTTCGTCTATTAGAAAGCAATTATCTAATATCAAGGTTAAGATAGATCTTGATATGAAAGGATCTTCAGCCAAAAGTATAGCTCTGGTTAATAAAGGTTTACAAAGCATAGCTACAAATGCATCTAAAGCTAATTCTAATATTAATCAACTTAATGCTAGCATTCAACAATTAGCGACTAGTCTTGGTGGACTTGCAGCTTCTAGTCCACAAGCATTAGCGGCCACAGGTAAAGCGGCAAGTTCAGCTGGTAAGTCTGTTTCTACTGCAACTTCTCAGATGCAAGAATTCGGTAAACAGTCTGGACTAGCTATTCGTAGATTTGCTGCCTTCAGTACAGTTACTGGCGTAATTTATAGTTTAACTAATGCTATTACTAGTGCTTTTAAAGAATTTATTACATTTGATAAAGAACTGGTCAGATTATCTCAAGTTACTGGATCGAGCATGACTGCTTTATCCGATATTACAAAAGAAATAACCAGACTATCAACTACTCTGGGCGTTACATCTTCTGACTTATTACAAGTTTCTGTAACCTTAGCTCAAGCCGGCTTATCTGCACAAGATACTAAAACAGCACTTGAAGCATTGGCTAAATCAGCTTTAGCGCCATCTTTCGACGATTTAAATAGTACAGTAGAAGGTAGTATTGCTTTAATGAGGCAGTTTGGTATTAGTTCTGGAGAGCTAGAAGGCGCTCTTGGTAGTATCAATGCTGTTGCTGCTGCATTTGCTGTGGAAGCTAGCGATATTATCGTTGCTATACAAAGAACCGGTGGTGTGTTTGCTGCTGCTAGTAATGGTGTTAGTCAGGGTACGGATGCTCTTAATGAATTCATATCAGTATTTACTAGCGTACGAGCTACTACTCGTGAAAGTGCCGAAACTATCGCTACGGGTTTAAGAACAATATTTACCAGAATACAGAGAGGAGCAACAATAGAAACTCTCAAAGAATATGGTGTTGTATTAACAGACTTAGAAGGGAAATTCGTTGGACCATATGAGGCTGTTCGCAGATTAAGTGAGGGTCTTAATGGCCTTGATACTCGTGACTTGAGATTCTCTAAGGTTGTTGAAGAACTTGGTGGATTTAGACAAATTGGTAAGGTTATTCCTCTTATCCAGCAGTTTGCAACAGCAGAAAATGCCTTATCAATTGCTCAAAAGGGTCAGAGTTCTTTGAGTAAGAATGCTGTAGAAGCTCAAAAATCGTTAGCTATTCAGTTTGAAAAAACTAGACAAGCCTTCGTTGCCCTCATTAGAGATGTTGGCAATAGTAGTACCTTTAGAACAATTGCAACGATAAGTTTAACTACCGCTAATGCTTTCGTATCTCTTGCATCAGCACTTAAGCCATTGTTACCAATGTTAACGGCTCTTGCTGCTATTAAGGGAGCATCAATTCTTAGTGAATTTACTTCTGGTTTTGTAGGAGGTCTTGGTAAAGGCGCTCCTGATGGAGGAGACGACGGAGGTGGTGGTGGCGGTGCAGGGGGTGGAGGCTCTGGCGGCGGTGGTTCGGGCGGTAAGAGTGGCAAGAGTGGCAAGGGGAAAGGTCCAGCAAGCTCTAAGGTTGTAATGGCTAATACCCATGCTACAGCTGCAAATACTTCACAACTATCTATAGTTAATACCACATTAGTAGGAATGATTACTAGTTTAAATAACTTAACTCAGATTATTGATAATGCATTTCCACCATCTGGAGGAACCGGATCTGGTCCGACAACAGCTAGTAAGGGTGGCAGAATATTAGGATTTAAACGAGGGGGTAGTGTTCCTGGTTATGGTAGAGGAGATAAAGTATCGGCTCTATTAGAACCAAAAGAATATGTTATGAGTCGTGATGCTGTTGAGAAATATGGCACGGGTACATTTGATGCCATGAATAGTGGAGGAGCTATTCAGAGATTTAGTGTTGGTGGAGGTACTGATGCTATATCAACATATAAAGCAAGCTCTATGGGGCTTAATAGAAGTTTAATGCTTGGAACTCCATTAACTAAAGAACAACAAAAAATCAACAAAGACTTAAGTAAACAAGCCAAAGATAAATTACCAAAACAATTATATTCTGGTATCGGAGAAAATAGACTCAACATTATTAAAAAACAGGTTGGAGACAAGCTACAAGAATCAAAAGGTAAAACATTTTCACTGCCTGGATTTTTATCTACCAGTTCAGATAGTTCTATTGCAATGGAGTTTGCTCGCCAAGGACTTTTGACTATTTTGACCAACCCTAAGAAAAAAGGCATTAATACCAATAAACGAGTGAGCACAGAATATGATCTGGAAAAAGAATTTATATTACCTCAAAATTCTAAATTTAAAGTCTTAAAAGCAGAACAAAGTCAGTCTGCTGTTCGTCCTGGTAGTTCTTTGAAAAAAGAAAAATCTAATTTAGATGTTCAACAACTAGCTTCGGGTGGAGCTATACAAAAATTTGGTAAAGGGTCGTCTGGTGGCAAGGGAGTTAAAGCATCTAAGCCTAATAGTCAATCATTAGTTGACCTACCTCCAGACAAGGATACGCATTTTACACACCTAGACGCAAGAGTAGAAGCTAAAGATTTCCCCAAAGAATTTCAAAACTATTTAAAGAAAAACAAAAAAACATCAGTCGTTGATGCATTATATTCTAGTATGGGTTTAGATTTACCAAGAAACTGGAACCTAGACTGGAGCCAGTCACCTAATAGTGCTGGTTCATCTAGTAAATTGCTATCAGACTATATATCTAAGCCTAGCAATGAGATATTTAAAACATTATTAGGTAATAGAAAATCCTCTTCTGCGGCTGAAAAATATGGTTTTGAAGGTAGAGAAAAGTCTATAGCTGCTGGCTTTCTGTCCGAGGCACAAGATAATATTAGATCTAATTTGGCATCTTTGATTAAAAGTAATAGTAAGAAATTCTATGATACTGACAAAGATGATGTCTCCACGACCATGCCTGATCTTTTAGAAAGAAGTATAGGTAAGTCTTTACCTAAATCAAAATCACCAGTGCTTATGGAGGCATTAAAAACTAAAATAGCTTATGTAGGCAAGAATAGTAAAGGTAAGGACTATAGAGATAGAATTAATAGGGAAATGAGGAAAGTACTAAACTCAAATAAAAAATCTAATGGAGGATTCATACAAAAATTTGCTGATGCTGGAGAAGTTGATATTGATGAAAGCTTATTAAGACCTTATGGACAAGTTGGTGTTTTAGCTAAAAAGAGTCTTAAGGGTGATGCGGGATTAAGTATAGAAGAGGCCGTTAGGGAGGTTCTAGTTAAACAATTAGCCGGGCTAGGTAATGAAGCTGGTATAGCAGAACTAACCGCCATTCCTGCAAACCTACGCAGGAAGCTTAGGAAAGACATGATTTCTAAAGGGCAGATAGATTTACTAGGAGCATCTGATGTAATTAATAATGCTCTGTCCTCTAAGGGAGTACAAGATGCAGAGTATGCTGCTAAAGTTGAAAAAATGAAAAAGGTTGGTGTTGTTGGATTAGTAGATGGTCAGGGTAAATTAGATTATTCTAAAGATTTTGATAATTGGGATATTGGTAATAATCGTACAGTCTACGCTTATGCTAGAGGTTTCAAGTCCCAATATTTTGACGCTGTTACTAAAATGCAACAGCAAACAGCATCTGCTAAGGGTCAGTTTGCAGAAAATCTACAATATGCTGATATATTTACTGGTGAACCACTAGCTTTTGATTTTGATGAAACTTTAGTTGCTGGAGCAGATATTCTTAATGATAAAGGTAAACCAGATATTCCTAAATATTCTGATAGAACCATTGTGCAAGAAGCTCTAAAGAAGGGTAGATTAACAAAACTAGGAGCTAAGTTAAAATCTCTTATAGATGCCGACCCAGACTTTATTAAACAAACTAGAATTCTTACTGCTAGACCACAAAATACTGAAGATCTTTTGGCACAGACCCTACAGAGTTTTGGACTACCATATAAAGCTGATGATGTTACTGGAGTAAGTCAAGGTCCTGGTACAGATATTGCTGGTGCCAAAGCGGCTAATTTAAGCAAGACAGAAAAATTAATTGATGATAATCTAGATAATGTTAGGGCTGCTGAAAAATCTGGTAAAAAAGCTTATCAATATAGAGAACCAGGATTAGCTCCAGAATATCAAGAATTGATGGGTCAAGGAAATATTGAGGGTGCCGTAGTAGAGGCGGCATTAGCAGAGCTTGGAGCTAGCTTACCGCCAATCGCCCAACTAGAACAGAATAGAGCCGTAGACTTTGAGAATGGATTAGGCCCAGCTGCTAAATATTTTGGTATCCCAAGCAATATTCCAACAGAAGTAAAGAGAACTCTTACCGGTTATGCTTTTGATAGAGCTCGTAAAGAGTTTGGTAGATATTATGATGAGAATCCTAGTAAGTGGTTTGAGGGTGGACAAATTCAAGCTTTTGATGAGGGGTCTATGGGAGGCGTTAAGCCAGATAGATCAACTAAGAATAAAAGAAGAGGGGCCTATGGTACTCGTGGCTTTACGCCACTGTCCCCATCAGAGCACTCCTCATTTGCTGCACAAGCTTATAGAGATGCTGATAGTGATGATAGTGTTGAGTGGTCAGATCATTATGGCATGAAGATGCCAAAAGTATTAGCTGATTATTATGATAAACTTAATAAGTGGACTTTTGAATCTGGTGGTGCTGGTATTGCTATTGGTAAGAAATTGGTTAAGCTACCTGATGATATAGATCCAGAAGCTTTAGAAGCACTTAAACCAGATTTAATTAAACAATATGATGGATGGTATACAGAGGTAGAAGAAGTATTACCATTTGGTAGACCAACAGAAACAAAGAATCCAGCACTAGCAGCTAAACAAGCTAGAGCATCAGCAGCACTAACGGCAGAAAGTCGTAATACTGCTTATACACAAGCAGAGGATGCTATAGGTTCATTTAAGAAAACTGGACAATTATCTTTTGATCCATCAATTGATAGTCATATCAAATCATCTTTTCCAAGCTATATTAGTGAATTAGAGGATGAATTAAAATCAACAAGTGATCCCGATGAAAAAATCTCTATTCAGCGCAAACTATCTAAGGCACAAAAGGCCTGGCCAGATTACCAGGCACTAACTAAGGGAACATCAGTACCAAATCAAGGTAGAGTAACAGCGCTATCAGAAACCTTATATACTTTATTAGATCAGTATGGTAGTGGAGATGTTGCCGTATCCGAACTAGATAATATTCTTAAGGCTATGGGACAGAAACTACCAGTTAAAAAAGCCCATGGAGGAATACTACAAAAATTTAGTATTGGTGGTAAACTTTCAAGAGGATCGAATGTTCAGAATACAACGCAAGGGTTTGCGGTTGGAGGCGAAACAGAAGCTTTAAGTGACCTTAGAGATTGGACAAACGTTCAACAAGATCCAAACTTCCAACAAGCTGTTACTGACTTTGAAGGACTCTACGGCAGAAACAACGTCATGAATAAGCCTCAGTTTGATGCTTATGATAAAGATAAGAGTAAAACCCCCAAAATAGGAATGGACGAAGGATTAAGTGGGGCCTCGTACAAGGTTACTCCGGGAATGATAGAGCAGAAGGGCGCAGAATATCAAGATATTATAGCTAATAGGGTAGCAGGATATCGAAAAGCAAATAAAGTTCAGCAAGCAGCGATTGAAAAAAATAAGATTAAGTCCCCAGCACAACAAGCTATGGAGGACGCCCCATTCTTTAAAGACGCTCGTATACAAAAGGCTCTTGAGGATCAAGGAAAGGGGATGAGAGACTACGAACCTCGTCCTAAGCAATATGCTATTGGAGGAATACTACAAAAATTTGCAGATGGAGGAGCGCCCGGTAAGAAATATTCTTGGAGAGAAAGTAAAGGAGTTATGGATTCCTTTAATTCTAAAAGGACTTGGTACGATGTTTTTGAGCATAATCCAGAGGGTGGGGCTAAAGTTGTTCATAGTGGATCTTTTGATGAAGTATTAAAATTTTTACAAGATAATAGGAGTAAAGATACTGAGCAAAAATCTAGCGAAGATCCAATGAAAAAACTAGCTGGTGGTGGTCGTATCAAATTATACCATGGATCAAATACTGGTGTCGATGATGCCACACTTAAAAGTTTTAAAGAAAAGGGGGCTTTGTCAGATGTTGCCCAAGGATATGGTCAAGGTGCTGGCTTTTATGTTTATAGCGGTAAAGAAAAGGCTAAAGAACAAGCTCAAATGAGAGTTAAGGGTGGACTAGGTTCTTTTGCTGTTGTTAGTGGAGATACTGCTGGTAAGCCGATGGTATTAACTTTTGAAGAAGCACTAGATCCAGCTACATGGGACTTAGATTATGAGTTAAATAAAGGTTCGGTAGTTAAATGGTTAGCACAAAATTTTGATAAGATTAAAGATAAAGTTGCTCCTGGCGAAAAACTAACAGGAATCAAGGATGTTGTTAGTCCTGATAGTTCTAAAGGAATAATGTCACATGGTATTAGAGTACAAAGCGATACTGGGTCTATAAAAACCATATATTCCGGTATAGATTCTGATCTTAGAGAAGGAGAGCTTGTTGGACAAATAATGAATCGTCTTCAGTCCAATGATCCAGAGATGGTTCATGGTTTTGAGAATCAGTTCTTTAAGAGTCCATCACTAGCTAGTGGAGAATGGGATAATTTAGCATTAAAATATGTTGGATCATCTCCATTGAAACCAGTTGATATTGAAACATTTGCCGCTGGAGGAAGTGTTCAACAATTTGCTAGAGGCGGAGTGCCAGCATTGGTTAGTAATGGTGAGGCTTATATCCCACCCTCAACTGCTAAAAGTATAGGATATGGAACCTTAAATCGTATGAATCAAGCTGATAAAAATGGTATGGGGCGTTTTGCGGTAGGTGGTGGCGTTGGGGTTTTCAAGGGGCCGGGTAGCGGCACTAGTGATAGTATCAGAACCAATTTACCAGTTGGTAGTTTTATTTTAAGGGAAAAGGCAACCAAAGCTTTAGGGTTTAATCGTGGTGGCAGTGTTGGCGTTCGTAAATTTGCCACAGGAGGCGGTGTTGGTGCTGATAGAATGGACTATCTAAATAGAATAGCAGATAAGTTGGGTATTACAGTTCAGCAGTATGAGCGCAGTATCAGAGAAAAAATCTATAAATCTGCTAAGGGTAGTGCGGAATCTAAAACATCAGCACAATCAGATGTTGGCGATGTTTTAATTAAGAATTTAGAAAATATTGGAGATGCTAGTGTTGAGCAAGCTACTAGAGAATCATTAACAGAACTTATTAGTAAGATAGATCCAAATATAGATGCTACTAAACTTGGATCTACTATTGATGATGTTATTACTGGTATGAAGAATGGTTTATCTGTTGATGAACTCAAACAGACTTCTAGTGATCTTAAAGATATCTTAGAAAAGGATATTTCTATAGTATCAGAACTTGCTGATGCTCATAAAAAATATGAATCAGAGTTGGGTTTCTTGACAGGTAAGATGAAAGTTAGGGGTATTGATGTTAGAGCGCAAAAATCTCTCAAAGAGGGTAAGTTTGGAGCATTAGAGTCTGGTAATCTTAGACAAGCACAAAGAAATTTAGAGTCCCCAACAGGACAAAGAATAGATAAGTTTGGAGAAGCTCTTAAAACACAAAATATTCCGGGTATGAAATTATTATCTTCTGCTTTTCCAAAAGTTGCAGATCGTCTAACAACACTTGGAGATAAGATTGGTGGAGTTACCGGTATCATAGGAAGTGGATCAGCATTATTAAGTACTCAAATGCCTGGGTTTTTAAAATCTATTGATGCATTTGCTGGTACTGTATCTGAGGCTAGTCCAGCCGTTGCTGGATTGCAAGGAGCTCTCAGAGATGCTGGTTCTTTTGGACTAAGTGGAGCTATTGTTGGTAAACAAGCTTTTGGAGCCAAGGGTGCTGCTGTTGGTGGTGCTGTTGGATTAGCTGGTGGCGCCGTATCTGGCTTTATTAAAGAGTCAACGTCTAAAGAAGTTGAACTAGCTATGAAGGGCGTTTCAGCTGCTTCATCAGATTTGGACAAAACACTCAGTCAATTATCAGGCGCTAAAACTTTTGGAGAACGAGCAGAGCTACAAGATAGGGCTGCTAAAAACTATGAAGCTCTTAATACTGCTTTAGAAAAATCGACCAGTACAATACAACAAAATAAAATTTGGACTTCGTTAGCAAGTGGCCTAGAAGGCTTTTTAAGCGGACTAACTATGGTTATAGGATTCATGGCCGCTGCTCAAATGGGTGGACCAACTCTTGGTCCTGGCTCTGGTAAAGGCAGTAAAGGCAAAAAAGGTGGTGGCGGTAAAGGTAAAAAAGCAGCTGGTGGTCCGATAGGATTTGCTAATGGTGGTTTAGTGCCAGTTAAGTTGGCTGACGGAGAGGGAGTTTTTACTCCTCCATTACCTGCTAGTACTGGCGAAATGAAAAAAATGAATAATGCGGACAGAAATGGTTATAAGCCGTCTTTTTCTGGTGCAATGTCGATTGTTCCTGGTGGTGGTAGCGGCAAGGTTGATAATTTTGAAACTATGCTACCAGAAGGTTCTTATGTCGTAAGAGCTGATGCTATGAAAGCTATGCAAGAACAGGAGATGGCAACAAGCAATAAGGGTGGTTCCATAGGAGCACATCAATCTAAGATTAGCATAACAGGTTCGACGCCCAAATTATCTTCCGGTGGAGAAGTACAACACTTTGCATCAGGTGGACAAATACAAAGACTAGCTAGTGGAGGAGGAACAAGGGGTTATGCTGTCGGAGGTATTGTTAATCTGATAATGCGAGGACTAAAGATGGGACTAGGTTCTGCCCTTGGTGCGGCTGTGATGAATGGTCTATTAAGTGCTCTTGGTCAATTTTTTGATACAAGCGCACAAGATGTACAACTACAAGCAGAACTTCAAGCATTAGATCAATTAAGACGCATAGCAGATAATAGTGAGGCTTTTGCCACTGGAAATAAATCTTATGCTAATAGAATAATGAGAAATAGTGATGTTGTTGAAAAAGCATCATTAACTCCAGAAGAAAGAAGAGCCTCTTATGGCCGCAAGGAGAGCGGAGGAAAGCTTAATAGCTTAAATATACTACAAGAACAGGAGATGAGAAGCTCTCTTGGTGCTGAAGGTATGGTTGTGAATGATCAACAGAGCGTTCAGGAGTATCTCGATACTCTTGGTGCTGGTTCTGAAAAACGTAAAAAGGCTGATGCAGCTATAGTTAAAGCTCAAGAACGTTTACGTAAAAGAATATATATAGAAGCTCGCGTAAGACAGGGACAAGATAAAGAAGTTGCTCGTAAAGAATATGAAGGGGCTATTGGTAAAGACGGCAAAGTTCGTAATGCTAAATCTGCTGGTAAAGTTAATAACTTAGTAGATCAAGAACTGGGTAGAGAAAATAGATCCCGAGTATTAGCTGATAGATTAGAGATAATAAATAGAGATGTTAAGAAATTTACTCTGAATATTAGCGATGTAATGAGTCGTTTGTCTTCTTCTATGGCTAGAATAGTTAGTGAGATTGATGCTAGTGCTACTAGGGCTATGAATATTTCTGGAGAGTTTTCTGGTCAAGGAGCAAGAGCTAATGAACCAGATGCTCAAAATGTAAGAGTTCTTGAAAATATCACAGCATATACCAGAGACGAACTATCTTCTGTTGTTGATAATGTTACTGCTGGTCTTGGAGATAACGAGCAAACAAAACAAATAGGAAGCTTTGTTAAAGGTCTACAGGCTATTGAACAAGAACTGCCACTGATTCTTAGAGATACAGAAGGAGGAAATCTTGAGGCTGGCTCTCGTTCGAATATAGAATCTAGATTGAGCGATATGTTTGCTGGATTAGACATGGCTCCTGGTATTCGTAAAAAATTAGAAGATAGTGTTTTGGAGTGGATTGATAGTGGAACATCTATTAATAGAAAGGGCATGTCTGTAGATGATCTTGCTGATAATATTCAAGCATTTAAAGAACTTAAAGATTCTGGAGAAAAAGCTAGGAAAACTTTAGAGGATTATGCTAGAAAACAACTTGAGGTAAATCGTAAGCTTGGAGCTATGTCGGATTCGTTAGCTGCTCAATTTGATAAGCTAGCAGATAACTCCATTAAAGTTAAAGATATTAACTTACAGGCCGCACTGCAACTTAAGGAAAAATTTGGACAAACACTCTCTCTAAGAGAGATGACATCACCATTTGAAGCATCTGTTGGCGGACTAACTGGTGGATTAACTGATCCTGCTACTATTGGTCAAGAAATATCAAAAGCTATTGCAGAAAAGAGAATTCTAGAAGCTGATCCTTCTAAATCTACTAGCGCTTTGGGTTCTGGAGATATAGCAAAACTCACCTCAAAAATTAATAAGTATACTAAAGCTCTTGATCTATTGGCAAACAATACAGATAGGGCCTCTGCTGCTCTTAAGAAAATTGATGAACAATCTCAAATTTCTGCTGGTCGTCGTCGTAGTGTGATGGACTTCTTTGATATTATAGATAACCCAGAAGCTATGCTGGGTTTTGCTAAAGAGACACAATCATATGGTAGAGTTATGGGTGGTGCTGGTAGTATTGGAGATATTAAGGGAGCAAAGTCAACACTACAAAGTTTAGAAGGAACAAAAACGCCAGAAGAATATCAAAGACTACAACAACAATTCTTTGATAACGTAACAAGAATACTTGCTAATGCTGGTGGTGATCCTGCTGTTTTTAATCAATTCAAAGATATGTTTGCTGGTGATTTTGGTAGAACTGAAGATAATCCACAAATCAAACCATATATTGATGCATTTAATCAAGCAGCCACAGTACAAACGCAAGCAGTAAGAACACAGTCTGATCTTATTAGACAGGGTGGAGAACTATTATCCAGAGCATTGTCCACATCTGCTGATGATTTTACCAATAAGATGCAAACTGCTATTACTAATATTGTTAATGAGTTAAATGCTGTGGCTACCAGATTAGGCGTAGGGGGCGGCGCTGTTCCAGCCCCACCACATGCTAAGGGCGGCTTAATAAATTATTATGCTATGGGTTCTATGGTCGATTTTGCCCCTAAGGGAACAGATACTGTTCCAGCAATGTTAACGCCAGGAGAATTCGTCGTTAACAGAGCTGCAACATCAAGGAATCTTCCACTACTACAAAATATTAATAGTGGTAAATATAGTAGTGGTGGAAGTGTTAAATATTTAGCTAAAGGAGGTTTATTAGACCGTAGTGTACGCACTAGGTTCCCAATGGTACCAGACACAGAGTGGGATAAATTAGCTGGCACATCTGATCATATACCATTGAGTAGTTTTCCACAAAGCGATTTGTTAAAATATGTAGATTTTAGATCAGCGTCTAAAGATAATGTATTAAATAAATCAGAACTAGATAGTTATAATTCGGCAGTACAACAACATCATGACAGATACCTCTCAGGATCTGCTCAACAAAAATATAAGGTGTTGTCAGACAATAATCTTTTGATAGATAATTTACAAAAAGAAAAGAAACAATCTTCTGGATTTTTAGGTTTTGGAGGGGACAAAAATAAAACTAAACAAACTAGTCAAGCTTTAAACAAAGCAATAGCATTTAGAGATAAAGAACTTAAAGCTGGTTCAGGTTTAGATTGGTACAAAACTTATGAAGCTGCTCATGCTATACAGAATAATAAACGAATCACTGGCGGGCGTAACATATTAGAAGAGAATTATTTCGGTGGAGATAGAAATTTTCCATTTACTCCAGAATTTATGAAGGTGGATAATGCTTTTAGAAACGCTAAATTAGGTCTTGAGCCAGCTGATTTTGAAAGTTTAATGTATGGCTTGGCTAGTAAAGCAATTCCCGGAGTATTGGGTGCTGTTGGTGGTGGTTTAGGTGCCATTGCTGGTGGATCCATCGGAACTTTGGGTGGTTTGATTACTGGCCCAGGAGCAATCGTTACAGGAACTGCTGGAGCATTATCTTTAGGCTTTACTGGAGGTATGCTTGGAGATCAAATAGGACAAAATATAAATTCATATATATGGGATAAATATATTCCAGAATCTATGAAGAATAGAGTTATGGAGAAGATGAAGGCTAGTCCAGAATCATATTCAGGAGGCCAGTGGATAGGCTTTGGTGCTGAGTTGATGGGAGGTGCTGCTGCTGATGATATGATAAGAAAGGGTATGACATCAGCTTTTGGTAAAGCCACCTCAGTAAGCGCAAAAATGTTACAGAATGGCTCTATCACATCCAATGCTATTAAGCTTGCTCCTAATAGTATTCCTATCGCTAATGCTGATGAAATTACTAATAGAAGTTTAGCATTATTTAAAGGTGGGGCTGAGCAAACTGTTCAAAAATCGAAGAGAGTGGTTGGTGGCAGTGGAAAGGTAGCAGTCCCAGAAATGCCAGCACCCAAATCAGAAGCTCCAGCTGGTGGACGAGCAACAGCAACAGTATCTCCTCGTAATTTGAAAGCTATTCAAGAACTCTTACAAAATTCTGGACTTAAGTACAACAATGTTGATAATTTATTAGATGACTTGGTTCGTAATCCTTCTGGTAAGGGGGTTTTTGAGATTCTTGGTAAGCCACCACAAACTGGTTCTGGAGTTCTAAAGCTTCAGAGATTATTACACCCAGACACTGCTGCAACATATTTACCAGATATTTCAGCAGATATACTTAATACGGGAAGTAAGAAATTTCAAAGAATCTTTAATATAGCTCAAAATAAAGATATTTTGAATAGATATTCATCTTTAATAGATGATGGATATTCTCCAAATAATATCGTTGATGCATTTAAGGGTAACGATCCTCCATATTTTATTAGAAGTCAGTTGGGACAAAAACCAGGCGCTCCAAAGTCAAGAGCCAAGGCTCCGGAAGCAAGTACAGGAACAGCTACTCCCAAACCTGGATCGACAACGCCACCTCAGCCAAAAACAGATGTTCCACCAAGAGGAAAAGCTCCAGAAAGTTCAACATCTGCTACTCCAAAACCAACAGATATGTCGGCACCACCAAAACCAACTGATATGTCAGCACCACCAAAACCATCCCGTGGTAAAGCTGGTGACGGCAGCACTGGAACTAAACCAAAGCCAACACCCCCAAAGGCCCCATCTGGAGCACCATGGTCCGATACTGTTAAGACCAAGCTTGCTCAATTATGGGAAAATAGTAAAAATACTGTTGGATCAGCTAAAAATTTCTGGGATAAATTACCATCTTGGGCTAGAAAGGGTATAAGTTGGGGTAGTACAGGATTAGGTTTGTATGGAGGCAAAGCTATATGGGATTGGGCTACCGGAAATTCATCAGTCACCATTCCAGATGCTACCCCTTCTGGAACTCCTACTGGCGGACCACTACCTCCATCTACATTTGGCGACGACCCATTAGAACCTATTAAATATGCTGTTGAAGAAGCTAAACGTAAATATGAATCGACACAAGCTGGTAGAATGGATGCTTTCAAAACACAAGATGGTCAATATAGTTTTGGACAGGTTGTGAGTGCTGCTGCTAATCTTGGTCTTAAAGATCCAATGGGTATCACGGACTTCAGAGCACGATATGCTAAAATACCAAAATTTGAACTTGGAGATGGCTCTGAGGCTGGACAACTATTAACACAAAAAGAAAGACAAGATAAACAAGACGAGCTAGATAGTCTAAACAATCAAATAGGCGATATTGCTCAATATGATGTCGATAATGATCCAAATATTAAGGTTCTACTTGGTAGAAGAAATGAACTACGCAAGCAGTTGGAGAGTGACTATAGGGGACAGCTTAATCTTGGAGTGCCTACAGGAGATAAGCCTCCTAAGTTTACGTTATCAAGTCCAAAAGTTCCCAGATCCAAAGAAGACTTTGGGTTAACAGACGATATGATTGATCCAGTTTCGGGTAAGCCACTACCGGGCTTAGTCAACGCTGCTAAAGATAGTCCAATAATTAAAGAGTTGTCAAATCTAACTTCACATCAAGCAACCCTTAATAGAAAGGATGACTCAGGAAGCGCCACACCTGGACAAACTAATGGATCATTATTATCAAAATATAAATTAGATTTTGAAGATTTAGAGAAAGAATCAGCAAACGCTAATATGCGTAATGGACAAGATCTTCTTAATAGATTTAATAAATTGAAGAAGTCTTATGTTAAAGATTTTGGACCAGTCAATGATCTTGACGATCAAGATATAGCATTTGGTATGGATGCTCAAGGAAAAGCAAAAGCACAGGGAGAGGTTATTAGGAAACATTTGGGCGGCAAATTAGGAGATAGCTCTTTTGTTGGAGCTCCATTTAAAGGTGGTCAATCTAATGGAGCAACACCACAAGAAAAAGCAAAAGCTCGTAAAGCTATCGATGAAATGAAGACTAAGTATGGAGTATCAACAGATGATGAATTAAAAAACAAACTAGAGGGTGCCTCTGTTAAAGAACAAAAAATTATCAATGCTGATAAAGGATGGACAAGATTTGATAATAATAAGAAGACATATCATAGTGAATTAGAAAAATATTGGATGATAAGGGCAAGATGGGAAAATAGAGAAAAATTAAAGGCTGATCCAACTTTAATGATGACAGGTTCTCCAAATTTAAGCTCTGAAGATGTAACAAAACTTAATACAGAAATACAGGATTTGGATGGTCAGATACAGACTGCTGCTCCAGGTAAGCAAGATGTCGATGACCTAGTTCGTCGTAGACAAGAAAAGCTTGATCAACTACATCAAGGTCAAGGTATTAAGTTTGAATCAGTTCCACCTATGGAATATTTGTTATTTAATACTCCACATGATTCATCCCATCTTAATCCATTTAATACATTTGATAATAATTCATATGCTTATGGTAAACCTGGACAAAATATTAATAATGCTAAGACTCCATTTGTTAATGATACCAATTCTATTATTATTGAATTATTAACAGCATATGGTAAAGCATATGGTATTGAAGCAGATATTCCAACTAATAATAATTCATTTAATGAGTGGATTAAAGGTATCAACCCTGAGACTGCAACTAGTCTACCATCAGTATCTACCAAAAAGAGTTGGACATTAGACAAGCTTCAAAATCATTATGCTTTAGGAGAGACTGCTGCTGATACAGAGGGTAATTTTGCAGCAAAGTTTGGTTTGTGGGGTGTCGATGGTACAGAAAACTCTTTCAATAATAATTTTACAGAGCAATACAAAGAGAAATTTTTACAAAAAGCACGAGACTATCTGGTAAGCAAATCTCAGAAAACTGCTAATGAACAATATCGTTTACCAGAAAATACAGATAATTATCTGAAAGCTATAGATGCGTTTGCTTCATATACTGGTGGAATGGATAGGGATATTTACGGAAAAGTTAATCCGGGTTTTGGTACGCTAAATATAGATAAAGGCATTGAAGGAGCGGACGATCAAGAGAAGCTAAAGAAATTACGTAGTAAAATTAGTAGAGCATATGTGAAGTATAAGAGAGAAAATATAGATAAGGCTTTTGGTGGCATAACACCAACTAATATTGATAGATGGAAGAGTGTTGATAATAGATATGGCTTCCCAGGTAGTCCAGAAGAGGTTAGGGATACTGTATTAGCAGATGTTAATACTTTAGATAGAATTAATAATTTAGATAATTATATGTTAAGTAATAAGGTATCACCAGCAGATATTCGTTCGTTTACTGGTGGGGCTAATTTATTGATGGCTAATAATGGTCCTATAGGAGATGCTGTTGCTGGATCTTTCTCAGATGTTGATGGAAATAAGGTAAAGGGAGATATTAAATTAGTAGATTTCTTGGTTAACGCACTAGACTTTTCAGCTCCTAGTCTTGTTAATGATAGACAAGCTAGGATTGATACGATTATAGGCATGGAGCTTGCTTCAAAAGTAAAAAATCCAAATCCAAGATATGCGCAGGCAGAAATTGATCTTGATACAGATCTAGAAAATATTAAAGATTCTTATAAGTTGTGGGACTCTCTCCAATCATATAGCATTGATCCAACAACTAAAAAATCAACAGTCGATTATATTAATCCAGATACATTGGCTCTGGATACTTTTACCGGAGACAAGGATTCGGTAAATATTGCTGGCCAAAATATAGAGGCAAACTCTGGTTTCTTTAGGAGTTATGCTGGTGCCTTCACAGATGATGCTCCAGAATATAATCGATTAAAGCAAACTATTTCATATCTTGGTTCATTTGCTGGTGCAGGGTTGAAGTCTGCTGATCAGATGACAACTATGCCTTCTCCATTTGATAATGATGCTTTTATCATGACTAAAAAAGAAAAGCAAATGCAGAGCGTGGCAACAAAACCAATTGGGGCGGCGGGTGCGGGAACTGCTCCACCAGCGGGAACCTCTCCTCCAGCGGGAACCTCTCCTCCAGCGGGAACCTCTCCTCCAGCGGGAACCTCTCCTCCAGCGGGAGCCGCGCCAGCATTAACTGGTGATGTTAAGACCCAAATTCAAACAATGCGTGAATCAGTAATAGGCAGTACTGGTAAAGCTAATAGTATTTTTGCTGATAATGCTCTACAAGATAGCGAAGCTAATGAATATAGTCCTATGTTAGATAATTTAGGAAGTTTATTATTTTCTAATATATCATCGTTTAGGGGTGATTCAGAGGCAGAAGCTAAGGCATGGTGGGCATATAAAAAACATTATCGTACAATAAAAAGATTTGGAGATCCTTTTGATCCTAAAGTGGTAGCTTCTAAGCCAAATATGGAAAGTATTAATACAGAAAGGACTCTGAGAGGTAAACTAAATGAAATGATTCAACAGCCCAAGTATTTATCTAGTGGTGGTCCAGCACTAGTTAATTATCAACCAAAGGGAACTGACACCGTACCAGCCATGTTAACCCCCGGCGAATTCGTTATTAATAAATCATCAGCATCTAGACATATGCCATTATTACAAGCTATTAATAGTGGTGGTATTTCTTATGCTAGTTCTGGTGGTGTAATCAATCCTGTATATAAGGCTAGGGCCGGTGGAGTAGGAAATATGATGGGTATGGTTCAAGGCTTTGGAAAAGCTATGGGTTTTGATATGGGTGGAGCCAGTGCAGTGTTTGATAGCTTTATCAAGTCATTCAATACCGAAACCAATAATTTTGGATCTTTAATCAATAATCTTGCTAAGGTATTTCCTGCTCTTAATGGTCCAGTTAATGCTTTTGGTGGTCATGTTGATAAATTAGTAAAAGCTCTTAATGAACTAAAATCGATAGAAATTAAGGGACCAAATATTCCTAATACTATTAATGTTAATAGTGAAACTATAAGAGTAGAATTAGTAGGACCAGAAAATACTAACTATAAATTAAGCCCAGATGATCAGAAAAAGATCTCAGACTCTGTAGCACTACAACTAAAAACATTAATTACAATGGGTAGAATTGCATAACTATGATTATTAAATATTATAATACATACTACGAGGTTATTTAATATCTATGTTTAAAGTAAAAACAGAAACATTAGTAGAAAATATTAGCACACAAGCTATTGATGGAGCAACTGTGTCTTTAGCTGGATCAACCCTGGACCCAGCGCCATTTGTATCATTATCTGTTGAGCAATATAGGGCTGGAGATTTGATTATTGGTGGCTCTTTAATAGTTTCATTAAATGGTACAGTTTATACAACTACTGGTGGATTTGGTAACATTGCTAGTCAACTACAAGCAAAATTTAAAACAATAGGCAGTAAGGGAGATTGTGTTAATTTAAATATTAATTGTAGTGGTACAGAATTGGTTAATGGTTATGGAACAATACGCTCCGTTAACATAGACGAAGGTCCAAGTCCAAGCTGGACCCAAATTGCTACATATTCTATTGAGATAGAAATGTATGTTAATATTAATGAATTAGTTGTTAAGCCAAATACCGCCGCCTCTCAGTATGTAACAACAAACGAGATTATAAAAGATTTATCTGAATCTATTACTTTAAATGTTGATAATGATGCATTTGCTAGTGATACCTTGTCGGGCACTAAGGCTGGTAGAGCACATGCAAAATATAGTTTTAGTGTTAGTGCTACTGGTGGTGCTGTGGGTTGTAAAAATTCATTCTCTCAAAAAACAGGATTAGAAGCCGCTGAAGAAGTTATTAAGAGACGAATATCATCAATAGAAAGTGGTAATGTTTCAACATCAATAGCCGTCCCCTCCTCCCTCGTATCTGCATTATCTAGCTATAATTCTGGTACTAAGTGTATGCAGATTCGCAGTATTGATGCTGATCCCATAAGTGGAACAATGACGGTAAATGGTGATCTTATCATTAGGCCGAGTGGTACAACTTATCCAAATGCTTTTATAGATATTAGCGTTGATGCTAGGGCAGAAACGGCTCAGGTTGGACGAAACGTTACAATCTCAGGTACTATTGAGGGATTATATACAACAAGTTTTAGTGATTTAATAACTAATGGAAATTTTCACTCTGGTATCAGCAAAATTAGTAATGCTGAGTCTGCATATAATTCATTAAAGGGTTCTTTTGCCGATTTTGCTAATCGATATCTTGAAGGGTTCTTATCAGATAGTTCAGACTGTACATCTGGTGGTTTATTAGCCATCTGCGCAAGTTATGTTGCTCCTAGTGAGTGTGGTATACGACTAGTTAATCGTAGCGTAACCAGAAACTTTGGACAAGGTAGCATATCTTTCTCTGACGAATATTCTACAGCTCGTAATTGTAGTATTCCTGGAGCAGCAAAGGTTGAGAGTGAAATAACCCACACATATCCTACAGATATTTTTGCTGAATTTACAATTCCGTTCAGAGGCGAACCACTCATGCAAAATCTTGGAACAACAACAAAAGAAACTGTTTCTGTTAACGTAAATGTTACTGTAGAAAATCCTGGTTGCGATATAAGAGATCTTAGTGGAGTTATAGGATGTGCACAAGGAGAAGCAGATAATCTGGGTTCTTCGGAAGGTGCTGGCGGATGGTATCTCACACAAAATACGGTTACAAAAAGCAATACTGGAACCTTAAGAATTAGTAAAGAATGGACTAAACCTTATAATTGTTAGTAGGATAAATGAACAATCAATTGTACTCAATAGATATTAATAAACCAAAATGTTTAAATAGAACTAATGGTAGCATCATCATAACTGATCTATCCAATGGGCTATTATCTTTTTCATGGTTAGATGTTCCAAATACTGCCTCTGTAGCGGATTATGGGAGAGCTATTTATAATTTAAATTGTGGCATATATACACTTGATATATATAATATTAGAGATAGGAGCACAGAGACTATAGCCATAGATCTCTCTTGCCCTAATGAGCTTAGTATCGATTTGATACAAATGGATGAACTATTATGCTATAATGATACCTCAGATTTATTTATAGAATGGTCTGGAGGACAGCCCCCATACAATTTAAGTATAAATGCTTTTCGTATTACAACAGACAATACATCTTATACCTATAAAATCAGATCTAATAATGGTTATAATATTTCTATTATAGATAGCTATGGTTGTCTTGTAGCTAAAAACGACATAAAAATTTTATCTGAACAGCTATCTGTTGATGTGAGATGGGAGCCTATAACTGAACATAAGAGTAAATCACCTAATGTATCTTGTATAGTTTCTGGAGGTAAGTCGCCATATAGAGTGGCTTGGTTTACAGATACAGACAAGCAACCAATTGTTGTTAATCAAACATCTATTAATGATAAATTATATACAGGTAATTATAGAATAGTTGTAATAGACGATAATGGTTGTGAGATTCAAAAAACTTTTACTATCAGTGAGCCACCACCCCTTTCTGTAAATATCTCAACATTTAATGACTATAGTACAAAGTCTTTATTTGATCCAGTTAACTCTCACAGAGTTCATAATCTATTACTTTTACCAGAACATAAAGATATTAAAATTACTCAAGAATCTTTATTAAAATCTTCTAGTATATTCTTAAAATATAATAATACTAAAATAGAACAAAAATTATGTATGGATTATGGTTCTATAGAAATAGATGATCAAAAATATAACTATTATTATGTATCGCCAGGGCTCCAAAATCCTAAAACTCACAAACTAAAACTAATAGTTGATGATGTAGAGCATGATCTTGAACATGTTTTTGGCAGTAACCGATCTAAACTAGTTATTGGTTCGCTTATTATGAATAATGATCACAGCTTTGCTTATAAAAATAAAGATATTATTCGTATTTATTCTAATGATAATGAAAATATAGATGCTCAAGTACATCAGGTCTATATTAAAGCCGGTTTATATTTATCTCCTAGTATTTATACTATTATTAATTTTATTCATCCAACTAGTACAGACCCCAATGTTCTTCTTTTCATAAACAATAACTCTAACCTGTCTGTTCAATCTTTAACAACGAAAAGTAACAAGAGACTTGGTTCTATTCGTTGTAATGTTTTAAATGCTGATAAATTTTCTTTACAAGCCATTATTATTAATGAATACAATGAATCAGAAATATTTTCATTTAATAATCAAAATACTCTTACTATTAATAATATAAAATATGGTCATTATAGAATAATTATCAAAGATAAAAATAGTACAGCTTATACATATAATCAAAAAAATATTAATACAGAGTATTATTCTATAGATATATTAGATTCTTCTGAAGCAGAAAGAGAGCTCTCCATGATTCAATCTGCTGATATCTATCATATAGACTCCTCTTTATTAAATGTTTATAATAAACCTCCCAATAAGCTATTATTTTCTGACCCAGAATACAAGAATGGGGTATTAATGAATATCAGCCCCTCGGATTCTTGCTACAATATAGTTGGTGAAAATATAAATATTACGGATTGTGGATATAAAATTATCAAAGATTTACCACACGGTAAATATAGTATTAGGATCTTTAAGGATGGATACAAAACACAAAAATTAGAATTATTCTATAATACAAATAAAGAGCTTGTAACAACTATTCTAGAGAGGTAATAGGATTTATGTCGAGTGTAAAGGTTTTTGGATGCGAAGTAGTAAGCTTAACATGCAACTTAGGATTCGGTGGTCAAGAATCTACAGTTAGTCTTAAATTAGTAGAGTGTGGAACGCCGTATAATGGGTCTCTTGGTTGCGTTTATACAGTTGCCGTTGGTGGATTCACATTTACTGGTGTTTTAGCCGATCATTCTTATTCGAAATCAAGTTCTGGTTTAATATGGGATGTCAGATTAACAGATGGTAGACAAAGCTTATCTAATGTTTCTGTTATTCTAAACGATTATTATTGTAATGTTAATACTCCTAATCTAATTAATGTATTAGCTTTATTAGAGCCATCGGTATGTAATTTAGGCTGTGATGATTTCATGGCGTCTTTTAAAGATGAACTTGGTATTCCAATGTTATACATTTTAAATGCCCTACAGGGGAGAACGTGTTTATTGCCAGTTTGTGGCGTTACTATGTACATAGACGTATCTGCTATAATAGCTATTTGTCCAGCATATTTGAAAATCAGTGAAACTAGTTCAAATGTTCTAAATATTATTAATCAGGCTTGTGATGAAGCTGGCTGTGATTTTATCATTACTATTATTGGTAATACTTTTACAGCTATTCCGATTAATAAAAGAGTAGCTCCACCAAGTGGTGCTTTGGGAACATTATTAAATACTATTGCTGCTAGTTCATGTAATGGAGATGGAACCATAGACTATAGATATGGAGAAGAAACATCATATGAACCAAGTAAAAAATTAGTTCTTGGAGAAAATGTACATTATTTAATGACAGTATCTAAAGATGGAGAATGTAGTGGTGCTATGGGTACAGAAGGTGGAGCCCCAGCAAGTAATAATCCGATCATAGAGAGTCCACCACCACCTCCGCCGCCCCCGGCAACACCACCACCATGATAAGGAAATAGTTTTATGGGATGTTCAGTTTATCAGTATTTCGGAGAAAGACATACAAGTTCTGGCCTCAAGGTCTTCAAAACAGCACCAGATAATATCAACTACCCCGACTTTGACTGTTCTATACTAAAAGAATCTTTAGAATTAGATTTTGATACATTTAGACTAACTGAACTAGAGATGTTATCCTCAGCAAGTTTGGATACTTGGTTAAGCTACTGTGCCAAGAAAGATCACGATGGTGGAGGTAGTGATTTATTAGGGACTAAAATATTTAAATTTCTTAATGGACAAGGATTTGATGATTACAGACAAGTCGTAGTAGATATGTTTACGGGTCTTTTAAATAATAATTATGATAACACATCAGAAGGTCTTGTTAAAACACAAACGTCTGATATATGGGCAAAGTTAGAGGTTGCTAGACAATGGTTATCGCAAATACATTCAAGCTTTTATGGACAACAATATTTGATAGAAGTGGGAGATTCATCAGTAGGAGCATGTATCAAAGATAGATTTGGTAATGCTCCATCTGATAATGTCAAAGTAGAATCAGAGGGCGGAATATATTATAGCTCTGATGCTCCGTCTACTAGTGGAGGCTGGTTATCCAAAAATCAAACAAGCGTTATGGGCTTATCTGTTGGTACTAAAGAATTAGCTGCTTTTACAGAAAATGATAATAGGATAAGTTGTTTTGTAAAATTTAAAAAATCTACTAGTATTTCTAAATTTAATTTAACATGGGACGTTGATTTAAGTAAACTTGGAGATTCTAATTTTTATCAAAAAGAGGATATGTTATATGTTAAAGCAGATATTAATCCTGCTCTTTATCAAATAGATAGTAAGCAATATGTTTTAGTCACTTTGAATAACTCTGCATCATTAAGACTTTCAAAAGATTCTGTAACAGATTGTCCTAGATTAGCTGCTACAATGGGTGCTGTAGCTCTTATGACATTACATGGTACTGTTTATCAGTCCTCATTAGAGGACTCTGCCTGTGACGATAAACAAAATACTAACAGTGGTACAGTTGTTAATCTAAGTCAAGTAAATGTTTTCCAACTCGGTGCTCCGGCCATTTGTCCAGAAGAATTTTGTATACCCTTAAAGAGTAATGTTTTTGTGTACGGTCCATGGTTTTATCAAGCTAATCCTATTGGCGGTACAGAAGTTGAAGCAAACAGAGAACTTGCTCCGTGGAATTTTTCGAATTTACAAAACAATGGCTACGAGACTATGAATTACTATGGAGATCTAATAGCGTCGGATGGGCCAAGGGGTTTACAAAAACAAGAAAATGGATCCATAACTGTAGCTGCCTTACCGTCCTATTCTATAGGGTATGTGGTTGGAGGTAATGCTGCTACATTAACAGATATTCAAATTAATATTGGAGATAACGGTTATACGACAACATATAATTTTCAAACTTATGCTCCAAAATTTGGTAAGCCAGGAAGACACCTTGCTGATTTATGGTCAAGAAATTATAAATCTCTATCATATATGCAAAAGTTCTTTAAAGAAGAGAACTTAAAGATACGTGAATTAATTAATCAAACAGCTACTATAAGACAAGAAGATAAATATAGAGATAAAAGCAAGCCTATCACTTCTGGCGATGTTATTGTTGAACCACCAGATGTTGCCGGTTCAAATAGCTCTAAAACTCCGCACATGATGCTTTATTCTGGATATAGGATGAGGCTTAAAGATACTACAGATGATGGTGGCAGCGACACTATGGACAATGGAACATCGATTATTAGTCCATGCTCTTGTAAAAGTTCTCCATCCATACCTCCACCTGTAACTTCGTCTACAGCATCTCCTGGCAATAATATTAAAAATATGCCAATAGCAGTTACTGAGACTAGTTTACACAACACATGGTATAGAGAGAATCATTTTAATAGACTTGCGATTAGTACATTAGATCTAATTTTTTGTCCTATTAGTACCAATCAAGAAGGCGATGAAAACGGAGAACTACCCAGACTATCTATGTATCAAGACTATAGTGGTAGTCATATAGAATTTAAAGATAAGGAACAAACTGCTTTGGGCGACGGCAAAGCCCCAAATTCTAGAACAAGATCAGAAATACCTCCTTTTTATTTTGAAGATATATTACAATATGATTTACCAATACATCAAATGTATTTAAATAGTGTTACATCCACAGTTATGCTTAGTGATTGGTTAAGTAGAATCAATGGCAGTACTGATGGATTTGTGACTAATATTATTGGTTATGGTTCTGAGGCCAAAAATTTTACACTATCTGGTTTAGAAGATGCAGAAAATAAGAAACAAGATGAGACAAATTTTAGATATAGTGTATTAAGGGGTCCATTATCTTTACAGGCTTGGGGTTATGATACGGCCGGTAAACCTGTTCCAAATTCGGTGGACTCGGCTAGACAGGCCGAAAAGGGACGGTTTAGAAGACGCGGGTTGCAGGATAAGTTTTTAAAAAACTGGCTCTCTAACCCTAAAACATGGCCTGCTGGGCCTATTGATTTAAGATGGGATAGAGAACGTGGAGTTTGGGTCTCTCCACCAGCCAATAAAATAGTAGTGGCTAGATTATTAGGCAATTTAGAAAGATTTGGTACAGCAGAAGCAGAACTTATAGATCCTCAAGCCGGTGGCGTAAAATTTTATGAGGAGTATGATGTATGGTCTGGAGAAGGAGCAAATATCAAAGGATCTTTAAGTAAAACCAAAATTAAAGTATATGATTTTCTTGGCATTAGATTATGTAAATGTGATTATATCTATGCTTATTATGATGATAATAGATATATTGTATTAGAAAGTAATAGAGCATATAAAGATCCTAATGAGCTGTGTTGTGCTACCACTACTACTGCACAAACTACCAAAGCATCCACACAACCAACACCAACACAAGCAACGCCAACTTCTTGTTGGTGCAATTTAGAGTGTCTTAAAACACTTAACAACTTTAAAGAAGGAAAGCATCAAGCCTTGGTTCATAAACAAGAAACTTCTGGACCAGATTGTTTGGTGTGGGAGGATATAGTTGAGTGCTATACCACCCCACCAAACTATTATGATAATAATCCATAAAACATAAAATATTTTACTTAGTCGCTGGTGCTTGCCACTTATGCCAACCCTTATTGGCTAGCCAATTACCGTCGTCGTCTTTGCGTTTAGGAAATAAAGTTCCGCCCTTTTTGTGTTGACCAAATGCTAGTATGGCGCCACACTCATTACAACGCAATTCGTAGTAATCATTGCCATCAACATTTCTGACAACAAATCTGAGGTTGAGACTATCACATAATCCACACTTCTCTTCAGCGAAGATTTCCTGTATGGTTGCTAGCTCTTTAAAGATTTCTTTTTGACCAGCACCCTCTAATTCAAATTCAAGCTTATCACCAACTTTATATTTAACTTTCATATGATACTCCAGTTATTAACGTAGCCTTTAACATTACTCTGAATGTCATCTATTTTTTGTTGATAAGATGACAATTCTCTAATAATTGATAAAGCATCATGATGCAATATGCTCTTTATATTGGTTTCGTTAATGTTTAATGTCTTAATCAACTCTAATACATTAACATCTAATCTTTTAGCTAATACATCAATAAAATTAATTTGATTATTAGTAATCTTATTAACATTGTCAGCACCAATATCGTCTTCAATATTTTCTGCTATTTCTTCAGCAGCAACAACTTTTCTTAATCTAAGGGCTCTACGCAAAGCTCTTCCTTCTGCTCTGGTTTCTGCTACGGCAACCGGGTGATTACGATATACCTTATCACAATTACCCCAATAAACATCAGCAGCTCCACTTACTGTTTTAGTCTTACAGTTCTCATCAGTACCTACATTTAAGTCGTACCATGTTAAAGTATGAACAACAGAAGCTCTCTTATCATTAGAAGGCTCAGGAGCCTGCACCAGATCAGACTCAGACTGAATAACTGTGCAGTTCATAACCTTTTCAAATATTCGTCTTAGACCATCAGTGGTTGGATTTCCATGGATTTTTTCGTCGTCCGAAAGTTGTTGTAAAACGAAATCTGTCCATTCAAGATCAGTTATCGCTATATCCTTAACAGTCTCAATATCGTCGGCTTCAATATTATTCTTCACCTTAACCTCTTTTATTTCTTTGATTTTAGCCATCTGTATCTCCTATTTCTATGACATTAATAGTAGTATCATTTTTTATTGTCAAAAGAGCAGAATTTAATTTATCACAAACCATCTTTGCTCTGGTCTTTGAGAAATCTTTTGTTTGTTTGATTCTTATCAGTTTGTATCCCTTACCAATCAATAAACCAGTTTTTTTCTTATCATAAGCAATATTTTTGTTTAAAACATCCTCCCCCCAAACCGGTTCAAAATGAGAGGGACCATCGATTTCAATAGCTATGTTCATGGTAGGCAGAAAAATATCTACTTGCAACTTGGTATTTACTAGCATCTGCTCTTTATGGAATTCGGTTTTTATACCACTACCAACCAAAAACTTAAGGATAAAATGCTCTAGTTTAGACCCAACTTTACTGCTGTGTCTTACGGCAATGTTGGCTTTATGTAGCATATTTGCTTTTTCGTCCTCTGTTTTTTTATTCCATAATTCTAGATACATCGCTTGCTTTTGACGTAATTCATCAGGACTCATATTCTGCCAATTTTTCATTACGCCAGATCCTATATTATGTTTTTCTTCATCTGATCTTTCTCTTCCCTTTGTTGGATGCTGATGTCTACCTGTTTTTAAAGCATTCTTTTGTGCTTCCGATTTATTTTTAATTGGTATACCTAATCTTTTTGCATCTCTTAAAACCTTATTTGGATAGGTATTATGTTGTGTAGCAATATCTTTAAAGCTTAAATTATCTTTAGAGTAAAGCTTATCAATTATTTCTGCTTTTGATTTATCTGATAGACTATCATAATTTGACATTTTCTAATTCCTCTATTTGTGAGAGAATATCTTGTATATTTTCTATGTCTTTAACCAATATGTTATTTTCTTTAGGGATCCCTAGGCTCTCTAGAATATTAAGATCTCTAATAGATGTAGTGAGTATAATATTATTTCTATGTACTTTAGTAATATATAACGTATGAAATATTGCTATTGTACTTAATAAATCTGATGCGATTAGACAACTGTCGGTGAAAATTACTGGGGATTTATTAAGAGTTGTGCATATCCTAGAGTATGCGTTGATTAATTTAATATCAGATTCTTGTGTTAGATATTGTTTATATAGAAACATTATTATATATTTTTTTGTATAAATGGTTAATATTAGTTATTTGATCAATATTATTAAAATGAATAATATTTTGTTTCACTTTATGGGCAGAAATACTAAGATGATGAGTAATAACAGTATTAATAATTTCAAATAAATACATATTATTCTTAGTGTGGTTCTTGATTATATGTTTGAATAGCCCAAGGTCTCCACTCTTAATATATAGACATTCACATAGCTTATTTGGCAGATCATAGAAAACAAATTCTATAAAATTTTTTGTATCTATATTACAACCTATTTTTGATTTAAATCTTAAAGAACTATTAACGATTACGGATGATTGATGAGGCTTAATATTTTTAAATACGTTGGGGTCTACCACAACAGGCAAATTAATAAAAACAACATCTTGATTATCTGGAATCTCATCGATCACAGAGGCTATCGATTGTCCCACGTTAGAATATTCATCATAATTATGCTCTATATATCTTACCCTGGTATTTTTAATAGAGTTCTCTAAAATTCTTTTATGTTCAAAAGCATAAACTACTAATAGTTTTGCTTGCTTATTGATTTTTAAAATATTTTTAATTTGATGGTTTAAGAATGTATCTTTATATATTCTAATCAATGCTTTATTATTCATTGATCTCATTGATTTATCTGGTAGAGATGCTATTAATACAAAATACATATTTATTTATAAGCTTTGATGTAATATTCGAATACATTGATATATTTTTTAACACTAATTTTAAATCCAGCATCTTTTAATATCACTAATATTTCTGACATATTGTGTATGGATTTTTTATTAGGATATAAAACATTCTTAATAACGTCCTCTGAAATCATATTAAACGCAATAGCAATACCAACTTGACGCAAATCAGATCCTTGGATATGTAATGATCCACCACTTATTAGCTTATTATAAGCTTTATTCAGAATCGCTGGAACATCTTCAGCGATAAAATGGTCGCATAAATCTTGATATACTATTTCTTGTATAGACTCATCTTTATGTGTATCTATCTCGGACACATGACAATAAGTGCTGTTAGTAGGCATCAATTCCTGTTCACTAACATGAAATAATATAGAATTATTCATAATATTTAAAAACCATTTTAGAAGTTTGAAATAGTACCCTTTGCCACATATCTGTATCAGTGATATCTTCTTTTGTTAATATCTTATGATAGTTGCCACCCCACGATGTTGCAATTTTTTCGTTCATTGCGATTTTATATGCTGAAGGTAATTCGTACTTGTGTAAATTTACTTCTTCTTCAGATAATTCTTTAGGTTTAACAGAGTGGTCTATTAGTAGAACTGGGACATGAAACTGAATAGATATATTTTTACATTTTTCATAGTAAAGGATCTTATTGTTACAGACTATTACCTGGGGTGTATCTTTACCAAAATACAAATGATCAAAACTAATAGTATTATGTTTTAGCTTCTTAAACGCTTGCTCAAAAACCATATTATCAGATGATGTCCATAAGACATTAATCTTATCGGTATTTTGAATTTTTTCTCTGATAAGTATGCCAGTTATAGAGTTCATTGTAGTAGATTCTTAATAAATGATTCTTCAGAAAATTGCTGCTTGTCAAACTTTTGTAATTTTTGTATTTTTTCTTCTTGGGTAGTTTCGTATGCTTTTCTCATTTGCTCTCTCATAGAGTCTATATAAGGCTCACGCCACTGTTCATAGATTGTATATGTATTTTCCATATAAAAATCTTTACTATATATATTAGTTAAAAAACTCTCGATCTCAAACCCATTATATTTATTAATGTATGTATTAGCTCCAATGCCTTGATTTACGATAGTCAGGTTGTCAAAAAGAATAGACTCAATAGAACTAGGACCAAAAGACTCACACCTACATACATTCACATAACAATCAGCCTGACTATGTAACCTCATCATATATTCTTGCTCATAATATCCTATAATAATATGAGGAGCTTGTACATGTTTGCTATTTACTCTTAAAGTTCTCTCCACTTGTTGTATATCATATGTAATAATTTTTTCAGATTCTTGATGATCAAAACCAGAGATATCAGTTTTTATAATAAGTTTAACATCGTCATGTTTTCTAAACTCAAGAAAAAAAGCAGTTAATAAACCTTTGATATTATTTTTGTCTTGATGTTTACCTATATAGTAGAATACAAAATCATTATCAGGATTACCAAATAATGTATCATAATTCTTATTATATTTTGATAGATCAAATGGTTCGGGCATTACTTGTACCCGTGTTTCCAGACCAGCCTGTTCCAAAGATTTCTTAGACCAGTCAGACTGTACTATAACACGATCCATCATATTTATTCTATCAATCCACCCGGTATGTTTAATTCCCAGAGTGTCTATATCAGTAATAGCAACGTTTTCCCCAAATTCTTCCCTATACTCAAAGCAGTTAGGAACCCCATGCTGTATTACCATATCATAAGATTTACTACTATTATCTTCAAATTCTGCATAGTCTTTACCAGACTCATTTCCTGAGTCTAAATATGGAGTAAAATAGATAGGTCTAATACTCAGATTGATATTAAAGTTATAACCAAGGGCGTCAATATATCTACGAGCCGACCTACCTAATCCTGTATTTTCTTTATATGGTCCTATATATAGTATATTTTTCATATGTTTAATTATACGTCAAAAAGTCATTTTGGGTTATAACCGAATTATCTTCTAAGAATTTATTAAGCATAGTTTTATTATTGAACCATATCTCAAGAGTTTTAAGAGCATCTGATTGATTGTACGGAATAATCACATTATTAGATAATATATAACCATTATCCAATGCCATAATTAATTGCTGAATAAAAAAACTTGTTTTTAAGCTTGGAGCCTCTAAGATAGTATCAATAACGTTATATATAAACTCTCTATTATTTTTGCTTGGATCAACATTCTTTTTTATTTTGGCAAAGTGCTCTACTGTTATTGGTTGCCATCTATCAGCTGCTTGTATTTGAACTCTATCTATGATTGTTTCAAAATCTTTAGATGTTTTGTCCCAGGAATGATTAGCTAATACTTTTGATGTTTGTGCTTCTGATAGTTTCATTTTTTCAGATATATCAACGTCTCTAAACTGAGAAATCATATCAATACATTTATCATCATCAGGATATACCCTATCTGCATTATGTTCTTGTTCTCTAAAAGCAACAGCAACAGGTACTTTGAAACCACCCAGATCATCAGCAAGCTCACTCATTGCTCCATGATCGACCGTTACAAACGGTATACCACAAGCAGCTGCTTCAAGAGGAGGTATACCAAATCCTTCACAAATAGAATACTGTATATATAAATCAAAAGTACTATATATTTTAGATAGATCGGTGTCTGAGATACCATTAGAAACATTTGCTAGTGTCATTTTTAATTTGGAACATTTGGGACAGACTGCCTGAGCCCCTTTCCATTTCATAGGAGTCCAGTGTCTACAGTTATTACAAACATAGGTAAATAGAATATGGTCATATACATCATATTCTAGTAACAAGTCTGGTATATCCCACCCTATACTTTCTGGGTAACTGGTATGCATATATAAGTAAGTTTTTTTATTCATCAAATTATTTAACTTACTAATAATCTTAAATAGATTTGGTATCAGTTTACGTCTTTGATTACGCATAACTGAGCCAATAATGAATGTATCTAAACCCAGACCTAAAGTATTGCGAGAAGATATTTTATTCTGTGGTTTAAAGGATTTAAGATCTATAGAATCTCGTACAACGCCAGAAACTTTGATACCATACATATTTTCAATAGTATTCTTGGCCCACTCAGTGTGTGTCAATAATGTATCACAATTACTTATAAGATCCAACCATTCGTGTCTTATGGGGAAAGAGTCTATAGTTGGGGCTAGTATCCAGTGAAACTTATCTCTGAAAACAGATGTTCTCTGGTATGTTGCCATAAAAACATCTCTGAAGTCTATTACTATATCTGGCTTAAAGTGACCTACCACAAGATCGAACCGCCACTGTCCAAAACCATTGCTAAGTCCAGAATTATATTGAGAAAATCTTGGGTCTTCTTTTTCTACAGCATTTGGGTAAATTTTCCAAGGACAAGAGTCCTTAAAAGACATCGTCCTATAACAAGACAACTCTGCTATTTCATACTTACCTGTATCAAAAAGTCTTTGTAGTATGGATCTAGTATAGTTTCCATATCCAGATTGTATATGAGAAGATTCTGTACAGAATAATATTCTTTTTTTAGAATTATTTATCATTATGATTATATTAACAGAAAACCCCTCCTTGCGGAGGGGTTCCCGTTCCACACCATCCTTAGAATGCTACAACTTCTTCATTTTCCTGACTATCCGAATCAGTTGTCGTTACAGCCTTAGCTGACTGGCTGTTTTTTACTACTTTCTGGATTCGAGCAAAATTATTTACCCTTACCTTCATAGTAGATCGTTTGACACCATCCTTTTCCCATGAGTCATTCCTTAGAGATCCTTCAATCATAACTAGATCGCCTTTCCTAAAAGATGACGAAATAGCTTCTGCTCCGGTATCCCAAGCTTCACAGTTTACAAAGGTTGTAACCTTGTCTGTTTCGCCGTTGTTTTTTGTGAATTCCCTAGAAACAGCTACAGTAAAATTTACTACTGCGGTTTCTTTTCCTGATGGATTCACATGTCGTAGTTCTGGGTCTCTGGCCAAATTTCCTCTCAAAATAACTAAATTCATACGTACTCCTAAATTCAAAAAGTGTTACGAACCAACCGAACCATGGTTTTATTATACAGAAGCATCGGACTGTGTCAAGTCAGACTTGCCAGCACTTTTTAATAATATATGTATCCTTGTCTCTTGATCTATCTAATTTTATTAGTAAGGTATTACCATCTAATAATAAGTCTTTATATTTAATATATTCCTCTGGAAATATTACTAAATCAGCTGCCCCTGTAGAGTCTGTAACTTTAATAAATGCCATTTCCTGACCAGGATTAACGCCCCTTTTTGTTTTAATAACATTTATATCACTAATTTCAGCCCCTAAGATCGGAACCTTTGAAGTTATTCCTTTAGATAAGTCTTTACATTCTACATTGGCCGAATATATATCGCACCCATCTATTTTATGACAGGTTATTGATGCTCCCAGATAAAACTTCTCATTACTAGCAATCCATTCTGGACTATCCTCTAGATCATATGAGGGACGACTCAATCCATTAATCAGAGATACAATGGTTTGTTTTCTTTTGGTTGTTAATTTTATTAAATTATTATTTGCTAATTGATTGAGAGCAACCTCTATAGGAGATTCAGCATAATTTTTACTTATCACATCCATCTCACGATCTGTTAAATTATTTAATGTTTCATAATAAAACAACATTTTTATTTCTTGATATTGGTATATGGTCTATAGCTCCCACAGATATCAAACCCTTACATGCTGCTGAATTAACCTTTCTGAGAATCTCACCATATATTTGTATAAAATTCATACTAGCTACTGGTACGCCCTCTAATATCTTATGTAACTTTTCATAGACGGAATCTCCCAGGCTTTTAATATTTGTTAAGCCGAAGCATATGCTATTATCAATATCGTCTATGAAAAATGCTTTTTTAGGCTTTAGTATAGAAGGCTTCTTAACTATAATATCCATTTCGTTAGCATTACTAACAAGTTCTTGTATTTCTCTTAGTGGATCAATTTTATCTTTAGCAAACTTTAGATAAGACGCAAAAAATGCTACTGGAAAGTGTGCTTTTGCATATGCTGATAAATAAGCATTATAGGCATAGCTAATAGCATGGCTTTTATTAAAAGAATATCTTTGAGATTTTTCTATCCATCCGAACAATTCTTCTGATTGTTCCTTTGTTAACACGCCACTTGCCTCAGACTTATGTAAAAATAATTTTTTAATCTTTACCATTTCTTCTGGTTTTTTCTTACCGATAGCTTTCCTCAACTGGTCAGCTTCTGTAAGATCGAAATTGGCTATTTTTTGACAAATCTGCATAGCCTGTTCTTGATATACCATCTCCCCATAAGTATTACCAAGTATTGTTTCTAAAGCAGGATGGAAGAAGTCAACAGCTTCATTTTGATTTTTTTTATCTATATAGTGATTACTTACAGATTTTCCGTCTCTATAAGCCTCTAGGCATCCTGGTCTCATAATGCTAATAAGAGCAGAAAGCTGTTCTATATTTTCTGGCTTTAGTTTCTTCGCCATACTTTGTCCAAGTCTAGACTCAAGCTGAAAACACCCTTTTGTGTTACCATCAGAAATCATAGACCATGTGCGTTTACAATTTAAATCAATATGTTCTATATTAATATCCAAATCAATTGTATTATTCTGCATATTGAACTTGCAGTCACAATCATTAAAAGACAAAATGTTCATACTTTAAAAGAATCCTTAAACTTAATTTTTTGACTTAGTTTTTTGTGTAATCTGAGAAATCTTATGAGTATCTGTGCACAGTCTTCAACGTCTTTGAGAGCATTATGAGCGTTGGTCTTATCTATACCTAGGTAGTCTCTCATGCTATCCAAAGAAAGTCCCTTGACTTCAGAAACATAACTCATCCATATACCAAATAGATGCATAATATCTATCTTATCTCGTGGGTGAAAGAGACATGTTTCATTTTCTTTGTTGGTATGACTATACTTTACGCTTAATCTGTTTACTATGGGCATATCAAATCGTAATATATTATAGCCAGCAGCTATTGGAGCAGTAAATTGTGATTTCTTACCACCATTTGCTTTTAAATGATATTTATCCAAATATGTTACAAATTGTGACCATGCATGTTTTTGTTCTGGATAGACTTTCCAATCGTTAAGAACCTGTTCAGAAGAGACATTACGAATTCTGCCGTGCCACTCCAGAATATCTGAATCTGTATATGGATTACTTACTGTTGTGTCACATAATTTATCTGGTTTTAAAAATGTATTAAATTCTGATTTAGGGATAATTTCTAGTTTTATTGGATCAATAATCAGTGCGGATAGTTGGACTGGGCTGCATTCCTCTGGATTTTTACCATCTGTTTCAAAATCAAATACACATATTTTATTATAGATCATCTGCAATCACCTCTATTTCTGCTTTGTATTCAAATAGTATCTGTTTATTATCTTTTAGTCTTATCGCATTTGCTTTGATCTGACAACAACTTTGTTTGATTTCTGGAATTTTCAGATATTCTTTGTCGTCATAAATAAATCTTTGACCAGCTAATACGTTCTCAAATATCATACCAGAACCTCTTTAGATTTGAGTATGTCTCTAATATACATTATTTTATCTAGGAGTGCAATGCCTAGAATATCAAATTTAATAACCCCAATAGATTCTAGGTCTGACATTTCGAATCCCGCAATACTTTGTTCTGTTTTACCATCCCATATCATAGGACATATTGTGTGTAGCGGTTCATTTGATATGGCTATACCAGCCGCGTGTTTAGATTGATTGTACTTTGAGCCTTCCAATCTCATAGCCTGTTCAAAACGCTTTGCCAGTGGGCCATATAGCTTTTCATCGTCACCAAGATAGCACCATTCTTTAAGTTTTGCACTGTTGTTCTCAAGAGCCCATCTTATAATAGAAGCTTCTCCATCTTCTTCTTTCATTTCTTGTAATTCGTCAGCAATTTTAGCCTCGTCTGGTATATGTTTGGTTATTCTATTCATTTCTTCAAAAGATATGTTACCATATATACGTAATACTTCTTTCAAAGCTCCACGACCCTTTAGAGTGTTAAAGGTGATCATTTGTGATACTTTATCAACACCATATTTGTTTTTGATATAATTAATAATATCTTCTCTATGTTCTATTGGTACGTCAACATCAATATCTGGCATTGAGATATTTGTTTCTGTATTTCTTCCAGTATTATAGAATCTTTCAAAGATAAGATCGTACTTAATAGGATTGATAGACGTAATGCCCACAAGATATGATACTAAACATCCAGCGGCAGATCCTCTTCCAGGTCCAGGTAAACAACCCCTATCTTTAACATAATTTACTATGTCTCTGATAATAAGAAAGTAGCTCGCTAAATTTGTTGATTCTAAAACCTCAAGTTCTTTCTTGACCCTATCAACATAGTTCTGCTGCATATCTTTTGGTATATGGTTTTGTATTTTTGCTGACCATCCCTCTCTACATAGCTGTCTTAAATAATCTATTGGCTGTTGATTATTAGGACACTCAAAAGTGGGTAGTGTCGGTGATGAGAGTATGTCGTATACCTCACAAATTTCATCAATTTTAATCGAGTTGGCTAGTTCAGTTTCATCATGTATAAGGGACATTTCTTCTGGAGAAAGTATATAATATTTATCAGATATGAAAAAACTAGACATTGGAATTTTATCATTATTGATAATTTTCTGTGATATTTCTGGTAATGTTGTTTTTAGTGAACTACATAATAAAACCCTTTGATCAACAGCATCAGCCATTTCACAATAGTGCGCATCTATAGTGGCTACTCTTTGTATATTGTGTTTTTTTGATAGTTCTCTTAAAGCTAATCCTATAGTTTGCTGATGTTTGTTTTCGATATCCATAAGCTGTATCTCAATAAATACATTATTATTTCCAAATACTTCTTGTAGCTGCTTAATATGCTCTAATGCTTTGGATTCCCATTCCTCATTTAACTGAGATGTATTAAAATCATATATTTCATTCGCTAATGTCGATCCAGGATGACCAGATATACAGATAATATTCTGGTTCTTAGCCAGTGTCTCTTTTATTAAATTAAGATCAAGCCTAGGTTTATGATAAAAATTAGTAGAGCCATTAGACAGAGATACTAGATTAATAAGATCTTTCCATCCGTTATAGTTTTTACATAGAACAACTAGATGAGACAAGCTTTGGTTGGATTTTTCTTTAAGAGAAGCTTCTTGACGACTAATATATAATTCGCAACCCATAATGGGCTTGATACCATTCTTCTTCATGGTTTTATAAAAGTTAACACTACCTGATATCGTTCCATGATCAGTAATAGCGCAGCTTTTAATATTTAGTGCTTTACATCTCTTAGCTATTTGTTCCGGTTTAGATAAGCCATCAAGAAGACTATAGTGTGTGTGAACGTGTAGCGGCGTGTACATTAAACCTCTCCGGGTGCCTTGTATGTTCCTATACTATATCCTGGAAGTTGATACTTGTCAACTGCATGATCAATGTTGTGGAGGTCTATATCATGTTTTATTTGTTCGCACTGGGTCATACACGAATTCTTCTGTGTAATCTGATTATCTCTATACTCTAAGATTGGTAAAACATGCTTATCATCTTGGAATGTGTTTTTACCAAAATGACACAACTTACTACACATCCAAGACTTATGAAGTTTGGGTCGTGTTGTTGTTTTAATTTTGTGAAATTTTTCTCTTAACATATGTTCTGTAGTAGCTATATTATCTTGATTATCAAAACACACAGAGAATGGCCCACCATCATTAATATAATTGATTGTAACAATAATATGCTTAAATTCTGGAAATAGTCTATGTATAGCATAATGGTAGAGTTTAAGCTGAGGATCTTCCTCTAGTTTTTCTTGAGTTTTTTCTTTACCAGTAGCCCAGTTTAATCTACGACCAGTTTTCCAGTCTATAATCTCTAATGTTGTATCGTCTATCTTGGTTATAAGGTCGATTGTTCCTTTGATGGCGAGATTACCACTTATCTTTTCTCCTTTAACATCATATATATATTTAGCCCAGTCTTTATCTATTACTAAATCAAAATGTTGTTCTGATCTGAATATGTTTCGTCTCCTTGGATCAAAGAGTCTATTATTAGACCTTAGAGTTTTACTCACCCACTCTATACAATCTTTTCTATCTTTTTCTGTCCAAGGATGATGCTTACATTCTCCGGTATAATAATCATATATTTTATTGGTTAGAGTTAATACAAAATTATTATCAAACATATCTGATATAGTTAGATCTATTTTACCAACAATATCATCATCTACAGAATCAACATTATCTTGTTGGCTCTTTTTCATTATGGCAAGTATCTCTAATACTTTATGTACGATAGTCCCCTTATCTGCTTTCTTATTAGATAGGCCTCTCCTACCAAGTACATACTCGATAAAATATTGTTGCTCACACATAGAGTGTGTATTATATGATGAACTTCTAAAGTATGTAATTATAATGATAGTATTCCTTTATGTTTTAGAAACTCTAAGAGAATTAAGTTTTGCTGTTGTATGGTCATATATTGATTATCAATAGTTATATCAAATAACGTTTGATCAAAATTCTCAGGATCCAAGGCCGTTTCGCTTGAATGATCAGAATTATATGGATTACGAGTTAGCTTTATAACAAAACCACCAGCTTTTTTAACAGCGTCCACCTCGTTAGGAAATCTGCAATCAGCAATTAAAGAAAGATACGACCTATCTTGTTCAATTCTTCTAATAGTAGCCTCTGACCATACGTTTTTTTGCATTTTACGAAACATATCCGTGCCAACTATTTGCATGACTTCTCTGGCCGTTAACTGTTTTGAGTCCCAATAACAGTCAACAAGCTCATTCTTTTGATCATCGGCACCATAACATTGGTCGTGTGTTAGTCCCAAGATATTGATACATATGTCTTTTTTTAATGGGTCGGCAAAATTATATATAGTATAATTCTTAATAGAATAGTCATTGATAGCTTTGCCAATAAATTCTGCACACGTTGTTTTACCAGACTGTTTTCTTCCAGCAAAAGCTATAATAAAATTAGACATGTATTTTTTCCATTTCTGGTATAATGATTTGTTTGATTTCCTCTACTGACATATCACCAATATCATTTTGATTAATAGATAATGTTTTAATATTATAAGTGCGACAACACTTATCATGTATTTGTTTTATACCAGCCTGACCAGCATCATCATTATCTAATAATATTAGTAAAGACATTGCGCCAGAACAATCTAGTAGCATTTTTTGTCTATCGCTCAGGGATGTACCGAATATTGCTACAGAATTTTTGATTCCAGCTTCTTCTAATCTCCAAACATTGCCAGGACTTTCTACAATAACAGATATGCCTGTTTTGAGTATATAGTCTTTAGCAAACCATAGGTTGTAAAGGCAGTCTTTAGCCTTAAAGTCTTTATTATGTTTCCATTTAGAGTATTTGTATCCATATTGATTATCTATGCAAGTCTTATCTGTGTCATGATAATAAGAACACTCTGAACACTTATTAAATATGCTTCGTCCGCTACAGCCTATCATATGAGTATAGCTTGGGTCATAAATCGGAACAACCACACGATTAAACATTTCTTTATTAGGATTTGTACAAACTCCAATGTCATACCTATCTAGTATTTGTTTAGAATATCCTCTGCCTACATAATAGTCTGCTGGTATACTTAATGCCTTACGCACAGACTGTCTTGATGGCAGATTAGATTGGTTTGTTACTACTGGAGATATAGTCTGTATATTATTAGTAAATATTTTTTTCTCTAAATTAGTATTATTGCTTTTAATATCTTTAATGTCTTTATTTAGAATCTTTAGTGCCATATCAAGAGTAGTATCAAATGGATATATTTCGTCACCCTCCGTAGACCAGTTATTATGCTTAACAGATAGGATACCTCTTAAGAAGCCTATGATAGATGGCTGGAATATTTTTTCACAATGGTGTGTTCTACATACCCAGTTTCCTCGATATGAATCTCCCACATAATATAAATTAAGTGAGGATTCATTATCTCCCCTGTGTATGGGACATGCCATAGTGATCATTTTATTATTATTGTATTTACAATTTAGATCAAAAGCTTCGCACAAAAGATCTACATTGTCACACAACTCGTCACATATTGCTTTTATTTTAGCTTGACTAAGTGAACGAGATTTCTTCTTCGTGGGATTCATTATCAACATTTGTTATTTGGAATGAGTTTTTAGATTGAGACGTATTATTACTTAATTCTAGTTTCGTTTGACCTTCTGTTATCTTAGCACACCAACCCTTCATATTACAATTAATATAATCATTGTCTTCTAGGCCTCCTCCGTGCCTACTTACTAGTGGAATTAATTTACGATTACCAGCATTGGGGCCGTCCTCAGCTATTTCTTCATCAGACTTACGCTTAAAGATGGAAAAATTACTACATAGCCATATGATTCTATCAGAGCCAGATGCAGTGTCGGTACTTTCTTTAGTGATGCCGTCTCGATTAAGCTGAATAAATGCTACTATAGGAACTTTATATTTTGTAGCAAAATTATGTAAGGATGTCATCATGAACCCGAGTACCTGATACTCTTTCATGTCCTGAGATATGCCAGCAGAATCCATAAGCTTCAAATAGTCATAAAAAATTACACAATCTTTAGCAGTTCCATCGTCATTAAGACCAACCTCTTTAATAACCCATCTTCTCATAATAGCAAGCTGCTCATCAAAAGGCTTTCCTGCTATAGATTTGTAATATAATTTTGTTGACTTTAATTTATTTTTAGCTTCGTGTATTTTGGATCTTAGGTCCGCAGAGTCTTTAAATTTACCAGTTTCTATAGTTTTAAGATCAACCTCTGTCATCATACCAATAACACGATTAATATGATCATCAGTTGTCATTTCTGTATCCATATTTAAAACTGGCACCCCACTATTTGCCAAATAATAACCCATGTTATCTGCTAGTAGTGTTTTGCCTATTTTAGGTCTTGCGGCTATAACATTTACTGTACTCTTTCTTAAGCCACCCCCTATAGCCCGATCATATATAGGAAATCCTGTAGATAAACCAACCTGATCAACTGGATTATCTTCTAAATTTTGAATGTATGCATCAATATTCTTACCGATAGACTCAGGCTCTGTTTTGTTATCTCCAAGCAATAGACTAAGATCAAAAACCTTGCTTTCTGCAATATTTAGAATATCAGATATAGATTCTGATCCTGTGACCGCATTTAGTTCTTTTTGGGCTAGTCCTAACTGATCACTAATATTTCTTGCTATTTCAAGTTTTTTTATTTTTGTTGCAAATTTTCTAATATTGCTTTGATCTACTGGAAAATCTAATATAGCCTTGATATGCATGGCTTCGTCTTTTGACGATAAAATATCTTTATATCCTAGCTCTTGAGCTGCAGAATATATAGAAGCTAGGTCTATTTTAGCATTACTATCATTGGCATATATGTGTTGAATACACGCATATATAAATGAATTACTATCTATAGTAAATGAAGCAGATGATACTAGGTCTGATATATCTAAGTAAGCGTTCTCGCCATACTTACATAGTCCTGATAATACTGCTCTTTCCGCAGATGGGTCTGTGAGTGTTTCTCTTAATTTTGTCATTTTAACCTGGTGTTGCTGAGCACTTATTACATTTAAAACGTTCTACGCCGCCATATAATAAAGATGCTTGTACTTTTTCTTCTTTGCCACAAACTCTACATCTAACACTTACCATTTGTAGTTTACGACTACGAGCAACCGGTGGCTGTACATATAGTTTTTGAGCTAAGCCTGGATCTTCCTTATGCATATTAACTTCTGGCATAGATAAAAACTTGTTTTCTCTTTTTATATCTTTGACTTTTTTAGTTTTAGCAATACTTTGCTGTTTAGTTGGCAATTTAACCTTTGTATCTACCTCATCTTCAGAGACATCTTCTTGAGATGTAGACTCTAATAATGCAGATAGGAGACCTATCATTTGTTTTATCTGCTCTGGATTTTTTAATAGATCCTTAATATTATCAGTGGACATTTTTCACCTTATTCCTTTGAATTGCTATAATGATATCTGATAGATTTTTTAAACTATTAGATAGATAAGACAACCTATCCATTCTTTGCTTTGCGTACTTTTGTATCTTGTGTAGCCCATTAGCTTTTTCATTGTTCTTTATGGCCTGATATAGCTTTTCCATGTAGCCATATCCTTTATAGTTGCTGATATCATCAGCTACTGCCAGCTTCAAAGTATCCTCGGCCCAGTTATGTCTAGCTATCTCACGATTCAATATTCTCTGAATGTGGAAAGCCATCTGTCCTAGCCTATATGCCATTTGAAAACAATCTTCTGGTGTGAGTTTTTCTATAACATCTCTACTCATAGATAGATACTGATTTAGCTCTTGTGACGATTCACTATTATTAGACGAAGCTGGCAGACCAATTGATGATTCATACTCATCTAAAATCTTATCCCAGTGTTCTAATTCTTCCTTACTAGTTTTATGCATGTGCTATTTTCTCCGTCCATTCGTGGGTTTTATTATAGGGTAGTTCTATGTATGTGATATTATTAATATGGCACCACTCCTGCTTTTCTCTGTCCCTTTTTTGCTGCTTCAAAAAATCTAATTTAGATCTATGATAAAATGGTGTGAATTCATAATGCTGTTCACCGTGAACCTCTATACATTTTTTAGTTAATGGTACAAAAAAGTCTATATAGAGAATCTCTGATTTTCTGATGTGTATAGGAACCTCTTCTAAAATTTGTAGAGTAGGGAATGCTTCCTTAATAATATCCCTTGCTAATAGATGAAAGCTTGATTTATTATTTAAGCTACTCTTAGCAGTTAGTCCATTAAAAGTTAGTTTATACTCTACGCCATCTAAACCCATGGTCATCATTTGATACCCATGGTTTCCTTGGTCTGAGCGAGTATTTTATCATAGGATTCTGGATTGTCAACAAGGAACTGTCTAAGTTTTTCTGTGCCTTGAAATTTTTGTATTTCTCCATTAACTTCTAGACTATACCAAGCTCCTCCCTTATTTATAATACCAATATCTATAGCTAACATCATAATTTCTGTAACCTTATCTATACCCAATCCATATCTGATATAAGAAGTTGCGGTACCTCCTGGTGGCCCAAGAGCAGAGCAAAGAACCTGCCACTCTACCTCTTGTCCGATTTGAGTATTATCGACCCCAAGTGTCCAGGGCTTGAATGTTTTTGCTCTCAGCTTAATATCTGTTTGATATGCTATTGCCTGACCGCTCTTTTCTTTAAACTCTGCCCCATATCCAGTTGGATTTCCCATAAGATGGGTAATACCAATAACTATATTTCTATTTACTGGTATAACATTGGAAACCTTCCTACAAAACTTTGCCAATAACTTAGCCCCGTCGGCTCTTTGCATTTTATTCATCTCAGAAGTAATTTCCGCCTCTGTACACAAAGCAGAATATGAGTCAATAATTAATAGACATCCAGGCTCCTCATGAATTATTCTCTCTCCTATTTGTAAATACTCTTCTGCATTTAGAATTTTTCCTTCTTGAGAGCCTATGATATCAAACCTATCTAGGTCTAAACCCTTAATACCTTCTAGATCTCTTTTCTTTAATCTACCCTCTATATTTAGATAGTACACATGCCTTGGTTTTTTTAAAGTACCTTTATACATATCTTTTTGTGCCGTTGCAGCAAAGTCTAATGACGTTGTTGTTTTGCCACATTTGGGCTGTCCAGTTAATACTACAAAACTACCTTCTGGAATACCACCAGATAATATCATATCCAATGAAGGAGATAGTGGTATAACTACAGATGCACGATCCATCAAAGCAGTAGCGCTTTGCATAACTTCTGAACCAAAATTCTTTTTAACATCTTCTTTAAGTGCCATCGTCTAACTCTCTTAATTTAGAAATGATATTTTTTGATTGATTACTGTCTTTACGGAATTTTGAGCTTTTAATTTGCCTAGAATCATCATAGTTTTTTGATTCTTTTGTTTCTTCGACATCAAGCAACGCCTGTTCCTGCTCTATGATAGGTATCAGATGAGGAGCCCGCAAAGAATAAATATTACGAGCCTTAATGTTTTTAAGTGCTTTAATAATAGCCTTTGCGCTGTACTGTTTAAGTAATTTATGTGCTGATCCTATCTGATTCCTATAAAATTTTTCCCACTCTTTATTTGTCCAAAATTTATAATGCAAATCCATGTTGTCTTTGATTGCTTTATTTTCACAGATTATTTCAGTAATAAATTGCGCTGCTGATACATTTTTCCCATTAGAATATTTTGATGGGTAAGAATTTTTATCAATCATTGGGTCTAAAAATAAAGTCCTGGGTGTCTGTTCCTTTTCCATTAAATTTCTTTTTAAGATCATCGTTAAGTGCAGATGCCTCCTGTGTCATAATAGCTACGCTTGCATTCTGTTTTTGTGAAGTTTTAGTTATCATAAGAGCCTTTGACTTACTCTCTTTTTTTTCTGTAGTAGTCGGTTTAGGTTCAGAATGTACCCTTATAGCAGCTTCAACCTTCTCTATCCCTATGCCCAACTCTTCTGCAATATCTCCATGTTTTTTATTTTGAGAATGTAACCATAGGATAGCATATTCTTGATTCTTGTTCTTTTTCATACTAATACCTCTCTTTGTACATTATATAATAATGACAGATTTTGTGAATTTAAAAATTTAAGATACATATCGAATATATTTTTATTAACCCCAATAAATCTAATATCCTGTTTATCAAAAAGGTTGTTAGATATTTTTTTGTGACCATAAATATTAAACGGATTGAAAACACTATTACCATTTATCATAATATAGTATTTGACTTGCTTATCCTTATAGATTTTTTTAGCGTATATTTTCTTTGAATCGCTATCGACTACAGAATTTCCATCGCCGTCTTGAGCTACGCTATCAATATAACTAGTATAGTATTGGTCTTTATTAGAATTTATGTTGGCCATTTTGGCTTTTGTGGTTTCTTCATCCTTGACATTCCTTGTGGTAAAGGCTTATCTGAGGCTGCTTCCTTATAGTTATTATGGTTATCGTATAATGATCTTTTTTGATCATCAGTCATTTTGTCTCTATTACGATTTGCCAAGTCTCCTATAGTTTTTAGTTCACTGTCTGATTTTTTAACAGATGCGGAGAGTGTTGATATGTCTTCGTTATAATCTCTATTAGATACCGCCTTGCAGACGGGGCATTTTTTAGGACTATCAGTATAATTACTAATAGAGAAAAATAATTCAAAACTATGCGAGCACTTCACACACTTATAAGAATAGGTTGGCAACTTACTTCAAGCTCCTATTAGCTTTTTGTAATAGTCTTAGATTTTTAGTTCTTAAAAAGTCTATATATGTATCAAAAACTGATTTATCAACCTCTTTAAAAGACCATTCGGTTTTACAAACCTTATCAACAAATTTAGACTTTTCTTTAACAGATGAGTGTATCTGTACGGGGTTGTAAAGCTCATTCTTGGGATTTAACATTACATAATAACTATGATACTTTTTGTTATCGGCAATATGTCTAGGTTTCTTATTAAGAATAGCTTTCGCATAAACAATATCTGATTGTTCATTGCTACAGGGATTATTGTCTGTATCTAAAAAATCTTGCCGACCCATAAGAGTATAATACTTATTGTCTGGAATCTCATTGTCTTTGTGTTGTATGTCAAAATCTTTGATATTGATTTTCATTGGTGTGTTCCGTTTTAATGAAATTTTCCCACTCTGGAGTATAATCTATATTAGACAAGGCGTGGAACCATGGCAAGTATTTTTGATTATACGTGGGTACTTTGGGTTTATTTAATAGGGCCATACCAGCTTCTTCTGGCGTTTTATTAGCTTTTTTACGATTACACTTACAACACGCAGTAACTATATTGTGCCAACAGGTTGGAGACGTTTTATTTTTCCATTTAGATTTTGGTATAACATGATCATAAGTTAATTTAAGACGATGATATTGTTTACCACAGTATTGACAAGTATGATTATCTCTTAAGAATAGATTCTTTCTTGAAAATTTTACATATTTTCTATATGTGTGAATATAGGTATTAGATTTAATAATAGATGGAAGTCTATATTGGTTATTTAACCCAATAATATATTCGTTATGATATGCTAAAATATCAATACTAGGATATTTTTGTTCTTGTGTTTTAATATACCAACAAATAGATTTTTTCCAATCTATGATAGTAACTGGGGTATAGTCTACATTCAACAGTAAACACGCTTTATGAATTTTGCTCATGACCATCAAGTTTGGACATAATATGTGCTATAATAGGATTTCTAACAATATCAACATATTCTAATCTACTAGATCCAATTCCATTTACTTCACTAAGAAGTTTTGCCATAGTAGCAAAGCCGCCACGATATGATCTTTGCAAATCAGATTGCGCAACGTCTCCTGTTAATACCATTTTACTATCCATGCCTATTCTGGTTAATAACATTTTTAATTGATCATAAGAAGCATTCTGACACTCGTCAGCAACTATAAAACACTTATGGAAACTTCTTCCTCTCATAAGCCCCAGAGGCACTATTTCTATTCTATTTAAAAGTTTAAGTTTATTATATAATGGTGATGTTATAAAATAATTAATTTCATCTAAAATAGGCAATAAATAGGGATGTAATTTTTCTTCCGCTGTTCCTGGCAAATAGCCAAGTTTTTCACCAGCTTCCAATACTGGTCTTGTGATTACAATTCTTTCAATTTTTTGATTTAACAAAGCTTCTAAAGCCATACCTATTGCAATATGCGTTTTACCGCTACCAGCAACACCATGACAAAATGTAATAGTATTTTCTACGACTGTTCTTATATATTCTGCCTGATTGTGTGTTTTAGGCTTTAGTCTATTCTTAAAGTTAAAGATTACATGATCTTCTGGTACTAAATTAGCAGTTAGATCTAAGGCTTTTTTCTGGTTTTTTCTGGTTGTTTTTTTTCTCAAGTTATTTACCTTTCGGAATAGAGTTAAATCAGACACGCGCCACCAGCACAACTAATTTCTTCTATTCCTACGGTATTATCCTCGTCCTCAAATAGTTGTGTATAATCTACTTTTGAGAAACTTTCGTACAAATCACAATATAACTTCCAATTATAAACATCCTTCATGCAGTATGTCAATCTTTTAACATCTCCCTCAAAATATTTACCAGCAAAATTTTTCATTTTAGTTATAAATCTAAGCTTATCTTCGCTATCATTATCTTTGGCTTGATTCAGGTTAACGTAATCACAAGCTGCCCAGAGGTTATTATTGAATGCATTTAGTCCTAACTCTATTAGTCCGGAACACCATAAAGCAGCATCTCCGTACTCTTTTACAACCTCTCTACTGGTATAGACAGTAGTAAATGGAGCTTGAGTATAGTCTTTGTCCCCACTTTGTGGAATTAAGCTTATACCAGCAAAAAATTTCCTATTATCATAGATATATTTTATTACTGAATTCCATTCATCTGGTTTAACGGTAACGGTATTGCTCACATTATGACTCAAATAAGATTGTGTGCATAATGACCTATTTTTACCAGAATATACCCAGTTTTTTTGGGTTTCTTTTACTATTGATAACATTTCTACTGCTGGTAACTGATTCCTTAGTTTAGCGCCATCTGGTACCTCTATAGGAAACTTAATGACCTCATCAGTATTGTTAGCAGACCATGAGGACTTCTCACAGGCCTGCGGGTTTACTTTTTTGAAGTGTTGGTATGGGGCCTCTAAAATATTCGCCTGTACGTGTCTTATATAGCGTTTAGCGTGGTGTGGGTGTATACCAGAGCTTGTGCCTAACATACTACTGCTCGTACCTTCTGGCTTTAAACAGGTTACTCTGGCCGCTTGATTGATGCCAATTTTTTTAGCAATTTGTTTATTGGTTTCCACGGCTATTTGAGCACCCTGCTTTAGTACTTTTTCCGTTAGGATAATATCATGTTTTTCCATGATTCCTGTTAGAGATACTCCTAAAAGTGCCTCTCTTTCAAAGATTTTGCAACTAATTTTACCGAGATAATCTAGTTTAGTAAAACCAGCCTGTAAAGTGCCTATGATAGCAGCAGCCTTGCATCTCTCGTAGAAATCAGCCTCATCTATTACAGAAGAGCAATTTACTGTGGATAGATTGCAACCCTGCCAACCAGACTTACCGGACTCTTCGTCTACAGGCCACATGCCGACCTCTACGCAGTTATGAACATAAACGCCGTCGTTATCGAAGGCGTGAATATCTTCGACTGTGCAATCGTATACATCTAATTCCCCAACTATAGTTTTATTAATAAGCGTATCGACGAAGTTAGTTCTATTTGGCATTCTTTGATAGTTATTAACTATTGTTTGAATTTTTTGAGCTTTGTCAATATTCTTAATAGGAACGTATTTTGAAAATCTGACTATATTATCGCTGCTAATCACTAGTTCATGAGATGCTTGGCAGAAATAGCTTTTTGTTCCACCGTTGCCGTCTGGCATCGCCCTGTCACCTTCTAATCTACGATTTTTGTAAATCTTAGAATAAATGCCTAAAGAATTAAGTGCTATTTGTAGATTTTGCAAATTTTCTAATTGAATAGATGATATTCTTAAAGAAGATCCTTTAATATTATTCACAAGCACTGTTCCATCGGCATCAAAATATCCAGCAATCAAACCAGAAATATGATTCCACGAACCGCAAATAGATTTTTTACTTACTCTTTTGGATGTCCCGACCATACAATCATGCTTTGTTGCGAATTCCATTAACTTTTTGGATTCTATAGAACTATAAACAGCGATAGAGTTTTGTTCCTGTTTATTATGGTTATTGATAAAACCAACATCTGATAGCATTTGATATGCTTCTGTTCTGTATTGTTCTTTAGATTCTCCCCACCATTTTAATTGCGCTGAATTTTTACTATTGTTTCCATCTCCTAAGAATAAACCTAGTAAATACCCCTTTTCCCAATCCCTATCAGATTGATTCAATTTTGCTATTCCATTAGTAACTCCTATATGATTATTAATAACTACATTTTCGCCAAAACTAATATCCTTAGCTTCTTTCCAGCCAGTTTTTGTCATTATCTTGTGATTAGGAGTTACTTTTAATGATCTACCAGACTTAAATTGTAGTTCGATTACTTGTTTTGTGCCAGTTTTCCAAAAACCCTTATAGCTAGGATATGATACTCCATCAACGATAGCATTAAACGGCTTGTCAACAAGTTCAGAAACCATCTGTATCCCACTATCTGTTACTACTGTGGAATCGGCTACTACACAAGGATTAAAGGTCATTTCTGTGGAATCGCTCCAAATAAATCCCGGCTCACCAAATTCTTTGACACTAGCCATTAGTTTTTCAAATTGCTCTAATGACGTATCGTCTTTAAGTAGTAGTGCTGAGTTATTACTTCTTGCTCTTTGTGGATTATTTATGTACCAATTGCCTGTTTTAGCCTTTGCCATCTCCTCGTCATCAGCACTAAAAAGAGCCAAAGACGCGCTTCTACGAACGCCGCCGGACAATACAGCATCACTACTATGCATAATAATGTCGTAGGCATCGATTGGCCTTAATTTTTTCTGACCTTTAGCTATACAATTATCTAGTAATACTCGGATTTTTTCAAGACCATTTTGTAGCGGCTCAAAACCAGGAGCTTTACCAACTCCAGAACTTAAAGAAGATCCTTTTTTGCGTATATTGGAATAATCAAATATAACATGGGCATTCTTATATTCCTTAAATTCTTCTATTGGTTTACTAAAATATGAGCTTAATAGTACCCCAAGAGCATCTGCCCACCCCTCAATACTGTCTTCTACAAAATATTTTGTTACATTTTCGGACGTTAGATTGTGTTCTAGGGTAGGTAGTTTTGCAATGTGGTGTTTTTGTACACTAAATCCTGTGCCACTGCCGCACAAAAGTAGCCAAAAACACTCTTGGAAAAACCTTAGTCTATCACAATAAGAGCTGGTACAATTATAAATTTTAGCATGTCTTTTCGTAATAGGTTCTCCGCCGAACTGTAAAGCTCTTTGACTGCCGAGCACCTTTTTCTTGTACATTATATCATAAGCCCAATCAATATCAGCCGTAATATTTTTGTCAGCATATGCCGTATGCATCATATTCCTAACTCTGTCAACAGCCTCTTTCCACGTTTCTCTTCTGTTTTGGTCTTCTATCCAACGAGCATATTTGCTAACAAAAGTATAATTCTGCAATTCTTGAAGTGCTGACATCTGTGCTCCTTAGATTATATTGACTGTTGTCCGAATGATAAAACTTTTATATTAGAAAAAGTTATATATGTCAATTTTTTAGCTCTGTGTAAAAGATTATGATTACATTTTATGACTTACTATACACCATCAACGATATTTTTTATCCAAGACATATCTGGATCTATTCTAACTATTTCAATACCTGTTTGCTCTACAAACTTATCAAATCTGTCTTTGGCTTCTTGATCAAAAAGGACTGTGCCGTGGCTATTTGACATCACAACTTTACCCACCCCCTCCTGCCATAAGGACATTATACAATCATTACAACTTTGTCCAGTTATATAAGCTATTCCGTTATCTGGGCGAATTGTACAATTAGATAGAGCATTACGCTCTGCGTGTATCATCCAATGATATTTTTCTGGTCTTGTTATCGGCAATAGCTTGTCGTCCATACCTCTAGGAAATCCATTATATCCGACTCCAAGTATACGATTTTGTTGATCTGTTATGATACATCCGTGTTGAGTATGTATATCATGGCTACGCTGAGAAACAACTTTAGCTAATCCTAAAAAATAATGATTCCAAGAAGGTCTCATAGTATCCTGTGTTTTTTGTGTGGCTTGATACTGTATTGTATCTCGTGTCTTCTGCTGTGTCAAGAGAGTCATTCCGATACTTGGGCATATTATAGAATAATAAAGTCCATAGGTTGATCTAATATACACTCAAGCATTGAGTCGTCAGAACTACCACTTTTATTTCGTATTTGATCTTCGAGCCAATGTCCAATAACCACCTCTTTTTTAATGTTGGTTGTTTTAATTTTAGGCAATCATGATGGTCCTGCTGAAGTTCTTTCGCATTTATTGGGCATAGATTTTCTGGAGGAGTATGTATTTGAGAGCGGGAATAAGAAAATTTTGGCTTTACACGGTGATAGATTTGACAGCGTTATAACAGACAGACCAATATTGGTCTATTTTGCGGACAAAATATACAAATTTATTCAAAAAATAGACAAAAGTTTTTATTTAGCTAAGCTTGCCAAGAAAAGCAGCAAGACTTTTTTAAGAAATGCAGAAATTATAGAGAAAAAATCAACTGATTATATGAGAAAAATTGGCTGCGACATAGTTTGTTGTGGTCATGTGCATTATGCGACTGCAAAACCGCATACGGGTTACTATAATAGTGGAAGTTGGACCGAACTTCCTTGTAATTATCTTGTTGTAAAGGATGGAAAAATAGATTTATTTAATTTTTTCTAGTTTAGTCTATGAAACATAGAGAAGAAATAACATCGATTTTCATAATTTTTGCATCTTTTGTTGTTGGGTGTGTTTTAGGGACTATATTTTGATTATGAATGAATTTGAAATCAAAAATAAGATTGATGATATGAGAAATTACATTATTTCCGAGTATTGTTGTGTAGATCAAGCTAAAGAATTGCACGAAGAGATTAAAAAATACGAAAAAATGCTCGAAAATTTGAAAAAATCTTAGTATTTTCAAATAATTCTTCTTAAATAATCATCGTGAAGAGCGTTGGGGTCTAATTTTAGTCTTTTAGCAATCTTATAAATATCTTCTTTGTTATGAGAACAAATTTGAAGGTGTTTTAATGTATTTTTGATGTATTCTATTTTTATTTCGTTCAGTATGCAGTAGACATTTATCATTCTTTCGTGCATGTATGAGCCGAGATCACAGTCCTTAAACATTGATGATATTCCATAGAACCAATTATTGAACTTTTCAAGAATATCGTTTCTTAATATAAAGTTTGTAGTACAGTACCAAAATTTTTCTTCATATATTTTCGAGGTATTTATATTATATTTTTTAAAAAAAATATCAAGCCAAGGTGTTGATTTAGAGAACATTGGATCATCTATCAGTTCTACAAAATAAGAGCAAACATCTGCATTTGAAATAGCTTTTAGGTTTTTTTCATGAAAGTCTTGAGACAGTTCAACATCATATTCCAACAAACAGCAATGTTTCTTCTTAGAAAGACCGTTTTTAGACACAGCATACCAAGCTGTGAAGCTGCACAGCTTCGGATAGTTTTCTATGTTGTGCTCCAGCCTATTGCAGATAATAACATTTTCCACATCTTCAATTAAATTAGTTGGTTTATTTCCCACGAACATAAATTTGTAATTAGGGAGTGCAGAAAATTTGTTTTTTTGCAAAGAATCTATGATTATATCTTGATCGTGACATACAATAAAATAATCAATGCCCTCAGAAACGTTTAGTTGTATGTTGACTTTTGTAAAGTTATCTATTATATATTTTTTCCCATTTCCTTTTCTTTTTGCTTTTTCAATAACTCTTTCTTCTATCACTTTTATTAAATTTTCAATTGATACTTCTCCATTAAATTCAAAATATATGTCTTTAGTTTGATCGCATTTATGGTCTGTGTATATGTTGTCTTTGAATGTAATTACTTTGTTGTTGACATACAAGTTTTCTAACACAACATATGGACATGGATCTTCTTGGGAAAAAAGCACGAAGTAGTCCATTAGCTTATAGTAGACAAATGGAAGTTGTACTACTGGGACGTGGTACAGGTTGTCTATCTTTGCAAAGAATTCCTCTTCTCCTCCTACCCATAAAAAATTGTATTTTGGATATAATTTTGAGACTTCTGCAAAGAGATGCGGGTTCTTTCTGGCTTCAGTTTGTCCGCACACTCCTATTGTTATCTTAGAGAGATCCATTTCTCCCTTGTGATTTGAAACTTTGGGTAATTCTTTTCCAAACTCTTCGTCTATTAGTTTTAGAGTTTCTTCCAAAAATATTGGGGGCTGAATTTCTGGCTTATGGTTGTATTTACTCTTGAATTCCTCTTGAATTCTTTCAGATACAACATAGGTCGGCAATAAGTCGTATCTTCCATATACATCTGCTATTTCATGACTGTGCGTAATTACATTAGGATTTTTTAGTTTGATGAAATCAATGAATATGCCTCTGATCGAGTTCAGATAGAAAGCCTTGGGTTTGATTTTTTCGTAGATATAACAGAGAAGCAACAAATCTTGTTCATATGAGATTA